CAAAACCAATGCTTTTTGCAACGCTGATGGCATAGCAACACCAACCTTATCAAGACCTTGTAATACACAGACGTGTTTTGATGGTACTTATTACGTAAGATTTGATAACTATGGTAATTGGTACGAATCAAATGCCAATGGTGATTGGGTGCGTCCACTTGTTGCAGATGGTTCTGAATGGGATCGTTTGTATGGTCCTTTTACCATGTCGCTACAAACAGGTGCTCCTTTATATTTTAGAACAAATGGTAACAATAACGAAAACAAAAGTGCTGGAATCAGATTTTGTTTTCCTTATGACGATATAAACAAACTTCGTATCACTGTTGTAAAAAATTATCTTGGAAAAAACTGGCCTGATGTTGTTTATGGTGCTACGGAAGATTACTTTGTAGATAGATGTCGTACGGAAGGTGAATTGAATTTCTATGGAGGATGGGAACCTTGGGATTGGTTGGTTGAAATAAGGTTACGATAGTATCATTTTAATATTCGACGACATAAATGGAGCGTATATGCCAGTTTACTATAACGGCAGTTTGTGTAACGTTATGGGGGGGGGGCGTGAAGCCTATCAGATCCTTATCAATAATCAAAAAGTATGGAACTATGAGTTCATAGGTGATGGAAATTGGACAGCATGTTCAGCAACTTGTGGAGGTGGTGTACAGTATCAGGGAGCCATTTGTAAAAGAAGTGACGGTATTACAAAATCTCAAGAGTTTTGTAATAACGATGGTATTCCTACGCCAACACTGAGTCGTACTTGCAATACACATTCGTGTGCTACCATTGATACAGGATCTACCTGTGATGTTTCTAGTGGTGGTACGGTAACATCTGGTGATGGTGGTGAAATTTATTGCAGATCGACGTGTTGGGGTTCTAGAAATGTAGCAGGGTACATAACGATACCAGTCACACGAGGAACGTATATCTATTTTTCTTTTACGTTCACGTGGTATGATGTTCGTCAGAATATGAGAATGCTTTTGACTTCCCCAGGTGGTGCATCAGCTTATATGACCCCACTTTGTGTTCATAAAGTCAGTGGATCTTTACAAGATTTTCGTATAGAAGATTCACAGACAGTTTTGCTTGGAGCAGCTGATGGTAGAGAAGGACGAGGACGTGTACTTTGGAGAGCACCTTTAAGTTGGGTTGGAAATCAAAACGGAAACGGTTATGGTCAAGTCCTGTTTACGTGGTATTATTGCGATCTTCGCGATTATTCAGGTAACTTGATACATTTAAGATCGTCTCAAATGGCCATCATATAGAACATATTCTTATATGAGAAGCTATCTGTGGGATTTCCCACAGATAGCTTCTTGTTATGCATTTTTTTTTGTATTGCGTTTGTATAATCGTCAAAGGTTAAGCCAAGATAAATAACGTATGGTTGCCAGATATGCTGAGGTACATTTCGTGGTCCTGTTGGAACGATGCGCGATGCGTCCATGTAATTAAGATAACTAGTAAAACCTCCACTATAAGTGGATGCTATAGACGAGTTTGTATATTGTATTCCGTAAAAAGCTTCCGTTCCTCCTCCATGTGCGATAACGCCAATATGTCCGGTGATATTTCTTATTTCATCTCTTCCCCATGCCCCGGCATCTTTTTCACTATTTGGTACCCATGAACAAGTGAATTGTCCTCCATAAGAAGGAGTGAAAAGTCCTGTAGGTGTTGCTGCATCTAGTCTCCATTTTCCTAAATTATTGGCAATTGTTTCCTCATTAGCGTCATATGGAAGAAGCATTCCGTTAAATCCGTTAGCTTCGTATTTTTCTTTAAGTTCAGGCCAATCATCAAAAGAAACAAATCCTCCATCAGCCCATGTATAACCTGTCTCTAGAGTTGTGGATGACCACGGATGCGGTATTCCAATAAATGCTTTGCGAAAAGTGTTAAACACTTCTAGTGTTGTTAGTTGTTTATATGTACCTCCACCTGTAAAAACATAATCTTGTTCTCCGATATTTGCTGCTGGTACTAAACCAGCTTTACCAGGTGTTTGTGATGTTGCACCTGTATATACAGGTACAGATGTTCTTAATGTACTTGGAAACATATTCACATATCCTCTTTTTTATTAATTGTAATAAGATACCTCATGGGAGATCCCATGAGGTATCTTGTGCTATACCTCGCCAAAAAGTTTATTTTCTTCCGTGTTATAACCGGTAGAACTTTTATAGACATCCACAGGAGCACCAAAAATGATTTGATATTTTCCATTGATGTATTGTAAAAATTCCACGATGACATTATGGCCAACGAGCATGGCTTGATTACCTGTTCTATTGATATTCCAAGCTTTTTGATATTTTCCAACTTCAATCGGAGCAGTAATTAATGTAGTCAGATTATCAAGTGCACGAATAGTAAAATGTGTAGGTTCGTAAGGAACAACTTGAACTTCAGGATCATAAGGAGGATTTGCTTTGTAATAGAAAGCATCAAGAAATGCTGCTTGATTCATGAATCTATTTGTAGGAATAAAATATTGTTTCAAGGTCTCATCGTAATGAATGACAGGGCGTCTTAAATCAGGAGATTCAACGCCATAAACGACAGATTTGTCTTCGTAATCGGAGATGAGATATTTTTGATATTCGCTATAAGGATTTAACTTTACCCAGATTTTTTGACGATATGTACTTAAGTATCCTTGAATATCAAAAACTTCAGAAAGTTCGACATCGATTGTAACTGTTTGATATTTATCAAACTCATCACCTTTTACAACGGTTGCGTATTCAGCAATATCAGTAATGTCATATACACTGTCTCCACGATCAGAGTAAGCAATGAGTTTAAAATCGTATTTGTTTTGCGAAGCATCCCAAATAGGACAAAGTGAAATTTTAATGTTGGGTAATGTTTCGTTGGCTACGACATTTACCCATTTCTCACAAGTGATGTAACGTCTTCCACCATTTTTAGTATCTATAGTAGAAGATTGTTTCGGTCCAAGGAATTTCTTGATAAGAATTTTTTGTCGTTGTCCAGGATAAGATGGCTGAAAATCTTCAAAACCGTATAAGAAACAACTTATATTGTCGATAGCGATTTCGTCAAAAGTACCATCGTTGTATTCAAGTCGTGGACAAATACCAAGATGGGAAGGATCTTGATTTTGATAAAGATAAAATTCAGATCCCATCTGTTGAAGAGCAAAAGCATCGAATCCTACGATGATGTCATTTTCGGATTCAAGATTGTTTTTGATTGTGGATTTCTTGGTGAATAAAGTAGCTTCAGCAACTAAGATACCATTTTTGTCATAAAGCTCTGCAGTAACTGTATCTCCCGGATACATGTCAAAAAGCGTGTGACAATTGGTAAGTTTTTTAGCTCCGGTTGCTTTGTTGATTGTTGCTACAGGAATGCGACTTCCTTTAAATGTATCTGGACTGTCGACATACAACGAGATGACTTCTCTTTCTCCGGATTTGTTTGTTCTGACTAAAGAATATTCTGCAAGATTTGTACCGATAAAAATAAGTTTTGTATCGATTTCCAGTTTGGTTGGTTGTACTCGCTCATCGTAGTACAACATGTATCTTTCGTTACCGTAAGAAACAATTTTGATGCTATCTTCATCATCTTCTCCAGTAACAAGATAACGACCTGGTTTTAATGTTGTTTTATAGGTTTTAGGATCGACATAAGCGGCATAATAAATAATACCTGTCGATCTGTCGATACAAGTAGAACCTTCGTTTGGTATAACTTTAGGTCCATTAGGATCGTACGTTCCATCTACATCAGGATCATAGATTTGATCAATAAAACAACTATTTGGTCGTCTATCTTTTAAAAGCAAGGAAAGTTCTTGTTTATTTTCTGTTGCCATGTGTATTCTCCAGGTAATGAGTAAACGATAATTTCATAACATAAAATTCATTCAAGAGAGAGGATATCCTCTCTCTTGTTATGATAAATCATGGTAGTGTGTGAGTCAAACAAGATGTGAGATATTTAAGAAGTGCGTACTGTCCACCAAGAATAACAAAAACATATAAAACAACAATACAACATTGTTTTTTACTCATTATTTGTTGTGGTGTCTTCGTTGATGTGTTTTTGTAAGTATTCATTTACTTTCTCCTCATTGACAAGATAACGAATGTAACTTCCAGCACCTACTTTAGTAAGACATCCACGATCGATAAGTTCACGAAGAATGAGTTTACATTTGCTTTCTTTATATTGTAAAATATTTTCTACGTCTTTACGAATGATGTAAGGAACTTGCTGTGCGTGAATAAATTGAAGAATTTGATGTTCGTCATCTGTTAAAGGTTTTTCCATTTCTGGAATTTTTCTATAAACAAAATAGACACGATTTGTAGAAGATGGTTTTTGTATCTTTAACGAATCAAGAATACAATATAAAAAGAAACTTGTAATGCTTAAAAGAAAAAGCATATCTTTAACGAATTTTGCATTATCGTAACCAAATACCAATTCAACAAAATCAAGAACAAGAACAAAAATGCCAAAAAGTATTGCGGCAATGTATAAATTTTTATTTAAATCAGGAAACATACGACCTCCTTTACATTAAATCTTTTCACTATATGGTAAGGAATGTTTATAAATAACTCTAGTGTGGATATCCACACTAGAGCATTGACACAAAACCTATTTTTTCTTAGTGTTTACCAAATCTTCATAGTGTTTCAATTCACTTTCATCAGGATGCATTTCCAACGAGTCGGAATAGTTTGTAGTCGGCATCATAATTCTAATGAAACCTTGAATGACGTTGTATGTATCAATATCTGGAATAGTGATATCTTTATAATGCGGATATGTTCCAATAAAACGAAGATCGTATTTATCTTGAATGACAGGATCGGCAAGCTCAAGATATTCGTAATCTTTAACTTGTTCAAGCATACGTTTTTCATCGGGATCGTACGAAAGACCGGCAAGTGTACCATCGAGAATATCACGAATAAGAGTCGCAAGATAAATCGAGTACACTCTGTGCTTATGCGCAACAACAGGAAATTCAGGAACAGGTTCCTTACCGAAGAAGTATTTATTCAAAATAGCCAAACGTTCCAGATCGTCATTAACATGATATTTATCAAGATAATCTTTGACGATTCTAGGAATACAAGTGTGAATTTCAAAAAGAGCACCTTGTCTATAGGAACTAGCCGTAGGAAGCAGCAGATGATTTCCCATATCGGTAATATCCCATTCAAGAGTACCGTCGACATGTACCATAGACATGTTTTCAAAATACAAAGATAAATCGCCAGGCGTATAGGCACGATTGTCTAAAACAAAACCGTAGTTGGAATTGTCAACTTCAGCACTTGCAATCATCCATTCAACTTTGTTATCGGAAGATTGCAGATATTCGACATTTTCTATAGCTATGATTTTAAAACAAAAATTATCTTCATAATCGTGAACTTCGTGAACTGTAAAATCAACGTGTTCGACAAGATATTTTCCGTTAAGATATACGGTAATGTGAGGTGTGTAGTAAATGGGTGCTTTTTCAGGAGATCCCTTGATGTTGTATTCAATAGGCAAATAAATAGGATTGCCAGCAATAAGATCTTCATCAAGGTCTTTTGAAAATGTGTATACACGAGTCCTGCTTTGAATGATAAATGTTTTATTGTAAAGCATGGGACCAAAAGTTAGTTGCCATTTACCATTTTCCAATTTTTTAATGACAAGATTACCAGTTGTATCAGTGAACGGAACATATCCTTTTGTCGTCGATTTGTCAAATTGTTTGGTTACGATAGGACTGTTGTCGATTTCTTCTAAAATGTCGATATTGTTGTAAGGAATTTCTATAGTTGTGTTAGTTTTTGTAACCTGCATTCTGTATATATCTTTATAACCATCAAGAAACATTTCAACAGACATGATGTCACCAAGTTGATATTTGACATCATCTGTGAATCCTACACTGAGCATTTGTTGAGATAAATTGTCATAAACGACTTGATCGTATTTGACTTTTTTTCCATTAAGATACACGACAGGGAACAGATAATCATTTTGAAACACGTAAGGTTTTTGGAATCCTAGGGTACCAGTGAACCATTCTGTAATAACTGTATGTTGCACACGTTTACAAAGAAGAGCAATTGTGTGATAATAACCAAGTCCTTCAACATATTCAGTCATACTTGTCGATGTGATGATTTCAGGAATATCAAACATCATTTCGATGTATTTCGATTTTTCAAGTTCACTTGCTTTCCAGAAAGAGAGTGTTTCATCGACTCTTCCAAGAAGATGTTCAATAATCGTAGCATCATCAAGTACATATAAGAAATCTATATAGTTTTTATCACGAATAAGTACATTGTCTTTAGCGTGTTGTCTGACGATGACATGAAGTGTAATGTCTTGTGTATCCAGATAATCACGATAAGCATCAACAATAAACATAGGAATAGCTATATCGTTATGCGTCACTTGACTTACACTTCTTTCAGCACAACGATGTAAATAAAGTCCATCGATGTCTTGATTCACTTTTTCTTTTCGACGAACAAAGATATCCATAGTGTTGTGCGTCAACACTTTATTTGTTGGATTTAAAGCTTTAGGAATATGAACAAGTTGTTTATATGTTTTATCTTTGTCAGAATAAAACATGTGGTTTTCTTCAGTCACCGTTAAATCAACATCGAAAGAGAAAATAACGTTTTCGTCACGAATGACATCTATGTAAGCATTCAGTGGAAAAGATCCCATGCCGGTGATTTTCGTTTCATAACCGTTGATGAATACGGTAGAAATAGAAGAATCTTTCGCTGCGATAAAATCGTATACTTGTTTTCTGTAAACGTAGCCATCGTCGCGATAAGGAATTTTATATGACAAAACTTCAATTTTATTAGTGATATCGGAATCGTAATACAATGTAAAATAAATATCTTTCATATCTTTATGTTGCAACATAGAAGTAGCCATTTCTCTTTCGATGGCTACAAGAAATCCGATGCCGCTTTCCATTTTGAAAACATGTACGAATTTCTTATGAAGCATAAGTCCGGTTGTGTGATATGCGTGAAATAAAATACTGTATTCGTTAACGAGATCTTCGCAGTTAATCCATTTATGATCAAGAACTTTCGGCCAAGCTAAGGCATATGCCGTGTGTCTTGATACGGCATATACGTAATACGATTTTTTATCATCCGGTAAAGGAATTGTGTTGGAACCAATAAAAATATTTCCTGTTTGACTTCTTTCATAAAGCATTTGAGGAATGACATTGTTTCTTAATTCACTTCCAATTTCATTCCAAATATTTTGAAAACAAAATAACGTCAGTTGTTGTGGTATGATTTGATCAAGATCTATCGTTTCTTCAAACATGAAGTACTCCTCTTGTTTTTATAGATAGACACGAATATTCAAATGATAATGCGATGTATTCATATAAGTATCCTCCCTGTAAAAGGAGGATACTTATATTTATCAGTTTAGTCTTTTTCAGATTTCAAACCGTGGTGTGCCCACTGCAAAACAAATCCGAGAGATTTCCAAAGACGATGTTTGATGTTTTCTAAAGCGTACGTTTTTCCAAGTTCTTCATTATAATTCTTGGGGTCTACACAAGAAGAAATCTCGTAATCTGCCCAACCATTGGGATAGACGATTTCGACCAGAGTAGACTTGTCTCCACGTTTTTCAACATGGATTTTACCTAAATTGACAAACGAGTCGATATCTTCTTCTGTCAGTCTATTACTTTGTGTAATAGGAAAATAGGCTTTTTCAAATACTTCCTTAGGAGACCAGCTTTCATATCCATCCGGTTCGTAAACAACAAGATATCCGGGTTTGCCATTACGTTCTTGCGGTTTTGCTTGGATACGTTTTACACCAATATACGTTTTTAAATCAGACATTATCATACCTCCTACTGATTTATTAAAATTTTCATAGTGTTTTTTATCTACGTAAAAAAAAAACAAACGCATCGAAAAATAGAGAGAGGCTCCTTTTGGAGCCTCTCTCTATTAATTAATCTTCTTGTAAAGATGGATAAACTATACCGTGATTTTTGGCATAATTATCTATCTTAACAAACATGCATGCTGCTAATAGATACCAAGCAATACTTGATATTATCGAAATACCTACGACGATTTCTAGAGTTTCTATAGGAAACCATAAGGCTCCTAGACTACCTATCGTCGTGCCAGTAACAAGAGAAAGATTCAGATTCACATTCATCTGAACACGAGATTCAGCATCTTCTAAAACAGATGTGATTCTTTCATCTATTTGAATTTTATAAAGTTGTACAAAAGTTGCATATGAAACAAAATCTGTTACTAACTTTGAAAACGGATTGATAAGTAACAGCGATTCTGTTATGCTATCGCAAACAATGCCGCAGAATGCCATAAACCATATATGTTTATTTGCATATCTTCTGACACGCTTACTTTTACAAATGAACAACGTCAGAACGATGAGCAGTGCTTTAATTGTGTTGGCCACTGCAAATTCATTAGGGTTTAAATGTTTGTACATATACAATTCTGTGAAAACAAGGACGTATGATTGAAACATCATCCCAATTAAATGAAGACCACACCATAAACGCATAATACTAGTTAAAGACATGAGGAACCACCATTCTTGTTAAAGGTTACTAAAATATGGTTTAAGGTCGATTATCGTTATTGTGATATATGTTTTTAAATCAATGATCGTCAAAAAAAAAAATAACAAACATTTTTTGATAGACATGGTAGGGATATCCCTACCATGTCTATTATTTTTTGTTATGAATAATATCGTCTTGTGTTCTCAAACAAATCCATTGCTTCTTCGTAGCCCAAAGATCTAAGTTGGTTTGTTATAATGGTGTCTATTTCCATACGACTTTCTTCAGGATTTTTAATGTCACATGCGTAGCGCATATCTTTTGTGAATTTTTGAATATCTTGTTTTTCTGCTTCTTCAAAAAGTGTTACAACTTCGTCAAATTCATAATGATGCAGTATAGAAAACAGATGAAATATCATCAGTTCCTTTTGTTTTGCCGGATCGTTTTCGTATTTCTTGGCAATTCCTTTAAACAATCGAGTGAGATATTCTTTCAAAATGAATTCTGGAGTTTGAATCGCACTGCTAAGATCAGGATAATTTTTCACAACTTGTTTGCGTGATGACGTATGCGCAACCCACGAGTTAGATTAGTTTCTAAGAGATTCTACCAAATCTTTAACGAACCATTCAAGCAACTTGCATTTTTCTTGTCCCAGGTTTCTAGCGTAGTCTGTGAACATGTAGTGATGCAGATGAATGAGTTTTTTGCATGTGTGTCTAAGGACACCAGCATTTGTATCTGCGAGATATTCAGACTTTTTTCGATATTCGTTGAAGAGTTGTTTATCCGAAATATCTTCCGGTTTAAACAGTATGATTCCTGTGTCTTGTCTGTTTGAGATGATTGATCTGATAAAACCTATGGCACCACAAGCATCGAGTTTGTCTGCATCAGATACGACCATGCAAATCAGTTCTTTCATGGGTACTTTATCTAGCTGATGCTTATTTTGCGTAATCTGTTTTTTGGAAACCAGTAAAGAATTGTACGAGTACTGAACGTTGTATTTAAACAACAACGCATCCAGTTGTTCTGGTGTTGTGTCGGGTAAATACGATTCAACACATTGTTGAGTGACACGAAGTTGTACAGATCGAACGGCATCGGAATCTTCAAATTTACGATCCCATAGATCATGAAACACGGCAAGAACTGCTGTGTAACGATCGATGTCGTATCTTGATTTCTTTCCCTTTTCCAGAAAGGAATTTGTTTTCTCCAGCTCATTCAGTATAGTTCTGGAAAAGTTAAGCGTGTGCGTGCTGTGAACTCTGTTGTGTGATTTTGTGAAGTTGTTTTTAGGTAATTTTTCCATTACATCAGAAAACAACTGTAACAAGCCATTGTAAAAATTTTCATGGACGATGTATTTGTTCATGTGCTGCTCTTTTGACGTAGTGGTTACGTTATCTTTTTGTTCAGATTTTTCCTTGTTTTCGTTGTGCTGTTTTACGACAGCTCGCATTTCACGTAAGAGTCTGTCTTTGATGCAGCGTGTAACTGTAGGTATGTTCATACGTAGCTTTAGTTCGATAATTTTTCTTGTTTTAACATCCATTTGTTCTTTGAAAAGATCTTTTCGAATCGAAAAAGTACAAGATGGAATTTTGTTGTGAGTATCTTCAACAGTGAACTTATAAACAGTTTTTAATTCTACAATAGATTTTTTTACGGTAAGCATGTTCAGATTTCCTTTTTCGTTGTGTTTGTAATAGGGTGTGAATAGGTCTAGCGATATATAGCGTTTTTCAACTGTCTTGTTTCTTTTCTCCACATCCCTATACGTTGATGTAATTTATGTTGACTCCGTACACATTTAGTCCTACGGTTGATTTGTTGCTCAACACGTTGACACCTGCAACTAATGACTTTTGCTCGTTTGTGCATTATTAGACGAATAAAATTGGTTACTGTTTTTATAGGTTTATCGCACGCGAGGAAGAACAATATTTTTAAAGACATAGCGTGCATTCGAACTTTTGTCCTTTTCCTGTAGTGAAATGCACGAAGTTTGTTATACTTGCAGCACTTGTGAGATGCATTTATGGTACGTGGTAATAAAACTTTTCGGTCGATGCAATTCATAATGTGTTTCTCCTGATAAGGTTAGAGGTGATACGACGATACACAGAAGTAATATACATCTCAATAATTGTTGAATATTTTTATTCTTTACCAAATTGAAGTGACCAATATCTCTTTGGAGTACAACACATTTTGTCAATATCAGAAATACTTATTTTGGAGCAATTTACTATTGTTTTACATTTAACTGGCTTACTGATAATAAGATTGTTTCGTTGTACTCTTTTCCACTTGAGATATGTTTTATGTTTATTGGTTAAGAATTTGCATTGTTCAGTATATTTTTGTAAGAAAGGAAAATAATCTCGTATGGTAAAAGTGAGGAATATACGAGATTTGTTTAAATGTTTTGTAAATCTATAATTTGTAAATACTCCGAGTCTACGAACCTTTTTGTTGCGTATACGCATAAAACTTTCCTTATCTATAGCTCCTTATATAAGGAGCTATAGATGTTTTTAAATAAGTGTTATCTGTTGTCGTAAAGAGATCTGGCAACTCTAAGTTCACTGAAGAATTTTTTGCCTTCATCAAGAAGGCGATGTTGTTTCATGTAATAGACGAATTGTCCAAATTGCATTTGACTAAGTGCACGAAGAATGCTGTGGAGAAAATACGGAGGGTATTGGAAAGAAATTTGTGTAGCGATAACATCGTTGGGAGAACCAAGAACACTACAAAGACTGTAGAAAAGTCTTGTGTTGAATTTCTTTAATCGCATGGGACCAACTTCAGCGACAAGTTCACAGACTTTAGGAATATCAAGACCGGAACCGCTTAATGAAGCGCATTTGGATGCCAAGTCTTCAAGTTCCATTCTGTTCATACCAAGAAATGAAGAAGCTCTAAAGAAAAGAGAAGGTCTCGCAGGATCTTCATCATCTCGCATAAGAAGTTGCGACATGTATAAAGCAAATACGGCAGCTACCGGCATTTGTTCGGCATAAATCAGATTCTGATTTTTAGCAATAACACTTGAAAGAAGTAGAGCGTATACTTTGACGATAAATGAGCTAAGATTTGGTGTAAGCCACCCGTTGCTTACACTAAAAGATCGAGTAAGCATTCCTCGGACATACATGCTATGAAGTTCGTTCAGGTCCTTTACTTGAACACCACGATCTGTAACGCCGATAAGTCCTGCAGCGTTTATGAGTATCTTGTCTTTCAGCTCATAATACGATTCAAGCGGTTGCGCTTCCGGGGTTCCTTTAAGATCGACAACGATGGCATTCATAGTTAAAATGTCAGGTACGCTATCAAGTACTGGACGATTTCTATCTACGATAGGATGTAATGTTGCAAATTCTTTAAAGTAGTCTGTGTTGACGCATTGTTCAAACATGATTGTTATTGGTGTTGCTAAAATAGGTTTTGTTTGACTGATAGCTTGAGTAACGGTCGAATCGGCAACAACATTACGGTTTCTGATAAGATATTTGACAAGTTGTTCAAGCTGACCTTTAATATCAGCAGACTTTGCAATTTGTGTATCTGTAATTTTTTTGTGACGGATCATTTAAATATACCTCTTTCGAGCAGTGATTAACATTCATACCATCAGTTTCATTTTGAAAAAACATTGTGTTACGGTAAACGATAATGTGTAGGAAAATAGAAACAATGGTCAAGTAGCGTTTTCTTTATTGAAGAAAACAATTTGTTTAAGGAGTAGTTTATGTCCAACAATATGTATAATTATACATATCCGCTTGTAGACCAACAGATCAAAGACGAATCTGCTGGTCTTGCAACAAGCACAGCGTTAAATCTGCCGTTGAGTTTGCCGCTTTTTCCTATTCGAGCAGCTGATGGTGAACCTAACGTAATCAACTATTATATCGGTGATAATGCTCTTGCTACATTTGGTGAACAAACGTTTGACAAATTTGGTCCTTATTACCGAAACGAACAAACCTATTTGGAAGATTGTGTTCTTCCGAATGGCGGTGCTTTAATTGTTCGTCTTTGCGATCCTGAAGCAAAAAACGCCACTGTGGTTGTAGAATGTGCTCTTACGAAAAACGTTCAAGTGCAAATGTATGAACGTGATGAAAAGGGTAACATCATCTATGACGAAGAAGGCAAGCCCAAGCCTAAAATGGATGAAAGTCAGACTCCGATTAAAGAACCTGGTGTGAAACTTCAGTTTACAGCACGTGCTATCGCTGATGACGAAACTCCTGGGCATATTCAACCAAAAACAGCTCAAGTCGGTGGCGAAACAGTTACTACGTATCCCCTTTGGGATACGAAGTATAAGGCTCCCGGCGTGTGTGGCGATAACTATGGTCTTAAGTTCTATTGCGATAGACTGAATCAAAATGAAGATATCGTCGAAGAGAATGGTGGTGCTCTTATGTACACATTCGCTCCGATGAAGATTCCTTATGACTCAAACGTAGCTGTTTCTATAACAGACAAGTTTGGTTATGTTTCGAACGCTATGTTTGTGAAACCGGATACCGTGGATTCTGATACGCAACGAAGAATGTCTACGACAGATGTTATCGATCGTGTGTATTACAATTCCAATACAAATACTTCTTATCTTCCTTTTGATATCAACTTCTATGTTGATAATTTCAAAGAAATTGGGGAAGCTATCAAGGAAGTTGAAACGAACGATCTCGATATTAAGGATGCTTGGGGTGTTGACATCCTGACCCTTCTTAATAAGGATGGTATTCAGTATCATCATGCTGTTATGGATACGGAAACTGCCGGTTCCATTCAGATGAGTTCTTATTCCATTGTCTACATGCAAGGTGGAGACGATGGCGATCTTTCTGACGATATGTTTGAGGATTTGTTCCGTCGTCTTTTGAATTATGAATTGATTCCTGAACTTCAGGATTACTTTAAGTATCCTATCACACATCTGTACGATGTAGGATATTCTCTTGATACGACACTTGCTATGGCTGGATTTATTGGCAAACATCCTCGTTGCAAGGTTGAACTGGCTGCGCAGGATTCCGCCAGAGATCTTTACACGATGGATGAAGCTGTTTCTGCTTCGAATGCCATTCGTTCTCGTGCTACACTGACTCCCGAATCCGTGTTTTACGGAACGGAAGCTCTTCGTGCTGAAATCTTTGCTCAAGCTGGTTATCTTAAAGATAACACTATTAAGAATATCATCCCTTCTACGTATTGGATTTGCCTCAGACGTTCTCAGCTTCACAGTGGCCGTACTATCTCCGGTACTGTTAAGGGTGATCCGAACAATATCATCGATATTTACAGAAAGGATAACTTCACTCCGTATTCTCCTGACCAGAAACAACTTCTCTGGGATGGTGCTGCGAACTACTATCAGCATAAGGACATGTTGACCAAGTTCTTCCCTGATGTTGCAACAGTTTATACGAAGAAATCGAGTGTTCTTTCTGATACGACATACACAGATTGCTGCGTGTATCTCATGTATATCGTTGACAGGATCTGGACAAAACATGCATCGCGTACCGTTCCTATTTCCGTCATGCAAGATGACATTAAAGAGGAAATCGAACGTGAAGCGAACAGAGTTTTGAATGGTCTGTTCTCCGTAGAGGCGCAAGTCTATTTGACGGCTGAAGATATTGAACGTGGTGAACAATGCCATATTGAAACAGTTATGACTGGGTATAGTCCCATGCGTAGATGGTACAACACAATTATCTCTCGCCGTGAAAACTTTAACGCCGTTGCGGTTACTAATTAGGGAGGGATAGTTATATGGCTGAAGGCGTCTCTAACAGCAATGTTATTTATACAGCTGCAGATATTGGTGGCAAACCTTGGGAAGTGTCGAGTGGTGCTGGCGTTAACATCATCCGTGGTGCGCAATATGGGCAAGGTCCCAACATCATGGCTCTTGATGGTGCTACCCCGAACGTACTCAACGCGTGTTATCTTGTCGTTATTCAAATGCCTCAAATGTGGGTGCGCACGAATCAGACGAATATCGTTAACGTGTGGAGAACCCTTTTAGAAATCGGTGCAAAGAACGTTGATGGTATCGATTTCGGATATCAGCTTGAAGTGACTGATACTCTTGTCAGTCACGATGGTCAAAACGCAGGTATGCCGACCGTCTCTAGACGTACGCAAATCAACCCGACGTTTACATGGCCTGAATATTACGGAAACCTTGTGTGGAACGCGACACAAAAATGGATTATGGATATTCAACATCCCGACACTCAGGTATCCAACCTGACTGGTGAAGGGTATAGCGAAGAAGATATTCCGGCATGGCTGTATTCCACATTCTCGGCTTCCATGTGTGTTATTCAGCCTGACCCGCTTGGTATCCCTGATCGTATTCAAGATGCTTATTTTGTGTGCAACTTATTCCCGACCGAAACAGGTATGGGTGGATTCAAGCGCACAATCAATAGTGCTGAAACGCCTGAACGTAGTGTTCCCTTTAGAGGACTTGTACAGCACAATGCCAACACAAGAACTTTAGGTCTTCTGATCGCAAAGTCTCTTAATGCTCACCGTATTAACTGGCAGTTTGCTACAACGGCTACTGCACCTAATGTTGGTTCTGGTGACTTTGTTGGTGTTGATAAGCAAGTCTACGAAGCTCTTCGTGACTTCAAGTTTGTTTCTGCGTAAACTTCATACATCCATCATAGGTACGTGGGATATCCCACGTACCTATGATGTTACTTCCATTCTTCAGGTATTGAATCGTAATCTTCCAAAGAATTTAAAGAATGACCACTAAAACATGAAGTACTGTCAGATGGTGTTCCAAGACCATCTTTGTATTGGTATAGATAAAGTTGCGGACTCTTTCCAACTGAAGTACCAATGTAGTTAACTGTCATAAATGTTCTGTTGAAATTGATATTATCTACATTTTTGAATCGATTTTCATAATCAGGATTTTCAGGATCATCGAAAATATCATCAGACACGACCAAAGACTGACAACGGTAAAAAGTGTATTTAAAATTGAATTCACTTTCAGTAGATGAGTCACTATCTCCGAATTGTATATTTCTAAATGCGCCAGCTGCTGATTTTAATTTGGTGCAATCTTGGAATGTATAAGAAAAGTCTGCACCATGCGATGGTGTTTTATCAAAAAGACCATCCGGCAGTGTTTCAATACCACACCCATCAAAAATAGAACTCCAATTATCGATAAAGATAAGATTTTCAAAAGGATTAACATTTAGTTTTAAAAGTGAACAATGTTTAAATAAAAACGCAACGCTGTGTGTTTTTGGAGGAAGTATGTTTGTTCCAACGGTTTCCAAATGTTCACAACTTTCAAACATGTGCGATACGTATGGATCTTCCACTGTAATGTGATTTAAAAACTCTGATGGTACTTCAGTTATACTTGTCGTGTAGAAGGTATAACTGAAGTTGTTTAATTTTGTCTGTGATTTGAATAATGTAGGAGGTATGTATGTTAAGGATTTGTTTGTTGCAAAACAATTGGATACGCTTGTTAATTCAAGCATACTAGCAAATGTATCAGCAGCAATTTCATTTAATTTGGTACAATAGTAAAAAGTTTTTTTACAAGTGTGAACACCTTTGAAATATTGAAAAGCACCAGATTCGATTTTAGTAATCCTTTCGCAATGGGCAAATGTACTATCAAGTTGTGTTATATACGTTGGATATTGTTGATAGTTATCTGAAAAATAGGAAGGAACATATGTTAAAAATCTGAAATTATAAAACGTACAATATAAATTTTGTACGATGTATTTTGTTGCGACATCTCGTGTTACTGGAAATGCGGACAACAATTCCGTCCAAGAAAATCGAGCATAATGAAGCGTCGGATACGCAGAAGTATCCGTAGAGTTTTTAATTCCAAATGCAGGAAGATATCCTGAATCGCTATAAAAGTGCACAGTGTATTCGGCATCTTCTACATCAGTGTCGTAGTAATGAATAAAATCAGATACCGTAATGGTCTTTGTACCATCGAACGTTGATATGGTATCATCACCCCAATCGATAGTCATGGGGTACTTTAAAAAGAAAGATGTTAAGTCTTCATCAGTAGTTGAAGGTTCAATGGGATAGCTTGTACATCCTTCTGAATAGGTTGTTGGTTTGACTTTAACACTGAATGTTACCGATGAAGGATCGGCATATACTTGATCTACAAAAAGTTTATTGTGCGTTGTCGACATTGTTTATATCCTTAACGACGTGCGCAAAAGGCGTTTCAAGATCGATATTTTCCAATTCTTCTTCTGTTTCACAATCAGTGATTTGTTTATATAAATCACGTTCAATTTTTACAATTTCGTAAACTAAGATTCGATATTTTTCAGCATGTGAAAGAACTCTTTTGGCATAATCGTGAGGAGATGATCCTTCAAGTTCTGCTAATTGCGTAATAAGAAAATCAGGATATGATTCATCAGGAGCTTTTACAATTTGATCGGCTTCTTGTTTTTGCCGATCAAATGTTTCAATTTGTACATCACTGTATTGACTAAGATATTCTTTTCGTTTTTCAAATGCGTTATTGTGTACTTTATCGACACATATTTGTTTTTTAATAGACAGAGGAACTGGAGGCGGTGCCGGAAGATCGATAACGATAACGCCAAGTGTTTTAAGCATTTCATCGCTTACATCGATAGGAATCGAAACATTCGGTAAAGCGTTGCGAAGCCCAGCAATTGAATAGTATTCCTTGTCGTTATAGATGTATTTTTTAGCCATGTACGTACACCTCAATTGGTAAAATTGTTTTGTATTCAAAGAATTATAATCGTGTTATTAATAAATAACATTAGATTTAGAATTGTACATACAATTCTAAATCTACAGTGTTTTTCGATTGAAGGAGGTATTTTGTTGTGTTTCCGTCATGTTTAATCAAGTTACAAAATGATGTTGAAACATTATCAACATCCATAAATCAAGTTAGTGAAAATGTTGCAGAACACAAAATAGATACTACGACGCACCCGGATATTTCTGTAGCAAACAGTACAAAATGGAACTCTTCCCATCAGATAGTGTCATCAATTGCTCCTACGGAAGCTATTGGAGAAATTGGTGATATTTGTTTTCAAACTCTTTAAAGAAGGTATTTCTTTATGGCTTCACAAACAGTTCTTACTTTTGCAAATGGTGTTGGCAAAGCAGCTTATGATGGTATCATGGTTGATATTGATAGCAAACCTGTGATGTCGTTTGCTTTTGATAGTCTTTATTACGAACCTGAAACAGGATTGCTTATTAAAATTATTGCTAATCAACAAATAACGTTAACTAATACAGAAATCGTTGAATGCGAATGTCAAGCTAAACGATTGGTTGATGCTGCTGATTTTTATGTTGCTGCGTATAGTGACGATGGTATCTATACAGGATATATGTTAAAGAGTGTAGCTGTTAATCGTGGATATTCATGGACTATCGAGCAACCAGATCATCCTTCTTCTCGAATGATGAATGGAAAATGGGTTCGTATTGTTGCTGTTATTATGGAAGATGGTACGCTTATTGTACAGCCAAGCGGAGTGTGTCCTCTTTGTGTTGTTCATTTGACACAAGAAGAATGGAATGCATTTACGCCAAAACCGGAAACACCTTTTCAGAAATGGGATTTTGTAAAAGAAATTTGGTATGATGGAAGAGATATAGATGATGTTAAAAAACAATATATTGAAAGAGCACGAACTGTTTTTGAAGATTTAAGAAAGCAATTTCAAAAGAAAGTCATTCCTCTTTATGAAAGAGAAACTTGGACTATACAAAGAAAAGAAGCTGAAGCATATCTGTCTGATAGTTCAGTAGATACTCCGTATATAGATGTACTTTTATTTGGTCGTACGATTTCAAAACAAGCATTTTGTGAAGATATCGTTTATAATGCAAAAGAAATGGATAAAATACATTTTTGTACTATGAACGCACAATATAGATTTTTTGATGAAATCAAAGCTCAAACATCACTTGTTAATTTGGATAATCTTATTGTTGAATTAAGCGAAAGAGATTTAAGTTATGCCAGCATTTGTAAAAACTGCGGTCAACAATTTTAATAAACTTTCCATTCATCAAAAACGATCAACAGGATGGAAAACTGTTAGTCAGGTTTATGTTAAAACAACTGATGGTTGGAAACCTATTTGGTCGTATTCTTGGGAAACTGGAAATTGGTCTGAATGTTCAGCTACCTGCGGAGGCGGAACGCAGACAAGAACAGTACAATGTAAAAGAAATGATGATATTTATGTTGTTGATGGACTTTGCCCAGATATAAAACCTGCAACACAACAAGTCTGCAATACGCAAGATTGTTATACGTATTCTTGGTATAGTGGTTCTTGGTCTTGGGACAGTGAAACATGTGGCAAGTCGTATGCTACTCGTACAGTGTATTGCAAACGTAGTGATGGTACGAAAGTATCTGATTCGTATTGCAGTGGTTCTAAACCATCGACTTCCACAAGTGCGACAGATTGTTCCAGTTGTTCGTATGATGAAAGTTACTATCTGCAAAGCAAAGTTCGACATTGTAATAACATTGCTCAAGATGGAAAAACAAATTGGACACTTTCAAGTGTACGTTCAGCGATTTATCGAGATTTTAAAACTATCTATTCGCATTATCTTGGTTGCAATGCTGTTGAAAAAACTTGTGGATACAGTACGTATTGTTGTTCCAAATCAGAAAACGGACCAGCGTGCAGTATTCGTTGGATTACTGGATCTTGGGGTTCTTGTTCAGCTACTTGTGGATCTGGAACAGAAACAAGAAGTGTAACTTGTCAAGATGGTACTTCAGGCGCATCAGTGTCTACGACAGCGTGTAACAATGCTCTTTTTATAACAAAACCAGCTACTTCTCAATCGTGTACAGTGTGTACAAGTTGTTCTTGGAGTGAGTCGTCATACATTGCTAACAAAGTCGATCAGTGCAATGCTACTGCAGTGGATGGTCGAACTAACTGGACTGCCAGCCAAGTGCGTTCCGCTATTTCTGCAAATGGACTTACTCCATATACGCATTATTTGGAATATGGTGCAAAAGAAGGAGTTTGTCCTTGGGCAAGTTCTACATGCTGCAGATCTGAAGGATTTACGTATTATTAGAGTAACAAGACACTGGGTAAAAACCCAGTGTCTTGTTGTGTTGTTTTAAAACAGTATCTGTTTTTTTTTGTTTATGTGTACTGACCACCAGTTGTAGTAGTTCCTGCGATTGTACCTGGAAAAAATTCAGGACCACCATTACTCGTTGCGACTACAGAATTACCGTTCACACTGTATCTTTTTCCAGTGACGGTACCTGTTGCACTAATAACTGCTAAACGACCTGGATAAGTTAATATCGACGATCCTCTTGAAAATTTAGATCCTGTAGTTGCTGATATGAATTGATTTACTGTAATATCACCAACGACTGTTATGTCTGCAGCTATTTCCATAGTTCCTGAATTTGAAAGACCTATGATGCCTGTTAGTGGAGCGTTGCTTGATACCAAGCATTTGATTCCTACAAGATCAGAATTATCACTAGCCCAAACGCGTACCTTTCCTCCAGTACATCTTATCAAATAGGATGTCGATGTTGCATTAGATGGAATAAAATTTCTACCATCAAAAGTGACATCGTACAAATCAATGTTACCTTGTTCAGCATTGACACCGTAATAATAAGACGAAGCGTCCTTCATTTTTATGGTTATATGCTGAAATACGTATCTGTTGCTGAAGCTTAAAATAAGACGACTGTGAATGATTGTTGTGTCTCTTACACTTTGTGATGCGCCTCTTATGATTATACTTCCAGTACTTGTAGTAAAAGCTGGTAATGTCAAATCACCTTCAGAATATGTTCCTTCAGCTACGTTGACAAAAACAGAATACAATCCCAAATTGTGCGTGGTGACTGCGTGATTCAGTGCAGCTTTGAGTGTTTTAAATGGTTTTGATGCACTTTCTCCTCTACCATTATCCAAAGTATCACTACCTGTAGCCACATTGACGTAATACTGTTTATTTGTTGTTAATTTGGTTAAAACGCCTTGATCCTTGAAAGATTTCCAACTACCATCTCCGCATAAGACGTGATTTTGTTCTCCCGCATCTGCAGGAGGAACAAGTCCGCTTGTTGCCACGTCGGTAGCTGAAGCTCCATCATATTCTGGTACACTAATGGAAGTGGTATTGCTTATACGAAAACCATCACCAAGATTTTTATTGGTCAACATAAGTATCCACTGTGACCACAAGTTATTATTCGGTTCACCTGTTCTTGTCCAAATATGATGGTTGTTAAGGTCTACAGTATCAATTCTCCATGCTGTTTGTCGTACGATTGAATGATTATCTCTTGATTTTACATCAAGAAAACAGTTAATCGAAGTAGGTGGTACATTAGGGATATTATCTTCAGTGTAGTATCTTAAACAGTATGTTCCTGATTCGATAAAATCGTTGAAATCTTTAACACTGGTATTATAAACAGGATCTCCTATCTGACCACGAGCCGTTGCCAGATCAGTGATGTCGTTGTTGATAGCTATATCAGAAGGATATGTCCATTCACCATCAGCTCCTAATACTTTACCAAGTTCGGTTTTTAAAGGAGCAGGTACTCGTCCTGAAGTACCATCTTGTGTTGCAGTAGCTCCTTCCATTAAAGGTACGGATAAGGTAACGTTGTTAATAGTAAGACCATCGCCTATATGAGCTGAAGAAATAGGAAAATGCCAATCTCCCCAACCATCACTATTGTCATCTATTCTTGCAAAGCTACGAATGTAGATTTGACTATCGTTCGTATTTGAGGTTCCAAGTCTATAGAAAATTTGTTTAATCCGAACGTCGTTCATTCGGTATACAACTAAAACACCATTTAAAGCAAACGGAGGTTGATTGAGAGGTCTAGTGTTTTCATCCCAATAGAGACCATATACACCAGATGTGGTATAATCATTAAAATCACTGGTATTTGTCATTCTTTTGTAAGTGGGATTACCAAGTTGACCTCTTAAGCTGCATAAATCTTGAAGGTCATCATCTAACGCAATATCTTTTGCTGTGATAATGGAATTATTTATGGTTGTCGTTTTGCTATCTTCTTTTAATAAAGCTGATGGAAACATACAACACCTTCTTTTTTTGTGAATAATCAACCGATTCCATCGTATAGGAATGAGATTATTTGAAATTGAAACGAAGTAAGAAACAAACTTTTACTTCGTTTCTTGTATAGTTCACCAGATATCCATCTCAAATAAAAACAACACATAGACACAATCTACTTAAGGAACGATAGGCCAAGGACAGGTAGGATCATCATCACCTCCGCCTAACCACGGAAAACCTGATTGATTGGGAAGATCCCTAAGCGCTTGACGATAGTTAAGCCACTCTTGATATTTCTCATGAGTAAGCGTTGTATTTTCACCATTGTCAAGTTGATCTCTGTGTCTTTCAATGATCCAAGAACACGCATGTAAAAGATCATTTCGTTTCGTGCGTATTCTTTCAGCACGTGCTGAATTTGAGTTGTATTCGATAAGTTGTAATGCTTCTCTTTTTAAGGATTCTTGTTTCAAACGAGTTTGTTCTTCTTCAAATAACCGTACGAATGGAGCAACATCTTCTTCGTAATCCATTAAAGTTAATGGATGATTTATATCGTCAGTCCACTCTATTTCACCTTTTCCATCATGCCACTGTATTGCGTGTAAATTGGAAGGTGCAGGATAATCAAAAACACAAATTTGACCATCGACAATGATGAGATGGTCTGATGGAACTACAGTAACGTGTGTTTTCATAATTTTCACCTTCATTTACAGTTTCATGATGAAATAAAGTGTATAGTACGGAGGTAAGACACTGATTTCGTTTGATGTTGATGTAATCGTGTGGCGATGTCCGGGATCTGATACAGCATGTGTATGTGCTTGACTACCACCTGTAGCTGTGGATGTCGCATAACCATCCGGAGATCCTCCTGAACCTGAATCGTGAAGATACGTAGCTGATCCTTCGGAAGTATCCGAAGGACTTTGATGAGTATGACTTGGAATGGTATTCGTGTTTAGTGTTGTTCCTTGGATAGTAAGTGATGCATTAGCTACATCTGTAGATAAGTTCAAGATTGCAGTTTTAGATCCTCCTGTGTTGCCTAGTTCGTAACCCCCCCCCCCACCTATGACGAAGCTGTCTCTAAGATCGGGAGTTCCCATAGTTCCGTCACAAATGTGCCAACCATCTGGGATAGTTTCAAGAGGACCAGACCACATACTGATGAGATATGTGGGTATATCCGTTGATTTTGTTAAGGTAGAAGGTAACGCCATTTTACTGTGATTCCTTATAAAAATGTGACGAATAAACGATATAATGTGTTAAAAGACAGATTGTATGTACAATCTGTCTTTTAACATTTATAAGGATAATTGCCTATGATGCCATCGGCGTTAATACAAGCACAAGCTACTGTTACGACGACGTTAGACAACGATTCCACCATATATCTGACCGGCACACCACAAAAAAAAACAAGTACAGATAGTCTTAAATTTAATGATACCGTATGTGTGAAGCAAACAAATTACGGAAATACATTAGTTACTGAAAATCTGATTTTGTCAGGAACTGAAATTGGATTTTCAAAAACATATCCGAAATCAGATACTGATGATACTTTAATATCGTCTTATAGAAAAGTTATATCCTGTTATCATGATAACTTACCAACTTCCAAATACGGATTTGGTGCATACATAAGCGGTGGAGGACTTACCGTAGTTGGTGGAGGAGAATCTCCCGAATGTTTTGCCAGTCGTTTGGGAGATATGGAAATACATAACGAAACAGAACGATTATATCTTATTTCAGATAACAACATCTATTTTCAAACAGGATGGGGTTGTTCTGGAACAGAAGATACGTACGATGCTGTTAAAGAAATGGTTTTTACAAAAACAGGTGTTTTAGTTGTTGATAATGTTCAAAGTGAACTTACTGGTAATGCTTCTACAGCTACTAAACTTGCTGCGACAAAAACGGTTGATGGTGTAAAATTTGATGGTTCTTCTAATGTTGTTCGTTATTGTGTTTGTTCTACAGCTGCAGCAACGGCAGCGAAAGCCGTTACGGTTACAAATTTTACACTTGTTACTGGTGCCGTTGTCTATGTAAAATTTAAGGTAACAAATACGGCAGCAAATCCTACGCTTAATGTCAGTGGAACCGGAGCTAAAGCTATTTATTACCAAGGAAGTAATATTACTGCAAGTTACCTTACAGCGAATAAAGTATTTGCTTTTGTTTATAACGGTACGCAGTACGAAATCGTAGGAGACATTTTTTTTCCAATTGATTCTACAAGTGGTCTTGTTTTGAATTCATCTGGACAATTGAGTATAGATTTTAGTGAAATGTCTTCCAGCAATATCAATAACGCACTTAAAAGTTTGAAAGTTCCTATTCAGCTAACGGCATCCAAGAATTTTTATGTAAGTCAAGATACCGGATCAGATACGCTTGATGATGGAAGAGGAGAATCTTTAAGTAAGCCGTTTAAGACTATTCAAGCTTGTATTAATTATGTTACAAGAAATTACAATATTAACACGTATGCTATCGGTATTCATTTGGAACCCGGTGTTTATGAGGAATCGTTAACGTGTGGAGAATTTTTAAGAACAACTGGATATATCGCTATCAAAAATCGCACAACCTATTATGCTGCTACTATCAGATGTAGTAATGACACAACCATTAAAGTATCGGGTGGTTTGTGGTATTTAAGAGGATTGGTTATTGAAAATACCATAACAGCTGTAAACGATGGCGTAGCTCATTTTTATGGAGCTGTTACTTGCACGAGTGGTGATTGTCATCTTGATGGTTGTGATATAACCCAAGAATTTGTTGGCGATGCTCCAACAAGCGGTTCTTCTTATCTTCGTATGATCGGTTGTTATGGATCTCGTGCTAATTTACAATTTGATGCTACAAATAAAACACAAAATAAGTTGACTTTTCATAAAGGAAACGCTACAAATTTGGATGTTCTTTTTCTTGAACGTAAAGGTAACATGCAATGCGTAGCTACTAATAATAATCCGGATTATGTTCGTGTTCATTGTGAAGGAGAGGCTAGCAATTTCTTACAATCATCTAATGCGTATTTTAGTCTTGTTGGCGGTGCCAAATATTTGGCACAATTTGTCGTTGACGAAGGTAAAAGTGTTACTGCAAAAAGATACAGACTTGTGAATATGAGTATTTGTACGGTCGCAAACAAAGGTACGGAATTTTTTCCTGGCAATGTTGCAGGAACGCTTGATGCAAATACCTATTGCGTTTATGCTTAATTTTTAGTGAGGGTTACGTCATGAATGACGAATTGTTGTCCAACGAAACAATGGATAGGAACATTATCTACCAACTGGTTGATGGTAGATGTTGGGATGTTGGTAAAGCGGCATACACTGATAAAAATATTGAAGATTTGTATAAAGAAGCGATGATTGTTCCGCTTTATTCCAATGGCAGACCTGCTGGCGAAGATTATTTGATTCGTACCTTATTGTTTTATCAATTTCCTTTGGGTGATTTGTCAAATAAAGTTGAAACGTCTTCAGATGAAATTGTTTCTGAGTGACGATATCTATAGAAAAAGAGACTATGCGATGCGTATATACGCATCGCATTTTTACACAACGTATGTGATTTGGTTGTAATAAAAAAGGAATATACAAATGGCACTTCCATCCCTTCTAACAAAATCGGATACTGGTGTACCAACATACCTTATCGGTATGTGGAAAGGTTCCGTATCGACAATTCCTGACGGTTGGCATTTATGCGATGGAACTATGGGAACACCTGATTTGCGAGGAAGTTTCATCATTGGTGCAGGAGACGAATACGATTTTGGAGATATTGGTGGCAACGATTTTGTTACACCAATAGCTAATGCTGTCAATAGTTTTTCAAACGTTACACAAAAAAAAATACGACGGGTATTTCTTTAACTACTTCAGGATTTGGAAGTATTCGATTAGATGCCACAACGTTAACCGTTAATACGATACCAAATCACGCGCATATGACAATTCAACCGTCTGAATATCGTGATAACGGATGGGGTGATTCAGGTAATATTCATTTTAGAAGTCCTGTGAATAAAAATTCAACCTACATAGGCGGTTCACAAGCACATACTCATAGTGCAACAGATAGTGGACATACACACAGTGTGGTTGATTCAGGACACGAACATGAATTGAATGATGCTGGGCATACCCATTCGATTACAATTGAAGAATTGGACAATCGTCCTCCTTATTATGCATTGTGTTTCATTATGAAACTTTAATTTAAGGAAGCATTTTTATGAAACAGCATGTTACGGTTGTTCCAGCAGATCGTCTTATTATTGTAGATGGTGTTGCATTACGATTTGATTTTCCTGCTCCTGAAAAACTTTGTGCTATTCAATGGCATTTAGGTTCAGGAGAAATGGAATGGCTTGATGATATTAATCATCCATTGACGGTTACTGATTATGAATACGATGTTGCACCTTTTGTACGATTATGGGAAGCTGAAAAAGCTCGTGTTGAAAAACAAGCTCTTGAAGAAGAAGCTATGCGAATCGCTGAGTATAATTCGGAATCAGCACGATCTATAAGAGTACGTATGAAGCGCGATCGTCTTCTTTCTAGATGTACTTGGATTGTTGAAAGACATAGGGATCAACTTGAAAATAATGAAGTAACAACACTCACAGATGAACAATATCGCGCATGGCTTACTTATCGTCAGGCATTGCGTGATTTGCCTGAACAACCAGGTTTTCCGTGGTCAGGTGGTGACGATGACGACACACTTTGTCCGTGGCCTACACCACCAGATTCTTCTGTAAATACGTTGGTATAAAAATATAAGTGAACGTGAGATATCTCACGTTCACTTGATGATACAAAATAGGGTGTGATTGTATTTTATAGTTATAAATAAAAACAGGAGTGCTGTATGTTTCCATCAGCTTTATTAAAAGAAGATAGCAAAACAACAGTTATAACAAAAAAAATGTTATTACAGCAACAGATGTAGCTATAGAAGGAGATACTTCAGATTTGGCAGGTGCCATACGAGGATTTTTCTATGATCAATATGTACCGTGGTATGCTGGAACACCTGCGGCGACATACGAAGTCAGTGACTTTGATGATTTTACTCGTCCAGGTCGTTATCATATTCGTTGGCGTGAAGGAACGGATGCAACAGATGCCGATGGTCGTGAAATATCGGTTACGTTAAATAATCCGAATGCCGGAAGCGGACGTTCGTATTGGTTTGATGGTATCTTAGAAGTTGATACCATTTATACGTGCACAAGTGTTTCGTCATACAAACGTACACAGCAAAAACTTACTGTAGGTAACAGTGTTGTTAATCTACAAGGTCAAGTGTTTATTCGTAATCAAACTGTTCAATCTCCAGGTGGAATTTGGCAAACTTGGAAACGTTATCTTAATGATGCGTTTTTAGGTGATGGTTTTAAAACCACAAATGGAGTTATTTCAGTTCCTGAAATGCAAGGAGCTACGTCAACAGCAAATGGCGTTTCTGGATTGGTTCCAGCTCCTCTTAAAACTGAAGTCGGAAAAGTTTTGGGTGCAGATGGAGATTGGATTTATCCTAAAGATGTATCGCTTGATGGAACTGAATCAAATCTTGCAAGTTCACGTGGCTTTTTCTACGATATTCAATTACCGTGGTATCCGGGATTAAGTGAAACGGTTGTTGCTGATTTTGATGATTTAACAGAACCTGGAATATATCACATTTTGTTTGATAAAAATTCTGCAAATGCTCCAGAGGGTATGCTGTATAATAATTCAGGATACAACGATGGTGTTATAGAAATTATTAAAATAGGTTCCGCTTCTTATGTATCTTCATATAGACGTTTGGCGCAATATGTCACAGTACATGGTTCCAAATCAATACTTTTTAGCAGAACTCAAAACTATAACGCAACCGTGTGGTATGATTGGAGTCAAACAGTAAGTACCAGACAATTAGGTGATGGTTTTGTTTTGGACAATGGTATTCTTTCCGTTCTGCCTTCTGACATTGCAATTAACGGAGATACAGAAGATCTTGCAAGTCTGCGAGGACAAATTGGCGATCCTGCTGAAGAAACACTTGTTACAGATTTCAATGATTTTAAAACTACTGGTACATATTGGGTCAAATGGAATGCAGATACCGCTCTTAATCGTCCTCCTTATGGAACGAATGGACTTTTATTCGTGTATAATTTTCCATACGGATCAGCGGATAAACTTACTGTTCGTCAAATATTGTACAGACACGGAACAGCAGGTAAAAACGATTTCCAAATTTGGACACGTTCGATTACGTCAAACGTAACTGATTGGGGAGAATGGGAGTATTTTATTACTTCTAGAAATATCAGCACTGGTCTTAAGATGACTAATGATTTACTTTCTGTGCCTGAATATGAAGGTGCAACAGCATCAGCTGCTGGGACGAGTGGTCTTGTACCATCTGCAAAAGCTGGACAAGCTGACTATGTACTTTATGGCGATGGTCACTGGAAAAATGTGTGGAATCATGCTGCATATTCTGCAGGACCGAGTGCTAAATTAATAAATTTAGCACAATCGAGTTTTCCATATACTGCAGTGGCTCATGGGTGGGTTCGAGTTGTTTGTACTTCAACAACAGCCAATAAAAGTTTTACAGTGTCGACAGATGTCATTACAGGAAACAGTTCCATTTCTACAACGAGTGGACAGAGTTTCAATAATACAATTCCTGTATCGAAAGGACAGCAAGTCAGACTTAATTTGGACACTTTTACTTTTAGTGCCGCTTATTTTATTTATACAAATGGCGATACCATCGCATAAAGAGAGTATCTATGTCTACATACATTGTTACCGACGATTCTGGCCAAATTATAGCATCTTCAAATGAACCTTTTCCTAATTCTATATTTTGTTCATGTGAAGTTGTCAGATATCCTGACGGGCGTCTTTATCGTACAGATAGCCTTCCACCTGTGTACGCTGTTCCTGGTTTTACAGACCAGAGAATTGGTGGTGAATGTCCAGATGGTTATATCGTGATGTCTGGACCACGCCCAGAAGATATCAAAAATACTAACGGTTTTGTTATAACAACGTGGATAGCTGATGACACTGGTGTGTGGGTTCCTGTGTCAACGATGACATTAGAAATAATGAAGGCAAATAAATTAGCGGAGATCAACACTCTGTGCGATGATTTAATCAACGCGTTGGTTTCGACATATCCAAAATATGAAATCAGTACGTTTGATAAACAAGAAATTGAAGCTCGTGCTTATATGGCTGATGCTACAGCTTCGACACCACTGCTTATTGCGTTAGCAACCGCACGTGGTATTTCTTTATCCGATCTTGTAAACCGGGTAGTAACTAAAGCTGATGCTTTTGCTAAAGCTTCCGGTTTTATCATTGGCCAATGTCAAGCTCTTAAAGATCGTCTTGACACATGTACAACAATTGAAGAAGTGCAAGCTATCACTATTGATATTACAATTCCGGATAGAGAGATATTGGTTTAATTTGTATGATTAAATATTTGATCGTTTGTTTTGTAAAGAATGAATACAAATAACGTATTTTCATAAGCATCTAAAATACATTATAAATCAATAATGTGAGGATGTTTATGGAAACGATCTATTTATGCGATGTCAATCCGGCTATGGCAGGTGCTTGGCAATATACCATTAATGCTTATCCTCAGCTCAAATCAAAAATAAAAATTGGTTGTGTCAATGTTACGACATTGAAAGCTGATGCTGTAGTGTCTCCTGGAAATTCCTTTGGTTTTATGACTGGAGGAATCGATCTGGTGTATAAACAATTTTTTGGTGAAAATATTCAAACACGAGTACAAGATAAGATAAAAGATAAAGTCTTACAAGAACTTCTTGTAGGTCAAGCTGTTGTTGTTGAAACTTTAAATGAAGATATTCCGTATCTTATTTATGCACCGACAATGCGTGTTCCGCGATGGATTTCTTATTCATCCGATATATATTTATCTACAAAAATAGCTTGTCTTATGGGAACCGCATTCAATATGAATTCCATTATCATCCCTGGAATGGGATCAGGTTGCGGTGGTATGGTACCACATAAAGTGTCTAAAATTATGTTCCAAGCTATTTCCGATGCCTTAACAGGAAATCCTTTTCCTGCGTCTTTACAATGCGTTCAAATGCAATAGTGATACTAAAATAAAATCGTGTGTGAGTTGTTTATGAATGTATTTGTTTCTTTTGTGAAAGGTTATGCTCGTGTGAACGATTTGACTGTGGAACTTTCCCAAAACAAATCTGCTTATATGGAATCTTTATATTGGAATGATACTGCCGGATTTATCAAATATAAAGATAATCTGAAACTTCTTATGGACACTCGTGATTTTGATACGTATATTGCACCTTGGGTCAACTATGTTCGTGAAGCTTCGTGTCTTAAAGTTGCATAACTAAAAATACGTATACAGGATGGGAATTCCCATCCTGTATACACAATAATTGTGTTTTTACAATGCTGCTATCGATAAAACCCCATACCAGGTAGTACCACCATCAACAGTTATGAATGTCAGTATGGAAATGTGTGCTAAAGTTGGTGAAGTGCCGTTATGCCATTTGATGTTTTCAGGCCATGTTACGGTATAGCTGTCACCATTTGTTAAAGCTAAAGAAAAACAGCAAGCTGTGTTTTCTGGTGTACCTGAAAACGAAAATGTCGTTGCTTCGTTAATTGTAATAACTTGTGTATTTCCATTCGATACAGTGATGGTAACATTCTGACTTGGTGATACGGTTACAGGAATTTCAAAAACACCACCAGTGAATGTAGCTCCTGAAAGATCGGCTTTCGTATCATCTTGTCCATAGGTACCATCACCACGAAGGAATTTATTTCTATCACCAATACTAGCAGCAGGAACAGTACCTGTAATGCCAACGGCATCTTCAGTAGCACCTACGTATACAGGAATTTCTTCATAGTCGCTGATTTCAGAAAGTGTATGCGAATGACTTTTAGGTGCGTAAACAGCATCGTGATTATGATCAGCTGCAGCAACACCAGTTACATCACTGTACGTATGAGTGTGCGTGGCAGTAGCTGCACCTATGCTGGAAGCAGTGTGGGTATGATCAAGTGCAGCATACGCTTCATCATGGTTGTGATCTTTTGCTGCAGCACCTAAATCATCAAGCGTATGCGTGTGATCAGCTGTGGCTGCACCTATCTGAGCAGGTGTTACGCCATGCGGGTTATTTTTATTAGAGATATGTTCATTAACAGTTGTTGTTAAAGCAGTTACTTCAGAAGATAAACTCGTAACACTTGTTTCAAGTGTCGTTACCTTATTGGAAACTGGTTTAAGTTTTGCATCAACAATAGCAGTGACTTCTGCGGAGGTGATGCCACCACCTCCTTCACCGCTTCCACTACCTGTAGTAACCCAATTAGGCGATGTAAACATGTATAACGATTCCTTTTTCTATCTATGAAGAAAACAACTCATTATAACTTTCTTCAGTAAGCATGTGGTATTCGATACCACTCGCAACAAAAGAAAGATAAATCAGTCCATCAAATTCATTTCTGATGACATCTGTGACTGTGGACTCACCTTGAGCCACGGCCATGCATCTGTTTAGTCTCGTATTAAATTCACGTGTTTTCGATTCTTGATAAATAAATGCAGGATCTTGTTGCATGTGGTATTGATATGTAGGATGAATTTTTTGAATAGAAAATTCTTTTTCATTCAAAGGATCAGGAATAGTCGTAATAAAGATTTCACTTTGTCCAATGACAATAATTTCTTGATATTGTTCAATAAACGATTCTTCCATATTAGGAAATACCACAGGCATTACTTGTGTGATTTTTTTGATATCACAAATGCTTGGGTACATTTCTTTTTCAGGACGAAGTGTTGTATTGTTCCACAAAGGAATCAGAAAAAACTGTCCTGTTACGAATAAATCCGGTAAAATAGTTTCCCATACTTCTTTTGATGCTGTACCGTAACCAAGAAGTTTGTCACGAATAGCTTTTCTGATTTCAAGAGATGTCGGTTTAGCACCTTGGTACAAAATACCAAACGGAAGCATATTAACATCATGCGACGATTTGACAAGGTATTTCGTATTGTACGTGAAAAATCCGGAATGATCGCCAGTTTTAACAGGATCATCAAGTTCTTTAAAACTGAATTGATTGCTTTTGATAAGCATATCAATAACACCAGTAGCTTTATCCGGATTTAAAATATAAGAATGATCACATGGCAAAATAACATCAGTAATAGTAGATAACGGATAATCAAGAAGAAATGAATCGACACTCAACCATACACGTAAAACTTCTTTTTCACTCGGAGGGAAATTCAACTCAATGTCAAAATAATAAGGCATTTGGATTTCGACATTTTTTGTCGAACTATCGATATAAGGAATAGTTGCTGTTACTGATTTTGTTGCAAGTTTCAAAGAATCTTCAACGTAATGTTCTCGAAGAGTACTGTCTTGTAAAATATCACGTTCAATATCATGAACATTTTCACCATTAGCAAGAGATACACGTTCAAGAATGTTGAAGAAAATCTTGATTTGATCAGAAACCATGTCATCGAAAATACTTGTTTCGTACTTACTCTTATCAAAGAAAAACATCATATTTCCAGTAATCTTTTTATTCTGGAAAGTAAGACGTTCTGTTCTTGTATCAATAACAACACCTTTTTGATGAAAATAGTTCGATACTCTTTCTGTTAAAAAACACACATTCGGAGCTTCGAACGTACCAAGATAGGAATTCTGTTTTTTAATAAAAATATCATCAGTAAGAAAACCATATAACATAAAAATGTTCTCCTTATGTTGTGCGGATGAAAGGTCTCAAAATATCATAACATCATTACCTCATGGAGGTTTCGTATGGATTTTGAAAAACATACTTTCAAATATAAAGAAAAAAGATACGCTGTTAAAGATCTTATCGAATATCTTGAATATATCAACATCCCATCCACACGCATTGAAATTCCTGTCGATGTTCTTAAAAATACGGATGTAAGCTCAAGCTGGAAAACACTTCATATTAAAGATGGTGAAGTTGTCAAAGAAGAAACCGTCAATCTTTACAATATTGTTGGACATATAAAAAGAATTCTGGCTGCAGAATATGATCGATATCCTATTATCATGCACAACGATAAAATCCTTGACGGACTTCATAGAACAGTACATGCTCTTTATGATGGGCAAACGGAAATCGATGCTTATGTTTTAAACGATGCTCAGATGGAAGAATTCTTTGATTTCAATATTGAACGATACACGAAAATAGCAAACGAAGCTTTTATAAAAACAAGCTGTCAAATACCTTCTTTAAAAATTCGTCGATAAAAAAAAATCACACGACTTTTGTTATATCCAGAGGGACACAATGTCCCTCTGGATATTTCATTGTTACTTAGCTAACCAATGCAACTTCGAACTTATTTCATATAAAGTAAACGCTCCGCAAGAAAGAATAGCGATGCAGGTAGCAATAGCAAAAGAACACCACAAGACATTGTTTCTGTTTTTCTTTGCGGTTGTGGAACTACGTATCCAATCTGCTAATAAGATACAACTTATCCAGACAGCAACAATAATGGATATTGTTCCAGCAAACATCAATAAGATTTTTAAAATCATGTATCACCTATTCGATTTTTGTTTCTATGAAAAACAACGGTTTTTGCTTTACCTATTATTTTCCATATACTCATAAAAGTAAATGCGAAAAGAAATGCACAACAAATGATTGTACATCCAAGTAAAAGATTTGCCAATATAACGACAACATCAACATTCATTTTCATGCGCACCATGTGAATGTATGTTTTTCATCGTTTTGTTTTTTAAAGAAAGATAACGTCAACGTAATATCAAGCGCTACACAAAGTTTAGCGATAGTTCTAAACGTTGTCGTCGTATCCTCAGGATCAAGCGCACGATATACAGTTCTTTTGGATAATCCTGTTAATCGAACAAGATCATCTATTTTGTATCGACGTTCATTCATAACACTTTTGAAGATGTGTGTGAATTTTTCACTCACTGAAAGAGCACTTGCATTAACAAACATTTGTTCATTTGTCATCGAGATACCTCTCAGCATCGGCGATATATCGCTCGGTTGAATTTTTACCAAGTACAGAATTGTACGTTAACTTGTACGTAGCTGCTCTTGATTCTCTCGTATTGCAAAGATCCAAGAAATTATATCCTGTTCTCCACCAATACACGGCAAGACATAAAGCAATGTTGTAAGGAACATTGTTTGTATAGTTGTACGTATCTGATTTGGAATATTCCCAAAATTGTTTGATTTCCTTATACACATCTTTGTGGTACGCTTTAACCCATGCTTCAAGCTCCTTGGCTGTTCCTGGTTCTATTTGACAAAGTGAAAGAGCAGGGCCACCTACTTGAACGACATAGTACCCCATGTTTGATTCGGTGGCTATTGTTTCCATCACCATGTCATGAATTTTCGTAGATGTCGGTACAAACGTCACTCTATCAAGAACAGCATACACGGTTCTTGATAATCTTCTCTTATTAAGCTTTCTTTTTCCTTCATGACTCCAGATAAGTATCTTTCCGTTTGATGATTGCTTATCGACATACCGAACTGAGTACAAACGATTCTTTTTCTTAAGCCGTACTTCAGTACATACGTTTTTAACATTTGAAGTATCAACAACTGGAGTATCGTTTGCAATTGATGTTGCCGTAATTGCTGCAGCTATTTCATCTTTTGTCGTATCCGGTTTAGGATCAACTTCTAAGGTTACACTATTGTTACCATTTACAGTTTCAGCTGTAATGGTACTTTTCTTTGTGATAGCTACAGGTTTTGGCATAGGCAATCTTGTAACAAGTTCAGGCATAGTCGGAGTTGTCGGACTTCTAAACTCAACGACCTCGTTTTTCTTTGTAGCCTCAATAAGCCATGACATCAGTATGGTATTATATCCGTAATTTATTTTTAACCATAATGAACCGGAGAAAGCCAGAAGTGATGCAACAACAATAACGAGCATCCAACCTTCTACAGTTTTAAATAATGATGGTACCTTCATAAACTGACTCCTTGAAATATGTTAAAGGTTAACAACATTATGGTAATATAGTGTTTAAAATGAAACGAGTAACATCATGGAGAGGCTCGTTGCCTCTCCATGATATCGTACGTATCATTTTTAATATGAGATTCTTCTTATAAGTCTTATAGGTAACCATTTGAAATTGACTACCTGAAAATCAATTGCTTCCTTAACAACAATATCGATATCATCATCAGTATAAGGACAGACCGTTTTATCAATTGACAATATCTGAGGTTCAGGAATATTACATTGTTGAATATACCAAACCGGAGTACAACATTCTTCTTGTTCATCCTTCCAGGTCACGTGATGAGAACTGATATGTCTTAGAATGGTTTCGATATCTTCAGGTTTTATATATCCTTTATCGAGTGTTGTTCTGAATTCAAAATCAAAACGATCAGGATTATGAATCGTGTTTCTTGTTCGATAAAGCAAGTCTATAGTTCGTTGAACGTTACGATTGTTATAATGGTCTATAGATTTGATGTCCATAGCGATATAATTGATAAGATTGTGTTTCAACAAAGCATGTACGACATCAGGTAAAGTTCCATTTGTATCAAGTTTAATACGAGTGATGCCAATCTCTTTTAATTTTTTACAAAAATTTAAAACAGCATCTCCTTGAAGAGTTGGTTCTCCACCAGAAATAACTACGGTTTTGCAAAACCGTAGATTTTGTTTTAGTTTATCAAGAATATCATCTTCTGAAATACTTGGTTCTTCTCCTAATGCAAGATTCCCGTTATGACAATACGCACATCGCATATTGCACCCGTTTGTAAATACAATTGCTGCAGCATAACCCGGATAATTGATAAGACTTGATGCTTTAAAACCACCGATATTTAACATGAAAAGTCCTTATAGAAGAAGAGAGTGATTTTACATCACTCTCTTCTTGTTTTAAAAGTTTCTTGTTAGCAGATTAAAATACTGTAATACCAATCTTGCTTTATACAAGTTGTAATATAACTATTACAAAAAACTTGCTATCTTTAAAGTGTTGCCTACTTTAAATAAATTTATCATTGTACACGTTTCTCACTGTCATACTAAATTAACTGATGGTAGATGTATCACCTCATTTCGTACTAAATTACACATGTTCAGATTGATCTCGTTAAAACCACTAAATTTTCTTGTTTTAGATTTCTTTTTTGTACACTCAATTTCGGTATAGAAATTTACTACGGCCATCAAACTAAATTTTTCGATAAATAAGATAACTCTGGACACCTGCCAAAGTGTTATATGTTACTATAAAAACAAATTCTTGCATTAAGGTTAAGAAAAACTATCAATAAACTTTTTAATTACACGTTTATACGATTGATGAATAAATTTACACGGATCATTACCTATCACATTACACTAAGTTTAAGGATTTATTTTTATTATACCATTACCAAATTCCGAAATATTACGTTATATTCAGGCAGGGTACTAATCTCAACATAAGAAAATAAAACTTAAGAATAAATAAGATACGTTTCGCGACCTGCGAAGATCGTGTCAGGTATAGGGAATCAAAAATATTCCCTATACCTAAGGTTATAGGTTATTTGCCTTTTTGCATAAAGATAGGGCCTAAAACAATTCGACCATCTGTTTCAAATGGTTGTTTGTTGTTTAATTTTTGCAACGGTTTTTCTTTTGCAACAATATCCTTCATGCGTGCGGCATCAGCAGCTCTTTGTTGTTTTTCTTGTTCCTCCGCTTCATATATCTCACTGTCCTCTAATTCAAAACGTACAGGAGACACTGATTTTTCGATTCTCTTCATAAGAGCAATCGAGTGTTTCATGACATCAAGAAGTCCTTCGTCATAATAACAAAGAACCATGTTAAACTTGTTTGTCTTGTATCTGTGAGGAACAAGACAACGCACTTTGGCTTGCATGCCAAGTTTTTCTTGAATATATGGCGTCTTTGGAACAATACCTTCGATAACGCACCAGTTCACATACAAGTCAATAATGAAATGTTTCATCATGTGTCTGATAGCCATTCGATGCATGTGTGCTGGTGTATACGCAGGCATTAATTTTGGCTGACCGTTTTGATCAAATTGCGGTTTACCATCCTTCATAACCTGCTTGAACATTTTAAGACGCCCTTCATTTAAAAGACGCATTTTGTAGTTGTCATAGACTCGTTTATACGTCGGAGACAACTTCATAAATACAGGTGCGAATACACCAAGCAATTTCACTTGCAGATATGGAGAATATGTTACAGATTCTTTTACAGCAACTTCTCCAGCTTTATTGATGTACTCACGAGGAACCAAATGCATTTTGGTATTGTTTCTTCCAAGACCATCAGGGCCAACATCAAGTCCGCAATAAGCAATCATTGATGCGGAACTGTTGCATTTGTAGATGTTGATTCTGGAAAGCAAAGCCGCACAACTCTTGGGACCCATGCCGGTTACATGTTTTAAGAAATACCGATACACAGGAAATGGTTGAAGTACAGCTTCTAATTGTTTTTCAAGATCTTTTTCTTGGTTAAGAAGTTGTACGTAATACTTCACCGTAGCATACACACTGGGATTTTTGATGTATTTGATATCCTCTGATGTTCTTAAAATTTCAGCAAGCTTTTTTGTTCCTGAACTACTGAGAGCTATTGATGCAATCTCATTGATATCAAGCTTGGCTTTTTTGATATTGGTGATTGCTGTTTGATTCAACAAAGAACAAACAATACGGTCGGTAACACGCTTGAATTCGTATTTAAGTTCTTCAATAATTTTACCAACATCAACGTTGTCTTTCTCTCTCTCGTTGTCTTGTTCTTCAGTACGAGATTCGATAAGTTCCACAGTTTCTTCAGATTCCGGTAAAATATCATCACTGGTCATTTCCGGAACTTTGTTCGTATAAATCTTTTCACCAGGTTTAAAGCCAAGTGCTCGAATAACGGAAGCGTATAGTCTATTACCATGCGCAATTCTTACTTTCATCAAATCCTCAAGTGATGTGATGAGCATGGTAAGTTGTTCTCTTTGTTCTGCATATGGATCATACATTTCAGGAAGATCTGATAACGCACGAACTTCATTATCTTTAGATATGTCTTCCCGATACTGGAACATGGCGATACGTTCAGCTGCTGGAATCGCTGCCCACGGTTCAGGATCAACAGGTTGTACCGCTTGAAAACACGGCCTTCCGTTATGCATCATTGCTTTAAAAATCATAAGGTGTCCTTTAAAAATAAAGATTACACGAGAAAGTTTGCAAAGAAATCATTGGCATCTTTAAACAAACCATGCTCTTTAGACCATGCGTTTATTTTCAAATACAACCGATCGGGATGAATACGTAAATCGTGTCCGTTTAATTGTAAAAACACATGGAACGAACAAAATGCCGTTCGTTTATTACCATCAACGAAAGGATGATTAAAAAAGATACTTTCAAAAAGAGCTGCTCCAGTTTCCAAAATGTGGTTGTAATATCCGGTATCTATTCGCCCTACAGCAGATTGAAGAAGTGTGGAATCTCTCAATCCCGTAGCTCCACCATAGCGCAGTATCACACGATCATGAATATAGATGATATCGTTTATTGTTAACATGGAACACATAGTTAACCTCAGGCAAGTAATTTATAAATTTCATCAAACTGGTCAAAACTTTTGTCAATACATTCATCAACAAGTTGATCGTGTGACAATCGTTTCTCTTCATCACTTGTTACATTGTGTACCACACCAACTTCACCGTTGTCGGATTCTTTAGAAGACATGTACGAAACTCCTTTCCCTTTAGATTGGTAATATACGGTAATAAGCTCCCACACTTTAGGTTTATTGTGCACCATAAACAAATTTCCTGTTGAAACGTTACTGCTCAAGTTCACTAAGTTTTCAAAACAACAAGATATCAGCGAACACCTGTCACTGAGTTACAGGGTTAAAATAACAAACTTCCTGTTATAAGAGTTGTTGCCTACTTTTTGTAAATTGTGCTGCGGTATGCTCTTTTTTTTTTCTATACTAAATTTTAAAAACATAGGTTTTACTTATTATTTACACTAAATTAATGACTCACAACGTTGCAATACGTATCTTCACTAAGTTTTTTACTTTTATTCTTATTTTAATCCCTACCAAATTCTTTGACAATATGTTGTTCCGACTATCTACTAAATTTTCCACGATCATACACCTCATTGAGTTCACCAAACTCACCATTAGCGGGTTTTGTTTATCGCAATATTAAGTTTGAAAATCACATATTTGATTTATCAAGACACCAAATTTTTCTTTCAACAAGATACCTGTGTCACCTGACTATACAGGGTTACATGGTTGTTATCTGGGTCAAAAGATATGTTGTGAATTTCAATAATTACACAAAATTTTTACGAAGCAGTGTACTACCCAAATTCACTAAGTTTTTTTTTCAAATGACAAAATACGAATAACTAAGATATTTCGAGCTTATTGAACGTTATCAAGACTTCTTGTCCAAATCGGGATAAACGTAACTCGAAAGTTTTGGTCAAACTTAACGACAAGAGACATCCCATTATTGTCAATCACAACGACATCTTTTTCATCAAATTCCACAAAGTTACCAAAATGATCTTTGGTATAATACAAAGCCTTATTGTGATGTACGGTGCCCGGATTTTGGGGCACCGTACACAAAACGGATAATGCACTAAACAAAATAGGAAAAACTTTATGTGCCATGTGGACGCATCCTTCATACCGTCTAGTGAACAATCCGTAACTATAGTTCTATAACCAAAGGAAATTTGAAACAAGCAAACGATAAATGATTTACGATTTTATCATAACACCTCTCAAGTGTTTTATAATTTTTTATCTGAGGAAGAACATCCAACAAAATGTTCAAATATTCTTGGTCTTCTTTAATATCAACAAGAAGATTGCAATTGTGATTTCCAAACAAGGTCATTTTAGGAAAATGCAAATACCGTAACGCATTGTTGGAAAATTCATTACGTGGATCACCGTTCTTCACATCAAACGAATCTCTAAAAGAACGCAGTTCGTATTCGCTACATTCTTTTTGCAATCGTTTAAAGAATTTTGGTGTTAAAGGAAGTGTAAAAGCAAAATTTTCATGCTCCCTGATACCAAGAGGAATAGGTTTAAAACTTTCGTCTCGTGCCGTACAGACAAAACCTATGTTTCTATGACACTTCATATTCGGATCTGTATCAACCAGACACGACACCGATGTATCATCTTTAAGCAATTTGTTTACCGGTGTATAGAAGTGACAAAACATGAGATCTTGCAGATGCTTGAGATCTTTTCCAAATGTTACATTGATGGTAATAAAACGTATGAATGAAAGAGCATACTCCTTTTGCTCATCTTGAACAGCCGATTGATCGATAATGTAATCAACAAGACTTGACAGTTTTTCTACTCGCATTTCTACCTCGTACGTGTTGAGGACACGCGTTTCTTTGTTGTGTCTCGTAATAACAACACACCGACTTATTGGCTTTTTCTTCTAAAAGTTTCTTTACATATTTGATCTTCTTTTTGCAATCGTTTTCGTATCGAAAACCCATTTTAGCGCTACGTGGAAGCAGAATAGGAACATCCAAATCCGGATGTGTCCACAACTGATGATTTCTTAGTTCACTTGAACTATAACCAAGTCGACGTAACGTTAAACGGAATTCGTTGGCCTTTAACATAAACGGTATCCTTCTTCGGAATGAAGAAATCTACCTTATACAAAAAGTTTACATCCTTCTATAAGGATTTCCAGTATAAGACAATTTCTCCAGTCCGGTGTTAAGCGCATCGTTGAGATACGTGAAATCGTAAAAGACTCTCTGCTCGTCCATAATGTTCCTCTTTACGGATGATCTTGTCTTCAAACAGTTGTATAAGCTCAAAGACGGATTTAAAAAACCAGGATAAACAAATATTTTTTGAAGCGTATCAAACCTCAGCGTAAAACGTGCAAAGTTTTTTCTGTGAAAAGTAACATCAATCGTGAAACCATCCGGAGCAAAACACGCATCCAACGATTTTGCTACAATACGGACTTCAGTAAGCAACTGATGTGTCACAGACAAAACTCTATGAAGTTGTAATTTCCGATAAATTTCGAACGTTTGTAAAATATGTTCAAACGCTCTTTGTGATTGCCATATGCGAAAATACCCAGATCCTACATGAAACATCCATACAGCTACCGCCAATTCGGAAGCTTTACAAAAATCAAGATCATGAAGTTTCTGGCTTGTAAGTGGATGTACAAAACAATCAGTAAGTTCTTGTTTTATGTCATCACATACGGATCGAGTTAGAATAACACAATCTAAGTCGTTTCGTCTATCTTTCAATATACCACAAATACTTAAATTGTACAACAATTGTTTTAAGTTATGTAATGAGTCCTTAGCGTCAAAATGTACACTAACAAAATGTCTAAGCGCGTTACGGTTGATATTTAAAAACGGTTCAGGACGATAAATAGGCTTCATAACAAAACTCACGAACATGTTAAACATAACAAGAGAGAGCGTTTAACGCTCTCTCTTGTGTATTAATCAATATTTACCAAATAATTTATTTTGCATCACCTGATTGTTCTTCTTTTGCATCATCAAAAATAAGAGTCGCTTTTTGTTCTTCTACAATATCCGAGATATGTTCCATAACCTCCTTACGATAATCCATCAAAGGTCTTATATATTCGTTATATATATCTATACAAAAGCTGGATGGTAAATAAGACACCCTCAATTTGTCAGCTTGCTCATCGGCACGAGGATTCGTGACGCCAATGAATCCAAATTGAGGATCATCAGGATCAATAATCAAATGAACAGAAATTTGTTCAAATGTTGAAAGTATTACGGAAACAAAATATTCCGTACGTTCCTCGTTCTTGCTAAAAAGATCCTGTCGCACAAACGAGTAGCAATGTTTTTGACCCTCGATATCCTTTTTCATCACTGTTTGGTAAAGAGAACCGATGGAATTTAAAACAAATGCCAATCCAAATGCCGGAATTTTTTGTTCACAAAGAGCTACGGAAATACCAAGAAATCTGGATAAAAATTCCGCTCTATCACTTTGTCCAAAGTTCTCTGTAAACTCTTTAAGAAAATCATACAAAGGTTTATTCTGGAAAAAGATATCTAAAATATCAAGTGCCGGTGCATGATCGATAGTACCAGCAAGCATATTCATTGTAACGTTAAAAGCATCTATTGTTTCAGCTGTTTCATCGTGAGTAAGTGTTTCTGCCATGATAGTACTCCTTTTTATTTTTAATCGTCGTCATCCGTATCTTCATCAGACAATTCAAACCCAAATTCCGACGCAAGATTATCGGAATCAATCTGAGGAAGTACTGTGTATCCAAGTTCATCGCACAAAATCGATGTTGCCGTATCGACATCATCAAAAGACAATACGCCGTCGCAATCAAGAACAAGCGCGGAATCTACGCCACGCAACATATACAACGGATTATCATCATTTGACATATTTGTCGTAGATTCAGATGGTGGAATGTACACATCAGAAACACAACCATCTTGTACAACTACAACGATAGGATAGTTATTTTCTGCAATAGCCTCAGAAAAAAGTTCCGTATCCAACGACATAAAAAGACTCCTTAAAACCAGTTATGTGTATTTAGAACATACTGTTAGATTCTTTTGTAAAAAAAGAAATACGCAAGAGAGCGTGGAAATTTCCACGCTCTCTTATGGATAAACTACAAATTGGTGTCCGAGGTGGGACTTGAACCCACACAATCTTTCGATCCAGGGATTTTCGTACTACTATAGCTTTCGCTACCTGCACACATTGTACAGTTTGATAGTCTGGACTGTGTCTTTCTCCGGTCTGGAGAGCGAGTGTACAGTCTCTACACCTTCCTGTTTATTTATAAAACAGGCTTGGCTCGGCGTTGTCATTGGGAAAGATTTCACCGAGTTTACTCGCATTCAGCATGCGCATTCCTACGCATCTGCTCTTGTTTACCATATTTCAAATCCATATGGCTCTGATGGTCTACCCAAACTTGAACCATCAGAATTCGAGGATGTACTACCACCTCTTATAAATTATCAAAGTCCCTTATGTCTACCAATTCCATCACTCGGACAAATGTAAACATGTTATAATGTTGCACGTATTTTTTTACGTATGATGTCATTCAGAAAACGTAAACGTATCTTCTTTTTCATTCCTAATAATATCTCGCGAATACGTTACCAACGCTTCCTTGAATTTGTTGACTTGACAAAATTCATTTGCAATATCATCGTTACGAATAGCCGTCATATACACAGTCGATATATTTGACGGATATTGTTCTTTGATATACTCAAAAAGCATATCAATAAATTTACTACCATAACCAACATGTCTGTATTTGCTGTCAATGCAAAATTCTTGTATATTGACAGCATTATCTATTTCTGACGATATTTCAATTTTGGCATATCCTATCACAATGTTTTTATATTTTAGAAAAACAACAAGATCGTGTTCCGCAAGTGTTGCACTAGGTTTAAGCTGATAGTGAGGATTTATAAACTGTTGACGTGATGTAAGCTGTTGTCTAAGTTTCATCAATAACTGAACATGTTCCTCACTATGGTTATAAGCCATGAGCTCACATTCGTTAAGATCGTGATACGTTATTCCATGATTATGAAGAATCTTTGATACCAACGCACCAACGTTAAGTACGGAAGCAACACGTCTTAAAAGATCAACATGCACTCTGTGCTGCCATTTTGTAAAAAGAACAGCAATAGCTTCGCCATTTTCAGAGGCACCTAATTGTTGCTGAATATTAAAAGTGCTTATTTGTTGTTCTTTTGCTGCCGTGGACAACACATTAGCAATAGCGATTTTAGCTTGATGAGAAACAGTAACAAGTTTCATAAACTTACACCTCTTCATGTTGTTGCTAATCACAAAACAGGCCATAGTCCGAATAAGTGAATTGGCACACATCAGGAGTGCAAAGCACGTTAACGTAACCTTGTTCTAAAACCGTCTTCACAAATGATAAACATTCTTCGTGATTGTCGAACCATTCTTCAAGAACAAACAAAAGAGCAAACGGCTTTATTTTTGATTTTTCATGAATAAACAAATGTGTCGTTCCTGCATCATCAACATCATACACCAGAATAACAGGATAAACATCACTTGACTTCAACGTATCAATGAACTTCTCTGCATTGAACATAGTTGTTACCTTATTGATAGTAAAATAAGTTAATTCATCGTCCACTGTATCAGTCCGTATTGTTTGTATAACTCTTGAGTTACTGTATAGCGTTTATAACCATATTCTTGTTCAGGAACATCCAACATATGTCTAAGTCCAGAAAACCTCACGTCATCAACGAATACAAATTGCAAAATATCTTTTGTTTCTTCATCAGGGTGACGTAATGTGTACATTTCGTAATCATCATCTTCGCTCACGCAAAAATTCAGTACAGCAATTGCAGGATGATCCTTAAGAACCTTATTCAGAAACAAATCATAATTAAACACCGTGGCCATACATTACCTCGATTGTTAAAAGGTTGATGAACTTGTGTTCGGTGTTGTAATATAGGTACAAAAGTGTATTGAATAAAAAAATAATACGCTTTAAAATAGACAGAGAGAACTCCAATTGGAGTTCTCTCTGATTATGTTGTCAAAAATCAGTTAAACTGTTAATCATTTTGTTCTTCCTTACCAAATAGTTGAATCATCATACTTCTTATAAGTTGTGCCAGTTCAGGATTGTTTCTGTTAATATACATAGGAAGTCTCATTTGTGTCGGATGTTCGCTACGAAGACATACTTCGCTTAAATGTTTAGAAGCTTCAAATGTCCACGAAGCGCCAAGTCCCATCGCTGTTAATACAACTTCATCATCCGTATGTTTTAAGACATTCCATTTAAGAAAACCCATTTTGGTTGATGTACTTAACATTGTACAAAGTTTACTTCCAACGATAGGATCGTGTTGACAATGCAGAGTGCCATCACCATATTTACCATTAACAGAATAAGAAGAATCGTTCTTCTTCAAAAAGAGCACGATAGAGACAATCCCTACAAGCAAAGCACCCATAGCAACTAGCCACAAATCAAAAGGATGATAATTTTCAAAAAGATACATGAAGTAAACTCCTAACTACAGTTACAACTTATTTATGCTTAGATCCCCTCATCATATTTTTCACAAAATCACAAAACAAAGACCTTTCTTCTGAAGAATATGATTTCTTAACATCATCAATGGATTTGTTTATTTCACGTATAAGCCAAGTCATAAGTCCCCAATGATTTGTCACCTGAAAGCACACATTGTTGCTATCGTCTGTAAGTGATGTACAAAAACGAATACTCAATACATAATCGGGCGAATTCTCGTATATACGAATATACGTTGATTCAGTTTCCGTATTTGGAAGATACACGTATGTTGTATAACAAGAAGATTCGTTGTAAGGTGTTGTGAATTGATACTCCCACTTGATAGATCTTGATCGAGTCAGTCTGATAAGATTCCATAAAAACCGTGTTTGAATAGATACCTTGTTCGTATATTTCACATATAGCCAATACAACACACCCACAAAAATACAATTGAGTATGAAGTGACAAACATATTCAAGAATAACCATATTCAACCTACTTTTTGTTCACAAGTGCCTGAACAAGCAAATCAAACTGATGCTGCATAGCTTTATCTGCATGCAGTTTTTTCGTATCATAATCCGTTACGGTCTTAACTTCCGTAAGAAGATTGTTTAACGTTTCGTATTCGAAAGCCCTGACAACAATGGTTTTGGTACCTATAGACGAAATAACCAAACACGCACCTGTCGAATAATTATACAAAGAAAAACGTGTGTTCTTGTATTGTGTGGAAAAATTTGGTTCGTCGGAATCAAAACGAACTGTCCACTTGATTTTCTTTGCTTTTGTTTGACTTATAAGTGAATCGATAAGTACACTGGTCTTTTCCGTTTCACTCATAGTGACAACATCAGGTATTCTTGAATTTCTAGATGTTACTATAAAACAAATTATTCCAATAAAAAATCCAACAACAAAAAACATAAGTACCAGCATGGATTTTGAAAACATAAAAACTCCCTACAGTTAAGGTTAATAAGTCATAACAGATAAATAATGTATATTTAAAAACATATTGAGATATAGGACGTGAGGATGTCCTCACGTCCTATATCTTTATAAAAAATGGCAGCACCAAAGAGACTCGAACTCCTACATGTCGGGACCAAAACCCGATGCCTTACCTATTTGGCTATGGTGCTTTAAAAAGAAACCTTAGTATTCTTCAGGTTTCTTAATAAGCGTTTTGAGTTTCTCGATATCTTCAACTGTGATGTTTTCCTTATCCCAAGCATTTACGATATCAAGAACCATCTTGGGTCCAAACTGAACTGCAAGCAACAGCAACTGAATAGCAAGTTCTTTATTCATTGCTTACCTCCATTTCCGGAACAGTTACGTCTTTAATGGATACACCAAGTGCTACAGCAAGCTTCAAGAACTCATTCAAATTGGCTGTTGCAGCATCGATAGCTTCGACCAGACTGGATTGAAGAGCATCGTCTGTTGTTTTAAAGGTATGCAAAGCAACAACGGCAAGCTGATACGAATTGAAATAAATCGTACCGATATCGTTGATTTGCTCACGCTGCTCTGCAGTAATAATACCTTGCATTTGTGCCTGAGAAACGGCAGTCATACTTGTGTTATACACAATAGCTGCCGTTTCAAGAGTAGCATAAGCATTGTCAACGATCTGTTGTTTTGTAGCTTGCGCTTCCTCACCAGTGAATTTGCTGCATCCTGTTAAAGGAAATAACAAACTCACAAAAACAAGTAAACTGATAAGAGATTTCATAATCATCTCCGAATGTTAAATGGAGGCGATGTCTGGATTTGAACCAGAGATGGAGATTTTGCAGACCTCTGCCTTACCACTTGGCTACATCGCCATGCTGGAGCCGAGAGCGGGATTTGAACCCGCAACCTGATGATTACAAGTCAACTGCTCTACCATTGGAGCTACCTCGGCACTTGATGGACAAAACGGATTTTATAAATCCAGTCTATGACCAATCAACTCACACACAGAATGCTCATACCGCGTATTTTTTTACAAATAGCATTAATTTAAATCACAGTGATTAGATTTGTACGTAAATATAGGCATAGTACATTCTTCTGCTTTTTTACCATGTTTAAACGGAGCCATGTATTTTTCGATACCGGTTAACTCATCAACAACAGTTACTTTATCCACAAGAACAACATCGCAAGGAGAAAGTATCCACACTTCATTTGTTACATTAGCATCAAAAACATCATCAGTTGTAGGAATTTTATATTCCAATTCGTTGTTCCACAAAAGTCTATAGACATAAAATGTTTTTGTTCCATCTCGAATACGATCACGAATAGCTTGCAAACATTTATGTATGGATGGCGCAAAACATATTCGTTTGATGGTGGGATCTTCATTCAAACCGATGGAACTTACTTCTCTTGGTACCAGATGAGTATCAACAAATTTCTTTTCTGACAAATGATACAAACAATCAAAATTTGTATAATGTTTCATAACGATTTACAAAGGTTTTATAAGTGTTTCTGTTAAAGGTTTGAATCCCATACTTTCATAAAGATGTTTGGCTCTTTTGTTTCCATAAATAACATTAAGCATAAGTAACGATGTATTCGGATGTTTTTCTCGTGCAAGTTTGATGGAATTTTCTAAAAACCAGCGACCATAACCATTATTTTGATATTCCTTAAGTACAACAATCATTGTAATCTTTAACGTAGGTTGGCAATCTGTGCGTACGTTATACGTCAACATGCACATACCGATAGGAATATCCTTATACATAAGAACTGTGTATGTTTTGTTATCTTTTACAGCTTGCTGCATAAGTGTTGTATATTCTAACTTCAAACCATTTGTTGTGAAATCTTCATATTTTCTGATTTCGTGATATACAAGACTGTTTACTTTTTTGTCATTCTCAAGCATCACAAGTTGTACATTGACATACAAATCTTGATATTGTTTGTAATCTTTTTCATTTGTAGTATCGATTTCTCGAATGAACAATTCATCAGGTATTTTACGCATAGTGACAAATCCTCTCATTTTACTCAAAATGTTTCTATTCAAAGATAGGGGAATGTTTTCCCCTATCTTATTACTATCTTTTTTTATTTCAATTTCGCAGCAGTTTCAACATTGAAAGACTTACGAATCTTCGATTCTTCTTGTTTGCCTTTGTGCCAACGAGAAAGCGGAGTATAGAATCCGACAACACGTTGATAAACTTCAGTCGCTTTACCGCATTTCGGGCATTCCATAACCTTACCATCGATATAACCATGATCTTGGCAAATGGAATAAATAGGCGATAACGTTACATAAGGAATTTCAGAATTGACCGTAATGGTTTTGATAAGATCTTTAACAGCATTCGGATCTGTGATCTCTTCACCAAGATACAAGTGAACAACAGTACCACCTGTATATTTCACTTGCAAAGGTTCTTGCAGTCGTATGGTTTCAAAAATGTCATCCGTATAATCAACAGGAAGCTGTGTGGAATTAGTATAATAAGGTTCAACAGCAGTATCAACAAATGTGGTAGCTGTAATAATGTTAGGATATTTTTTGATATCTTTTAAAGCTAAAGCATAACTTGCACCTTCAGCAGGGGAAGATTCAAGATTAAAAGGAATACCATCACACTGATCTTGATATATCGTCATACGTTCACGCATGTGATCAAGAACTTCACACATGAACGCATGTCCTTCTTCAGAGACGATATCTTTTCCCATGAAATTCAAGCAGCATTCGTTACCGCCAACAAGACCGATTGTACTGAAATGATTGAAGAAATATTGACCAAAACGTTCTTTGATATTTCGCAGATAGAATTTGCTGAACGGATAGAAACCTTGGTCGCAACGATTCTCAATGAACTTACGTTTAATGATTAAAGAATCTCTTGCGATATCCATCATCTTGTCTAAACGTTCATAAAAAGCTTCTTTATTGCCTTTACAAAGATATCCAATCCTAGGAAGGTTAATAGTAACGACCCCGATAGAACCAGTAAGAGGATTGGCACCAAACAAACCGCCACCACGTTTTCTAAGAACGGTGTTGTCGAGTCTAAGTCTGCAGTTATGTGTGATGAATCCGTTTTCGGAGAGTTCGAAAAGATGGTCTTCACTATCCACCTCGATACAATACGCAAATTCTTGATCGTCAGTACCTAAATCAACAACTTCCGTTACTTTAAACCACTCTGTGTTGTTGTCTGAAACAGCATAAGGAAGATACGTGATATTCGGTTTAATAGCCGTTGCAATAACTTCATTAACGGAAGTCAATGTTGTTTCACAACCAGTAAGTTGTGCGTATTTCACCGGTTGCAGGTGGTGATATTCCATAACAACACCATCAGGGCAACGTGTTGTTTTAATCTTAAGGAATCCTGTTGCTTTGAATTTGAGTACACGTTTAACTGGAATCCATTTATCAAGATATTTTACTGTTACGGAATTGATAGCTTTGTTATTTAAAAACAGATCATAAAACTTCTTGATAGGCCAAGTCATTTCGTTATACGTATAAAAACCATCTTCATTGGTCACTTTCATACGAAAATGAATATGTTCCTCAGGATGGAACGGGCACATCGATCGGATATCTTCAGGTTTCATATCCGAGTTGACCAGATTAGTAAAATAAGGACTACCATACTTACCAGCAAGACGCCACAAGGGTTCGTAATCAGGATTGTCCCAATCGAAATCTTTGGTAATATTGTAGTTAGGAATGGGGAAAGAGAAAGGTCGACCAACGCCATCACCTTTAAGATTAACTTCGCAAAAAGCTTTGTTAATCATATCCATTTCTTTCTGGCAATCGCCATATGTCAACGTGGGGTGCAATTTTCCACCAACAATACATGCTTCTTTTTCCATATATTTAGGAACAGTTAAGTCCATAGATAAATTGGAAAAAGGCGTCTGAAATCCTACACGTGTCTTCACAGTCATGTTGTGCATAAACTGCTGCATGCATTGTTCGACTTGTTCGTATGTGAGATTGTCAAGTTTCACAAATGGAGCCAAATAGGTATCGAAATTCGAAAATGATTGTGCTCCAGCACTTTCACCTTGAAGCGTGTATAAAAAGTTCCAGATTTGTCCAAGAGCTGTTTCAAAATGTTTAGCAGGGTTTGATACGTTTGTTCCTTTTACTCCACCAAAACCAGTCAATAAAAGATCACGAAGATCCCATCCGCAGCAATACGAAGCAAGCGTACCTGCATCGTGAATATGCATATCGCCATCCATAGCTGCTTTACCAATATATTCAGGATAAACCTTATTCATCCAATAGTTTTTGGTAATGCGAGCAGCAATGTGGTTGTTAAGACCTTGCAGGGAATAATCCATATTGGAGTTTTCACGAACTTCCCAAGCATCTTCACCAATATATTCGTCAATGATTTTCAATTGTTCTTGCAGAGAAAAATCTCTGGCTTCGTGTCTTTTAAAGCGATACAAAATAAACGATTTAGCTACTTCGTAAAATCCATAGTTCATGATTGCCGTTTCGACAATATCTTGAATCTCTTCGATATGGATTTGAACTTCCTGATCCTTATATTTCTCTTCAAGTACTCTAACGACATTTTTAGCAATCGCAAGAGAGTGCTCATTAACAAAAACTCCATATTTGTCGGAATGCTCGTTCATAGCTTTCGAGATGGCTGTTTTGATTTTATTCAGATCAAAAGGAACGATAGTTTTCCCATCTCGCTTGATAACCGACCAATTATTCATTACTGTATCTCCTCTATGTAACATTCTCTAAGCTGTATTTAATAAGACTCGGAGTATACAATAATTTGAAGTTTTTTCTTTTCAATTTGTGTCAGATTTTACTAATATACGCAAACAAAAACAATTCCTAATAAGTTTCATTTACAAATATTATATTGATTCCAATACATGCAGATGCTACCTATTTTGGTAGCATCTGCATTGTTATAACATATCGATATCTTTTACATTTTATTAACAACAAGTCCTTTAACACAAAGATCAGTTACTCTAAACGTAGCTCTTCTCTCATCACTTGCCGTTGTAGGTGTAAGCGGATTGTTTTCAAAAAGATACTTGTGACCAAGATATTTAGGATCAAGCCATTCATCACTCATTTCTTTTGTTTCAAAAGAACGAAGTGTAAAATATTTCTTCAATGCTTTAGTGTATTCATCAGTTCCACGTCGTGCTACGTTATAACAAACTTGATTAATGGCTAACGCAAATTCAAAAGTGATTGCATTTTTGAAGTGGAATTTATGTCGTGTAACAATATCAGCATTTGAAGGAAACATTTTAACAATACGATTCGCACCCATCTTAGCGGCACTGTTTTTTGTAAGCATATAAAGAGCTGCATGATGACACATATTGGAATGTCCTGTGAACCACATAATGGCACACACTCTTCCCATAAAAATAGCGTAGTCACCAGGATTTGTCAACAAAGTAAACACGTTAAGAATACGAATCAAGTAGTAATATACCTTATATTTTGTCTTACCAGTAAATTTATATCCAAGATAAAACCAAGCAAGAAGTCGTACAACATCAGGCCCAAGTCCATACCAACGATAGATAGATCCTCTATCATTATCTTCAAGTTCTTCACTAGGACTAGCAAACGTTAAAAGACCTTTCTTTCTTCCTTTATGATCCTTATCACTAAAGGTAGTCATTTCAAACAATGTTTGCAAAGCATCTTTTTTATTGAATGTAAATCCTAAAGAAAACTGCGGATCGTCATGAAGTTTCACCATCGTAGCCAAATAATACATAAATCCTGCAAGCATATCTCCAGAGAAATTGACAGCTTTTTCTCGTTCTGCATGGCCCACAGGGTGTCTACCAATAACACCATTTTCATCAATATAACTCAAAATAACTTGTTTTAAATCTTTACATTTGCAATGACTTTGCTCAACGGCAGCTTGCAGTAAACAGAGAAATTTAAAGCCGTCACCATCATCAGTAAGTTTTGTATAATCATAATCATCCAAATCTTTCTGATACTCGGTTTTAAACTGTTTGAACGTATCGTCTTCTGATAACAAGCTTTTCATTTCAAGAACATTGTTAATACTGTCAACATGTTCAATATCTTTTTCTTTATAAGAAGGAAACCATAAGAAACGCATCACAATAGAAACAAGGACTTTAAGCCATTGCAAAATCAAAGCATCAAACAAAATGAATGCAACCAGTTTTACATGTGCCCACATAACTACCTCATCGGTTAAAAGGTTATCGTCATAGTGTATATCGAAATAACAAAAAAAAAATAATCATAGACGATACGAGGTAGCTTCAAGCTACCTCGTACCAACCTTCTGAAGTCCCATGCCGAAAAGAAAAACCTTTTTGGTGGGTCGTGCAAGATTTGAACTTGCGACTCCGTGCTTAAAAGGCACGTACTCTACCTACTGAGTTAACGACCCGTAATTCAACATATAATCATTCTTTATGTACTTTTTTACAAATCATTTAATTTGTACATGTTATTGTGTAACGATATCTGAAACGCGCATGCGTACTACCAAACCGATATTGGTCGAATGAAACATCACGAGGTACGCAATTGATTCTGTATAAAAATTCATCAACAGGCATACACGTATCATCGTTGATACGTACACCATCTACTACAGCGTTATAACTATTATCATCTTCATAAACAGTACGAACACACAATGCTTCAAGTATTACTGTTCTTGGTATGTGGTTTATTTCAGGTTTTTGCACTGGTGCGTTTGGTATTATAGGTTTTATTTCTTCAGCATGTACATTGTGTACAAGTGTAAACGATACGAAAAACAAGAGAAAAACCATATTTTCAACGAACAACATACATTTCTTCACGATAAAACTCCTTACAAAAAGAATAACAAATTATAATATTTCTGAGTTTTCTTTAACAGGAAGTGGAATCTTTTTAATATTTTCAAAAAGTTTTATTCGTTCAAGATAGACTAATCCTTTCTGAGGTTGAGAAGGATCGACAGTCAAAACCACAACATGTTTTTTCTCAGCATAATTCAAACAAGATTGTGTACCTCCGGTTAAGATAGATTCAAATTTAAATCCAACAAGGACATCAGCATGATTAACCATATACTGATTTCTTTTATGAAACTTGTATGTGGATGGAGGATCATGATCAATATAAATAACCATATCAGCATGATCCTTGGCATACCGATATTCTTTTCTGGTTTCTTCTGGCCAAAACCTATCTTGACATTCAAAAGGTATACACATGACGGATCTACAATCAGGATGCGTTTTTCTAAAAATCATTACCTCATGAGCAAACCATAAATCAATTCCACAAGCTCCACCAGTCAAAAAAGTTTTTACACCTTTGCTATAAAGTGTTGCTATAACCTCTTTAATAAGTTCTCCTGTTTTTTCAATAATATCCGGCATGGTATTCTGATAAGCAAAGAACGCTTGAACACGATGTCCTGTAATAGCACAAACTAGATTTTTTGTCATACTTTCTTTTCCTTAAATGATCGCACTGTATTGCACACGAATACAAATGCATGCAATCCAAGTACCAAAAGCCATACGAGAGGGCCACCATCACGTATTACAGCAAGCATAGCTCGTTTTCTTGCAACAGTTCTTTTTATCTGATATTCGTGACAAGCATCAGCGTATCGTTTGATACTTTTTACTGTCCACCAAAGACACCACACAATGAGCACGATATTCATAAATATAAGAAATTCTTTCATTCTTTATTCACCCATTTGTTGATGCATTCCCAATAAACAAGACCTGCATGGTAATATCCATATAAAACCCAACCACAAATAAAACTTACAAGCAAACATTTATTAAAAAAGATGATTTTACTGTCGCCTTGTTTTGTCTCTTTTATAGCTGAATAATAGTCACCCCAATAAATAGCCCAAGCAGAATTAATACAAATAAGAATAAGCCATAAAGTCAATGGCATGATTTTTAACAAAATGTATAGGCTAAGAAAGCCTACAAAGAAAAGATATAAAGCAAGTAAATCACATTTAAGTACATTTGAGAATTTATACATACAAACACCTCCTTATCATGTAATCCATTATAAGTTATAAATTCGTTTCAAAGAATTCGATACAATACGCTTTATAAATGGTTCTTCGTATTTTAGCATGATACTTGTGCTTGTACATGTTGTTGTTGTATATGTCAATAAATCGAACAACAAACCCATCAAGTTTTCTTAACCGTCCAAGCATTTGTTCAACCTGTGGTTCTGATCCTAAAGATACCGTATTAATAGCTGTTTGAAGATTACGGATATCTTTTGCTGTTCCACAAGATTTTGGTGTTCCTATAATAACATCAGCTTCATAAAGGTTTGAAATAGGATCATCACTTGTATATGTTCGAACATCAAGGTCTTTAAAATTATAACTTATGTAATCTCTTAATGTCGTTGCCATAACAATTGTCGATACAAAAATAAGCAGTTTACCGTTTTCATGTCTTTTTTCGTAATATTCACTTCTTATAAGAGACATGATGATTTTGACATAATCTTGTTTGAGATGACCATTACCCAAAATAAATTGTTCGTATTTTGTATGATTGTATCCTTTATCAGAATTAAATCTGTCTTGTTTGTTGATTGGTATATAGTACTTATACATTCTACCGTAAATATACTTATCAAATTCGTTACGTCCACCTATGATGCTTTCAGGAAAAATGGTGTTAAAGATGGTTCTGTTTTTACCGGAACTTCTCTTAGGTGTTGCTGACAAATAAAGATTGTGCGGTAGATTTGACCACAAATCCATCATAACCACCGCATGAAAATTCAAATGAACTTCGTCAACTATTTTCGTACCAATATCAAAAATTTCAAGAAATTCTTGATATCCTGGAAGTTCCGTGTAAGGACTTGTTGTCTTAAGAATATAATTTCTTAATGTACCAATAGAGAAGATGATAAACTTTGGTTTGTATCCTGACTTTTTGTTTTTATTGAATAATTTAACAAGTGATTGAACACCTTGTACAATGTATACCTCATCATCCTGACACAATGTTTTTTCGAGTACATTCATTTTCCATTGATTTTGTACACCATCACAGACAACTAATGCGCAATAATTAAAAATGGAACAAACCTTAATACCACAATACGTTTTGCCTTTGCCCCATTGCATATTGTTGATACGCATGGTTCTTGAAGTATCTGTTAAAAATGCTAAAGCTGCTTCATGTTCCGGTCTATCCTTCCATACAGGATTCATAACAATGGAAGTATGATTTTTCGGTACACGTGGTTTGTGTTCTGTAACTGTATATTCGACATCGTATTCCTTAAGATAAGTATCCAAATTTTTATAAGCATGGAGTGGAATATGATATCTTCCTGTATCCATATCGTAGGCATAATACCGATCTTTAACGATTGTCTTTCGTAAATATTTGATATATTCTGTTTCTCTTAACGATTCAAGAAACAACCGAATATTGACATCACTCGTTATATATCCATTTCTATCTGCAGTAATTGTAAAATACGTAGCGTAAATATCAATAAGAACTTGATTATTAAAAAGCATACGTTCTCCTTAGTAAATGCGGCATAAGGCTTTAAAGCACATCATAAATGTAATATATACATAAATACACGATAAACAAAAAAAAATAACACGTAAATTAATCGACAAGGGAAGGAGGATAAAACCTCCTTCCCATATCAATATAACTTATTGCGGGCAATCATGTCCGTCATAATCACCATTCAACCAATCCTGAGGCGTGACAACACCACACGCACCAATAACCGTAACTCGATTGGATGGAATGACCGAAGTCACATACAGTCCACCATAATACAACGTGAACTGCCATACATCTTCCTTGGCATCGTAATCCGTATGAATAGCATAATCTCTTGTACCGTTATCGAAATCTACAATATGAAAGAACTCCTCAGGAGCTTCATTATTGTTAACTTCTTCAGCGTAAGCATATGCTTCTTGAGTCATATGAGCATGTGCCGTCATCGGAGCAAATACCCAGATGGTGATGATAATGGTGAACAGGATAACCATAGCCAGAACAGCGGAAATGATGTTTTCAATGTAGTTGCGCATAACAAAACTCCTTATTTGTTAATGGTTATTTTTATTTCACTATTGTAATGTATATTTATACTTGTATGAATAACATTTCATTCAACTGCAGTAGGTTAATCCTACTGCAGTTATGATTTTTTAAAATGTTGTTTTAGTCATTTGTACTTGAACTTCGTCAGACATTTTCTTTATGTTTTGATAATCTCTGATATTTTTCTCATACGTATAACAATCGTAAGATGACAACAACAAATTAATGGATGGTTCGCACCACCCGAAAAGATGTTTCTTTTTATCTTCGTAATTGTCAAACAGCACAGTATCACACAATCTACATTTAACAAAAGACGTTTGTGGAGGAGCGTATTTTACTTTGGTTAAAAATCCATCATCGTAACAATGTTTGAACAAACTATACAATTCTTCCTTACTGTACGGAACTCGTTCAAACGTAAGATTAATGATGTCCTTTTCAAATTGCAAAATATAAGGTTTCACATAAATAAGTTTCGTATACGAATTGCTTTGTGAAACCAAAGCATGAAGTCTTAGCTGATCATCTGATAAATGTTTCACATTGAAAGCATCAAACTCTTGCTGAATCAAACTAGCATTAGCCGGAATCATCTTTTAATCCTCCAAGAATCGGACAAGATTTTTATACTGACAAATATATTTATCTCGTTTACGATTTACTTCTAAACGAAAACTTTGCTCATCGTTTTCAAGACACATATTTACAAAATCACCATTCTCAGAAATAGCATTAAGATATTTCCATACAGGCAAATCGGTTTTAAAATAATTCTTTGCATTGCAAGGATCTGTAAAAATGCAAACCATTACTGGCGCATAATAAAAAGCTCTAAGATCTTCAGAATACAATTTCCCATCAATTTGTACAAATAACCGATTTTTAATGTATTGTAACATGTCACTAGTAAGCAGATAAGGACAACACAATAAAAGCTTTTTCATCATCTTACAAATATCAAGCTGCGCCAAGTTCAAATAAAGAACCAGTTTGTTTCCATTGTCTTTTTCATTAGAAAATGTATTGTTGCACAAATTACTTTCAAGTCTTTCATCGAGCTTTTTATCGAGCAAATTTTCCACAATATTTCTCCTTATTTTTTGATAAGACTTGATGCTACACGATTATACTTGGAAATGATCCAAGCAACTATGATGAAGCTAAGACCTTTAAGCAGATACAAAAATCCAATCACCCAAGCAATGGGACCACCACGAAACACAAAGTTTGCAACTTGAAAAACAATAGCCGCTCCTTCATATGTCGAAACATGTCGAATCGTTTGTCCTGCTTGTTTAACAAACTGAAAAGGTTCATAATCAAATTCTTCTGCATTTTTTGTCAAACGATATTTTCGTCTCCAGTTTAAAAACAAATACACTGAAACAATACCAACAACAATCCAAAACACAATCATTACGATCCTCCTTAAAATGACATACAGTAAAATATTAACGTAAAAAAAAAATGAGGAGGGTACGTTGGTACCCTCCCATTCTTACAATACATTAAGAGATGTCGAAATAGACATCAAATGGGCCTTGTTCATGAAGTGTCGTATACGTTCTGGCATTTGAGAAATATTTTCTATGCCCTTGCAACGCCATCTCCATAGACATGGTTCTGCCTTGAATAATACGCACAGTCTTTGAGAATCTAACGTTTTTAACATCCGTTACAACAGGAATACTCAAATCGTATTTATCTGTAACAAGATGAGCTTTAAGGATAACTTCAAGATGGGATAGATGTGTTGATACTTTGTCATAACAAAGTTCCGCAAAATCTTGTAAGGCAGCACTCGCATCTTTGTACCGAGCAAGCTTACCTGATTCAAGAACTTTAACAACAGTATTCACAAAACCCATCATTGAATCTGTATTAATGGTTGTTCTAAATATTGGTGTATTCTTGCAATCAAGCATAGGAACCCATACAACATGTTCGTCTTGAATAAGTTCACTATAATGATCTTTCATGTAATACATAAATTCAGCAGTAAGGAATGGTGTCTGTCCATCGACATCCAAGCTGACAAGCTCGTTATTTCCATTACTGTCTCTGACATAAATAGCACCAATATCAGAAAGTCTTTCTTCAGGAATTGTTAAACCATCATCTCTATTTAAAGAGTGCAGGTCGGATACGCTGCCTCTTAAATGCTCATACCAGATACCGATGTACCACTGATTCTTTGCATCTCGATACGGTTTCTTAAGATAAATACCAGAAGAACCTCTTTCGAAAAATTCATCTGCTATTTTTGGAATCAGATACAACTTGGACTTAGTTTGACCGATATGTTTTGTTTTAAGGATCATCTGGGAAATACGTTCAACCACATTGGTAGCAGAATTGATACCGATATTCATCCCAGGTGTAAGGTTACGAGATAAGACACCCATACACGTTTCACACACACCATCCGTATGACGACACGTGATAGGACTACGCATAAGTACCGTTTTATCAATATATTGTTCAAAATTGTTTGCCGTTAACAGAACAAGTTTACCATTATCATAAATAAACTTGCCCATGCAGTTTTTGATCATGAATGATTTAAGTGTGAACGGCAAGAATACCTGAGAACCGCAATCACCAGAATAAAGGTTTGCAATAGAGCATGCAAGCAAATGTTGTTTGCGACCAAAATACTGGGATTTTCTAATGGCTTCGTGGTTATAATAAACGGCTTTTCTTGCAGCATTGTGCTCAATAACGGCATCGATAATATCGCGCATACCAGACAAGGATGACCCATATACTGGACGACCATATACCTTGTCATTTATTTCACTTCTTGGACCAAAAGCAATAAGCACTTGCGATATTTGCGCATAGTTAAGCGCTTCAGCTTCCTGATACACTTGTAAAATATTATCTTTTAACGCTCCACGAGTACTGATAAGCTTTGTAAGTTCTGCGTTGGCATTGTTTAAAATCTTTTCTACTTGTGCTGAAGATGCAGCACTTTCCAAATCAACATTGATGATTTTAGAAACTCGTTCGTCTGTTACAATGTGAGCAAGTTCGACAAGACTCATGCCGCAATGATGTTCAGCCAATTCAAAATTTCCGAAATCATTCAAGAAAACGATTTCTTCATAAATCGCTTGTTTGAATTGTTGAATATCTTTTTTGGTCAGATTTTCTCGTAAAATAAAATCTGCATAGATTCTTGTAAAAGAATTTGAAAAAACCTTAGCGTTATACGGTCCTGTCATTGTGAAAATATATTTTTTCAACAACGGCATTTTCAGCGTATTGCACAGTTCAAAACACGGTATATGAACAAGCAACGCTTGAATTGGCATTTCTTCAATACCGTCATCAAACTCTACATCAACCCAACCTCTTGGATGACGATGTTTTGTAATGCACTCTCGTGCCCATTTTTTCGTCATCATTTCCTTTGTTATAAGCATATCTCAATTCCAATCCTTTTACACCAAAGATTCCTTAAATCTGGTAAAATCAGCGATTTCTTCATCAGTTGCAATTGGATTTTCGACATCTACTCCTATAGTTGTGGCAATATGCTTATATACTTTAATCATTTGATTGGATTTTCTTAATTGTTCATCAGTAACATCAACCCAACTCAGTCTGGTCGGATACTCTTCAGTCAACAACGTTTCAGTAAGTTTGTTTGTAGCTTCAGGAGCATTGGCATACAAACTTAAAATACGAAACGCCATACGAGCACCGATCATCATAACCATGTTTCTGTTTTCATCCTCACCTACGCGAATAGGCGTAAGACCAATCGGATATTGCGATTTGAATTTTGCAGATTTGATACGAAGTGGCGTTTCCCACTGGTTTACATAGGTTTGACTGCAAGATCTTGCATGAGGAACCTTGCAAAGAATATAAATATATTTCTTTCCAATCCAAATATTTCTCAAAGTACGAACACGACGAATGAATTTTCCATCGGAATCACGCATGTTGTATTCAACAGGAGTTGCCTTGATTCCATATTTCTTCTCCATTTTGATAGCCCATTCGACATTGAGTGTATCGAGATAACTAGGACATACAAGAATAATGGTTTCCGTTGAAAGAATTCTTTTAACAAGAGCTTCTTTCTTTATCGTAGATGTGCAAACGTACTTATCGACTTGTTCACCATAACACGGATTGACATCATAAAGAAATTCGATGTGATATTCATAAGCATCAAGAATCGACATTTTCTTCATGTTCTGAATAACCGTATAGGACAAACAATTCAAATATTGTTCGTACATCTGAGACATATTCATTCTGTTAAAAACAGATTCTGGTGCTTGCACCAAGTCAGCACGAACACCGAAATCGTTAACAGGCATATCCAAATCATCTACAACACACGAAATAACACCTTTACCACCTTCACGTCCGGTAAGTTTATTTCCTTCAGTTACCTTATTTTTATAACGATATGTGATAACAAGATCAATAAATTCAATGATGTCTCCTTTTCGTGCAAATTTAGGAGGCGTCTTTCTCGTTAAATTAAACACTCGTTTTCGATAAGCATCAAGAATACTGGCAGCTCTTGTGACTAAAGTATTAAATTCAGGAGCAAGATCATAATGCTCCTGAATACATTTTTTATTGTACACGTCAATAATGCGTGTGTGAAAATTGATCGTTGATTGTTCGTATTTGTTTATTTGTTCAAATATGTGCGCCGGAGTTTTGATTTTGTTTGAATTGTTGCGAAACACATCGATATCAATGACGGTACTGTCAGGAGAATCAGCAAAGTAAACATCATCGTGACCATATTGCGGCTCCATTAAAGCTTCATCTGTCATATCAGTCATGATAGTGACATCGTTAACACGTCTGAATGCACACACAATACCGTCTTCACGAACATTTTCGTGAATATCCGGCATAAACTTATATTCGTCCACTGAACCATACAGGTTAAGTGGAATCATGTTTTTATCGATTTGAAGTGCTAATGTTCGAATAGCCGTACTTTCCAAACGTTTGGCAAGTGACTTTGAAATATAAAAAGCATCTTCGACAGTTCTACTGTCAGTCATGAAACAAATGTTGGCATTAAGTCCAAGACAATACTTACTGCCTTGAATAGCATTTGAATGACAAAGCCGTGTTCCTTTTGGAACAATCATACCTGCATTCAAATACCGATAGTCGATATGCATGTCATACCCAAAACCATCTGTTCCTCTAACATAGGTGGGAACTTCCATGCAATGAATAAGATTGTCTTCACCAAGATAAACTACTGTAAATACTGGTGAAGCTTTAATAGGTTGAGAACCGATACCTGTCCGGTATTTAGGAATGGCATCAATGATTTGGCCATCCATTTCAAATACGCCATGATTAAATGTATAATTTTGAAATTCTCGTTCCGCACCACTGGCAACAAGTGGCATCTCACAACCATCCGTAATCATACATTGGTTAGAATTGCTTGAGAACATGCTCAATCGTTGTGACGAAATAAACTGACAAAATGGTACAAGTTGTGCTTCTGATCCAAGTAAACGCAAATCTGCGTTCAAATTTCGCATCATCGGATATTTATCCGAATCATGACGTTTACTTACAATAGTCGGTCTTACGAACATCGCATTCCTCCGGTGCAACGAACAAAGTTTCCTTATGACTTAATACTATTGACACATTAAGTACAATAAAACATCACCTCCAATCTAGTAATATATATTTTTACCATAAATGGAGAAATTACTATGTCTCTTATCGAATATTTACAAACCAAAGCTTCTGATTATGCGGATCTTGATTTTGAATGGAGAAAATTTATTCAAGATCACAGAAGAATCATTTTAAGTAAAAGTACCATTCGAACATTAACTGTTTATGAAACCGACAAATACAAATATCGTCCTGAAGAATATCTTGAACACATTAATATCGATCCCGGAATAGCCTGGATTGTACTTTGGATAAATCAAATTCCCAATAACGAATATTTTGTCGATATCGAACAACTCTACATTCCAGATGAAAAATATTTGACCAGTTTACGACAATCTTACCGCAGCGTCAGAAAAGAATTACGCTCAAGCGAAATTATAAAAGATTAACACAATTGTACTCTATCTGGAAGGGACATCCCTTCCAGATAGAGAGTTATGCAAGATTAAGAACATTCATAGGAGGATTCGGATCATAATACTTCTGAAGAGGTATCAACCATACCCAGTCATAAAGCAACATTAAATCAAGAATACCATTAAGATTACGTTCATCAACAACTTGACCAATGACAAGATCATGAGGATCAAAAACAGTATTCGAATCCTCAGATTCTATATTTTTTGGATCGATCTGTGGGATAACTGTTGTTAAAATATGTGACTGACATGTGTTTAGTAAACTATTGATAAAGTTGTATTTACCTAACTGAACAGCTTTTGGATTAATAAGCATGGCAATAGGAAACAAAACATAACGTTTGAATAAAATCCAACTTTCTGTTTCCATCATGCATCTTGTTTGAATAGAATCCAGACGTAAATGGATATTTGAAATATTGACCATTTTAAAATATTGAGAAATAGGATCTGGTCCAGCAAGTCCAAGGATATCTCTTGTTCTGCTGACGCTCACTTCCCAATTTTCCAAGATAGTTTTAATTTGAGCTATACCTTCAATATACGTAGAAAAGTCACAGCTCGTATCATAAGCAACACCAATCTTTCTTTTATCAACAGTACGATACATGGAAAAGAGTTTCGTATCCGGATTGATTTCTACGGTAACAGGATATTCGTATACGGATTTTTCTTTCTTTTTAAAAAAGAACATAAAACCATCCTTTAACTTAATCTATTGTTGTTTCTTGCTAATTCACACAATCTTCTAGGTTCTGTTGTACTAAGACCACAATCACACGTATCAACAACATCACAAAGAGCTTCAACGGCACGAATCAAATAGTCAATCATAGTGTCGTCACCAGATCGTCTATGACTGGAATCTTCTTGAGGAAGAGGAGGATTGGCATTTTGGTTATACCCTTTGTTGACATCAATAGTTGTCGATGTCATATTACTTCCATAACTCCCCATACCAAGAGCTTCAGCTTTAATTGATTGTGACGTTACTTGCTCTAATTTGGTCAGACCTCCTTTATGATTAAACATAGGGGAATCAACCACAAAAGATTTGTTAGCATTGACAACCATATTGTTGGTATTTAAAACAGTAGCGCCTTGTTTTGAATTGTTTTTAAAGGTAAATGCTGGAGTATCCCAAACAATTTGATCACCAGCTTTAATAAGCAAATCTTCAGGGACACAAAGCACACCTTTTTTCTGCACCAAATCCAAAAAACACCCATCCTTGTTACGCATAAGGATTCGCGATGTTTCCGATTCAATACGAAATTCATTACCTACATCATCACATACCGTGACAGTGTTTTCTACAGCATCAAGTTTTATAAGGTATTGATAAGATTCACCATTCGATTTAGCTGTTCGAAAAAGAATATGTCTGTTGTGAAGCGTATCCATTTCAAACTGATACGTATTGTCTGTCGTCAACGTATCGACAGCATCTGAAGTATCAGCAATAGCAATTGTGTAACGTTCTGTTCTTCTTAGTCTATCGTCACGTCCAAAAGAATCCCAATAATACGTATCCGAATCACCAAAACTATACACTCGGACTTGTTCTTTCTTCTTTACATCTGGAGGATAAATACGATTTGTATGATGACCTCCATATACAGCTTCAATAACGTTGGTTGTCGTTACTTTACCGACATAACCATCACCATTCTCACCACTCGATACTTGTTTATCTTGAACAGCAGGTCCTATCTCTCCTTCGAGGTATGGTTGCAGTTCAAGCAAATGAACTTTTACGATACGACTATTTGGTTGTTTATCTTCAAGTACCAATCCTGTAAATTCGGAAATAGTACTGCCTTCACGATTTCTATTTTCTGATTGCATAAACTTCTCCAAAAAAAAATTATGACATGTAATAACAAGATGGAGGGTAGGTTTGAACCTACCCTCCACAATGAACGATTGTTATTTACCAGCGATAACGCCTATCATCACTCCACGGAGGAACCGATGAATTGTACGAACGTTCTTTCTGATACGCTTCAAGAGAACGTTCCCAATCAGCTTTCGGTTCATCTCTATGAAAATCTCTTGCAGGTTCTCTCGGTCTGAAGTCTCTTGGATCTCTATAATAGTCACGAGATCTGGAACGACTGTTATAAAAATCATCTCTATATCTTCTATCGTCATCAAGTCCAAGAACTTCTAAAGGACTTTTACGTTTTGGAGGTTCGTTAGGTTGTTCAAAACGGTTTCTTCCACTAGGAACAGGTTCAGGTTCACGGAAAGCCGGACGAGAAGTATCGTCATTTCGTCTGACGAAATCTCCTTCATATACACGAACATTATTATTGTTGTCTTCAGTCTGACGACGAGAACGAGGAACATCCAAAGATTTTGCATTCACGATTTCACTATCCTTAGAAGCACTTTGTCCATACCAACCACTTTTCTGACGATACACATCAATATGATCCATATGTTTTTCAATGATATTCAAATCGTTAACTGTTGCATTGGCTACTTCAGCATCGAAGATATACGGGAAGAACGGAGCAAGAGCTTTCCATGCTCTAAGCCAAACCGTCATATACGTTTCAAACTGAGGATAATCAAGACGTTCCGTAGTTTTTACATAAACATCATCAAGCGTTTTGTCTTCATCCACATGGAAAATAGCATTTGTCAAACGGCTAAACAACGCCCAAGACTTTTTTCTGACTTTAGAACCAAAAGCGTTTTTAAAGTCATCCGTTTTGTTCTGGAAACATACCCGAAGTTTACTGGTCTTATGTGCCTTGTCGTAATAGATATTCATGAACTCCCTAGCGGAAGCTCCATCGAATACTTTCTTATACTCGTTAAACGTTTTATCATCCAGATCATCAATGTTCGATGACAGAATTGACAAAAGAACAGGATCGCCAGTTTCTTCACCGGTTTTGATTTTCACACCAACCTGAATAAGAACCTGCATCACCTTATTGTACGTAATTGACAAAATCGTCGAAATGGACTGATAGAACCACAACTTTTCTTTGCTGACGGATACCAATTCGTTGATTGGATTCATTATCAAAGCATCAGGATCTTTGATATCCGTTCGATACACGTAAAGTTTTCTTTGTACGGTATCATTCGTTTTATCCGTCATGTAATACGGTTCATCAGGATTTGTAACTGGAGTAATCAGTCCATCGTCATGCACATGCAAATATTGACCAAGTTCCAAAATCTTCGTCAAAAATTCCGTAATTTGTTCGTGCTTGAACGTGAACTTATCAGCTGTCTTAGACATCGGTGACCTCATGGTTAAACAATTGCGACTCAAGAGCCTTTAAAATATCATCCTCTTCATTCCCTTTGCTCAACTTTAGAATATAATCGTCTACAGAATCCATATCAATAAGTGCATTAAGTTCAGAAACAAGTTCTTCAAAACTCAATTCAGAAACAGTTTGAGATGAAGCAAAAGACATGTTGTTAAAATCCTTTGGATTCGGTTGTCGCATTAACAACATCACGAAGTGCTTGTGAATTCGTGTAATAATTGTCTTCAGTACCAACAAGCGGAGTTGTCAAACCACCAAGAATATCATTGTTTACAAGAAAATCATTGTTGACATTTTCTCCCATAATGGATAGATTGATACCACAATCAGAAGAAGAGTGATAATGGACAACACACTCGATATCCGCACTCAATCCATCTTCAACCATAGGAAATACCGTTTCACTTAAGAATCGTTTCAATTGGAACCAACGATAATTGGTTGAAGATTGATCTTCTTCAATGAACGGATATGGCCCAATAAGTCTTTCATAATACGGTTCGTTGTTACCAAGAAAAATCGCTGTTCCTTTCCTAGGCTCACGGGTAGCATAGAAGAACGAGCAATCAGAAATACCGCAATTGCTCATTACCGGAGGTATAGCAGATCTAAGAACTGCCGTATACAGATTGATAGGTGTTATAGCTGTATCGTCAGGACAATATTGCATCGGATCACATTTAAACAAATACACATTGATGTGATCTTGCAGTGAAGGATATCGTCTTAACAACACACCAAAGTCAATAGGTTCATTAATGTTAAGTCCGATTTGGTTTTTCGGATATTTATCTGCAACACTATTCTTAAAAAGTTCCAGATTAGAACGCGCATCCGTAAACGATACGTTTCTACCCATTCTTGCTTCAAATGAAGTGAATCTGTCAGCTTCAGTTCCAAGAATAGTCTGACTAAGACCACGTACAATTTTAGAGATTTGATGTTTCGGTGATTTGTCTAGACTGTTGACCAGAATGTTGTGCTGTTTGTTTGCAAGCGAGCACATCTCTGGAGAGCACCACGCATTACCAGGTTCATCCTGAAATTCCAAAGAAGTATCACGATTAAACCATTCATCTTCGCGGTTGCTTTCATACGCTCCCATAGATTGAGACAAATCTTCAGGACGAAGCAAATACTCCCTATCACTATTGACAATTGTTGCCATCGGATTGACAACATCCAAATCTACAGTAGGAACAGTAAGTACACCATCTCCGGTAACACCACGTTCAGCTTGAACATTGAGTTGCGTAAAATGTGTCGGAACTAAGATTGCTCTTTCATTGATGATTTGTCTTCCGAAACTACTGGTAACAGGTTCTTCTCTGTCAGCTACAAAACCAGTATAAATCAATCTGTTCGTCAATCTATAATTGTTGCCACTATGTCCACGATAAACATCGTTATCAATAAAACAAATCCATGTCCAGCATTCAGATAAAAATCCGGATTTGAAAAGAACACCATAGGCATCAGGTTTTAAGAAACTATTGGACGAAGGTTTATTCGTCATATACGAATCAAGAAATCCGTTGCCTCCATAAGAAGCCGTATGCGATTGAATGGCTTCCTTAATGGTTTCTGACAAATCGGAAACAAACGGAATGCTGAAATCACAAACGAAAGGACGAACAGTTTGATCCGGAATTGATCTTGGAGCAAAGAAATTGATGACGCATTTTCTTTCGTCATATCTCCAAGGAACACTTTTAAGTTTAATCTGACGATCGCCATCAACAATCCGGTCAAATTCATTTCTACGATCGAACATAGTTATCTTCCTCTCCAAATACCAAAGATGTTGAAATCGCGTTATACAAAATCAAATCGTAACAATACACCATAGATAAATTCTTAGTGTAACAAACAAACATCGCTACTTGATTGTGAAACAAAAATTCAATCTTTATAGGTGCCTCTTCTTCGTGACGATCTTCATACACCAAATCCAACAAAGTATCAATATGTTTAAATAATGATTTACACCAATGACCATCATTAGCTTTCAAAATATCAGATCCTTCATAAATGATATCCAAATATCGATTTTCTACATAACTTTCATCCTCCAGTATCCACCCAAAAGAACTGTCAGCATTGTCCTTGGAAAAATCATGGTCTACAAAAGTTAACCATATATCCGTATACGGACAACTTTGCAAGAATTCCACGATACTGCTTGATGTGTAATAATCGTTACAATCATACACATCGCATAAAGCGCATACGTGTTCCATGTGGCGATCAACAAGATTTTCAGATTCTTTTTCAAGAATACCCAAATGAAACATCTTGTTTATTTGTTGTTGGCTTATAACACCAGTTACAAGTGAAGGTCTTGTAAACAAATCGCCACGAAGATCAAAATAGATTTGCGGTTCAAAGGAACGTAATGCTCGTTTAATGGCAGCTCTTGGTGTGTCTTTTAATTTGACATATTTGTCAAAAGAATTGTCAAGTTCATCAGATGTCCCAGAGTTGTAATATATATCTGTCAATTCATCGGCGAAATCCTCAATATCGTATCGAACAATTCTTGGTAAATTGTTCCCATTGGTTAATTTGAAAAGTCTTGGTTCCGTACATAAGACTTGTTTAAACGCTTCACACACTTTACGGTCTTTGTATCTTAACACATTACCGATTGTACGAAAATATTCATCAGTCAAAAATTCAATCTTAGGTCTTTTGGAAAAGACCATTTCGTGATATTTTCGAATACCTTCTATACAAAGCAGTGATGTACCTTGTTTTTGAAGTGGTTCGTATGTGTAGAATGGTTTGATTGAAATAGGATAAAAATTGTTTCCGATATAAATAAACGTATGTTCTCGTGTTACATTTTTTGTTATGTCTGAAATAATGAATCGTTTGTCTTTTCCACTATACACTAATTCAGATCCGATAACGATATAACCGTCATCTCGTTGAATCTGATATGCTTCTGCGCTGTCAAGCACAGCACCAGATGGTGTTACATCTGGAACTTTCTTAATGATCATCATAAAGAAAGGCTCCGTTTCTTATAAATCATTTTGATAAATCGCATCAATTCCACCATGATTTCCAATTGATCCGTAATGGTTTTTCCATTGCGTACTTGAACATCACACAATTCCCAAACAGCAGGTGCCGTATTGTACGTCAATGTTTTCGTTGTCAAGAAAAGTGCGATATCTTTTAATTTGGTATCCCACTCTTTTTCTCCAAAACCTGCTGGCAGAATACGTTTGCATTCTTGATATTCAAGGGTGGACTTCCACTGATTCATAAATACATAGTCAGCTGAATCGGGAATCTTGTCTGTTGCCGGACAATTGGCCGTCAATACATGTCCAAGCATGGGTGCATCACGTTGCACACAAAGGATTTGAAGTACAGCTGCAAGTTGAGACATAACCGGAGCTTGAAGCAGGAAAATACCAGCTCCACCACCAAGATCAGCACCGTAATACGTAGCTACCGCACATTCGGTAATAGGATTCACAAATACCGTATTTGCACGATAATACGCAAACGTCCTTTCAACAAGCTCTGTATCAATTTCTTCCATTTCAACGACTTTCTTGCATTGATGCTTTGCAGCAATCGAAATCAAAATGGGAAAATCCGCTGTCTTGGCAGATTGTCTTGATTCCGATTCAAGTCTTGATTGGTTTCCTTCATCCTGATCCATATCTGTTGGATCGGAGATAATTTTAACCGCATTTGTAGCGGAAGCATTTTTAGATGACGATTCAACATTGCTTCCGCAACAAGAAGCAACATACTTAATGATATTTCCATCAGCTTCATAAAGATTAACACCGGCGAACTTCTTAACAAGAATCATATCGATAGTGAGTCTTGCTACGGAATCTAAGGTGCATCCGCCAAATATAGCTGTTGGAGTTAACGATATTTTCGTTTCAACAAGTCGCGTCACATAACGATTAAACTTAACAATAAGATCATAATACTTTCTTGTAAAAAGTTTAGTCATTATGGTCTGCGTGTGAATCTCTTTGTACTTATTATCGATAACATGCGTATACTTGGCGATAAATGCTCCCGTGATGGGAGAAAGCATTTTCATAAGTACACAAATACTTGTTACGATAACACCTTCTTCACGAACAAACGTCATTGGTTTCGTATCTTGCGCACGCTTTCCGGCATCTTCCATATCAGAAATCGGAATAGAACTATGTTCCACAAAATCAACAAGTCTGTCACAAAGATTTAGACGTATATCCAATTGATCAATAACTTCTCCAATGTTATCAACAACTGTTGTAACATCGGACGCATCATCCTTTCCAAGCATGATATCGCAGTGCATGATAGCAAACGATGTTGCTATCTCTTTTTGTTCCTCAATGGTAAGTGTTGTAAAAAATTCATTAACCGGATTATACGCTCTTGATGGACCATCCGGATATTTGGTAAAAACCGTAAACGTACGAACATCGAACAGATTGAGTTCCGGCCATTCATCAATTTCCGGAATATCAAATCCACTATATACAAGTTCAACAAGTGCATTCGTTGTTGAAAAATCCTGCACTGCTTGAATGTAGAGCATGTAACCCTCCGTTGGTTTACATTTTTATTATATAGTTTGCCACCGTTAAAAGTTACAAGAACTTTTCCTCATTGTAGTAATATATGTTTAATCTTGAAATGACCAGATACAGAGGGATTTATCCCTCTGTATCTGAAGATAAACAATACCTTATTTAGAAATACAAATCACTATCGTCAGCAGCCGGAGCTTCGGAAGGTTTCGGAGCAGGTTCAGGTTTTGCAGGAGAATATGCCGTATTGTCACGACCAGTGCTGGAATACGGGTTGTAGAGATTATTTCGAGTAAAGAATGCTGCAACCTGAAGATCCTTAAAGACATCAAAGAAGGATTCAAATTCAACTTTACTTCTCGAAGCAGCTGTTTCCACTTCAGTACCCATTTCAACAGCTTGCGAACCCTTAATCGGGAATCTGCAACTTGGGCCTTCGCTTACATCTTTATATTCAAAATAGAAAATACCATTTTCATCAATTCCGATGGTAAAAATAGTAGCGGCATCCCATTTCCGACTATCACGAATAAAATTGTTGTTTCTAAGAGAATACATACTTCCCGGTGCGGAATTCTTCAAAAGATTCGTGCAGATTCTTTTGATAAGTAAGAACATTTTCGGAGTAATGGAACGCTTTAGTACCTTATTTCCTTGTCCACGAAAAATCGTAATCTGAGGACGACCATTGTAACAACCAAAAGAAATAGTAGATGCTTTATCTTCAGATTTGAAGGAAATAAGTCCGGACATATTAAAAATGGTGTGATCCGTCTCGTTGCTGTACGCAGCCATGTCATTCTTCCTTTTTTTTTGTTAAAAATTAATACGTGTGATTTTTGTTCCCTCTATTAGATTAGAGGAAAGTATATCTTTTAAAATATTCAAAGTGCTTTTTGCAGTCCATGTCTTTTGAACAGACATATCGACAAATGCCTTTTTCATTTTGCCTTTACTTGCCAATCCTTGCACATACACATTATCACCAAAAAGAGCGTGTGTGTATTTGTTAAAAGGAACTCCCGGAGATTTAAACACTTTCATTCCAAGTTGATCATACGATTTTATTTTACCGGTATAACTTTCAAGCAGTCTGATGTTTCGAACAAGTGAAAACAAATGAAAATCAATAGGGTTGTGTGTAATCGTAAGATATCTTCTTGTTGAAGAACGTGTAAACATATCGTTTTTGTTGATTGTGTTTAATGTACTTACGATATCCATGTACGGATATTTTTTTACATCTCCAGCCTTTAAAGAATAACACGTAAAATCCTGCATCTTGGTTTCTTCAAGATTATTATCTTTAAAGTTATTCTTTCGGATGGTTTGTACGACAGCTGTAATTTGTGTTGTCGTCGCATTTAACGGACGTTTAAAAATATCGGGTAGTGCTTCATAACTTGGCACATAGGCAAGAAAATACGGATTATCCAATCGATTTTTATTCTGTGAAAAATAAAGAATAACTATTTCAACAATACTTCTCAAATCAGTAAAAGTATCTTTCATAATTGTAGAAATACTTTTTTGTGCAGAAATATTGTTTCGCACAAGCGTTTCTACATTAACAATAACAGTATCAAACAACGGAGCATTCGGATATTCAGTAAAACTACGAAACGTTTGAATGATACTGCTCATGCCAAGAGAATTCTGATATTCTTGATTGTCCATATTTAACTACCTAGGTATTCTAAAATATCGAACGATATTGCGACCTGTAACCAAACATTTCACTTCTTCCTTTTATCAAAATATTCTGATATGTAGTAACCAAAAACACAATACAAAACAAGAATGCCTAAAGTTATAAACATGGACATAGGTAAAACACCTATAGTTTTAAAGTTAATGGAAAATATTGAGATAGTTCCGGATGATTATGTACAAATGATTTATACAACGAACTGTATCTTTTTATAACAACCGGATAAGGTCGAATAATAAAACTTATAACAAGTGTCCAATAAATAAACTCGTTTTGATTTCGTATTTTAATATCGTTTCTTAAATTCAAGCACAAACAACGTAAACGTTCTTGTTTGACTCTGTTACATTTTGCAAGAAAATCATTGATTTGTGTAACATAATTTTTGAATGCAATCGGATATCCTCGAAAATGACAATCACAAGACAAACTCATTTGATCAAGTCCTCTTGGACAAATCACATCCAAAAAATGCTGATCTGGATGTTTCCAAGTTTCCTCTTTCATGTTTCGTTGTTCCCAAAATTTCACATCATTGTAATCTGTTTCGATATAGCGATCATGCAACATCCAAAAATAAAGATCTTCTTCAGGAATTTGTTTAAACCATTCCTTAGAACCAGCTAATTCAATTTTCTTATAAAACAATGTTTCCATAAAAAATGTCATTGTTGGCTTTAAAATCCAAAATCCCAAATAAGCCAACAATATACCAATTATAAAAGCTATAAAAAGATCACCCGACATCGTTTTACTCTTCAGGAAATACGGATTTCACTACACTATCAATATCTTCATATTTCAATGTATCCAAACGGTTTGCTTCTTTTAGATAATTCGTAATCAAAGATGCCAAGTTTTCACAATTAACACTTACTTCAACAATACCAGTAAATTTTACAGTACTCAGATCCGTTATGATTTCATTCTTTATTTTGTTTCTATAAACAGAAACAACAATTATATCTTGAGGTACTTCCTGCTTAATACCTTCAGCAATCAACTCTGTGAATCGTGTATCGTTACTTTTAATGCGCAAATATCCATGCAGTTCATCTTTGTAAAAATGTTTCTTAATAAATTCTTTAACAAAAAGAACAGCGTTCGATATATCCGTTATTTCATCTGGTATCGTTACTGTTAAAAACAATGTTGAAAAATTGTTAACTACAAATCGAGATGTAAAACCAGTGTCAAGTGATCCTTCATGAACATAAAAACCTTTATCTTCTTCTTCACCATGATTTAATCGTTCAAAACTTCCACTATAATAAATGAAATTTTCAAATCCTGAATGTACATGAATATGTCCCATAAGGACTTTGTGTTTAACGATACGTCTAAACTGATCATACGTATATACGATCTTTGGTTGATGTAAGGCTCCTTTCGGAAGTCTATGATCGAAATAACCATGACCTACAACAAAATCAACCTGATCGATCTTAAGATGTTGCAGATGTTCTTGTACAGCATCCATCACTTCATACGAATCTTTGTATTGCGAAAGACTATCAGGAAGATATAAAATATAAAACGTTCGATCGTCTATAGTCTCAGGAATAATTGATATTTGATCGATATAACGCATGGATTCATCTGCACTAAGCAATTCATCGTACGAGGTATTCGTTACTGTTTTTCTATACCACACAGCTCTTAAAAGCTCACACTGATTTCTGTCATGTGTGAATGTTCCTCTAAGAAGACGAACTTTAAGTTTGGGATTCTTCTCATGCATATCCACAAGACTGTTAAAAATACGATAGGCAAGTTCAGCACTTTGACTGTTGTTAAAATGTAACATACTGTCAAAATAATCACCAGCTATGACTAAAAAATCAGCATCTAAAAGTTCAGGCAGTACATGACGCATAAAAGCACAGGAAATGTTCAATGGATTAATTTTCGGATGATTCACGTGCAAATCAGCAAGGTGAACAATTTTCATAAACACTCCTTAACAAATCACAAATCAAAAACAACATCCTTTTCTTCTACAGTATCATCCGGTTTACTTTCAGAAGTACTTGTTTGTTCTTGTTCAGGCGTTTCAAAAAGTTTCAGAACAGGGTTATCAGGATTCACACGACGAAGCGCTTCCACTTCCATTTTCATAGACACAGCTTTAGCTTTGCTGACAGTATCGATATTCAAATTCTGCGATTTGACAAGCGCATTGACCATTTCAACAGTAGCAGGCCCGGAATAATCGGGTCTGTCGCTATCCGATCTGCTTTTAAATCTATCAAATATTTCAATAACATCTTTACCAATCATATCAAATTCACGACGAACAGGAGGAAACACGCAAATAACTTTGTTCCGATCATACGTATCAACAATTTTGATGGGTTTTGTTAAATCAAATCTAAATTCAAACTCATCACTTAAAGCGTTGTATGCTTTAAGCTCTTTGGAAAATCTGTTTACAGAACCAAGTTCACTGCGTCTATATAAAGGAAGAAATTTCTTAAATTCTTCTAAAGACACGGTATTTCGTTCATCACTCATTTGCAAAAGAAACTGATAACCTTCTGCAAACATTTTTTCAGTTTCAGTTATTGAAGCATCTTGAAAGGCCGATTTGTCAAGTTCGCTATTCACAATAGCGTGTGTAGGGTGACTGACAAGCTTTACTTGGGTCATATCGTTTGTGAAATCAGAATCATTCATTTCTTTACTCCTCGAAATTTGATGTTAAGTGTGTGATTATTTTTGTCATATTCTACTGTAGCTGAAGTTATAAGATTAACTTCAACACCATCAACAACTTTAACAACTCTACATTCAAGGTTATACAACCCTCTACTTTCGTCAGCTACAACAGCATTAACCTGTGCAATGACATTGGAAAAATATCTTCCATATACTTTATTAAGTTCCTCAGCAAAAACATTTGCAAGCATTTCCGGATTGGTACCATGTTTTTGTTCTAACGATCGAAAAGAAACTTTCATTTTTTCAAAAAGTGTGGAAGCATACCCTGGATTGACAAAAGCATGCCGTAATTTGTATGCGGCTATATCGCTTTCAGATGTAAGAACACCAAAATTCGGATGAAACGTCAGTGTTGCTGGTACAGCCATAATAAACCTTCCTTAAAAAAAAAATGGAACACAATATACTCATAGAGTGTGGTAGGATGTCCTACCACACTCTACATTAATTTACCCAATCAAAGAATCAAGATCAGTCGGATCAAGATCAGTATTTCTTAAGATTTCATCGACATAATCACGAGACTCATCAATATCCAAACGATTTTGTAAAGTGAAATCAGGCATTCCAGGTTCAAGAATCTGAACCTCGAAACAATACGCCTCTCCATTTCTATCCGTTTTCTCAGGAGTAAGTTCGCATACACCATCCACATCAAGTAAAAGATGATATATTTCTCGTTGATGTTCCAATTCTTCCGCTGTAAATCCCCAACCTTGAATCTTCTCTTCTCTTAAAAGATTCCACATTGGTTTATGCGTTAATAAAGGAAGCATCATTTTCGGTGGAATGTTTCTCAAATCCTCTTCACAAATAATAGGTCTTATGACATCTATACATTCCGTTCGTTTACTCACATAATCTACAATTCTATTCGCACGTTTAATCGGTTCTACAAATGTAGACATGAATGAGCGATACCTGTCACGATATCTATCTGATGTTGCAAAATACGATGATTGTAAATTCGAAGCTATCTCAGCTTCAACATCACGATTTTGACAAGCACCTGATAGTGCAAACATACTTGGGGGACCATCAAGTTCCGTTACCGTAATTCTCATATATTGTCCTTCTGACAAAATTCAATAATTTCGTCATCTCCTTTAAATGCAAGCAAATCATTAATGTATGCAGCCAATATGTGTCGATGACAAAACACACTCAAACGTTCGTAACATAACAAATACACATTGTAAGGTTGCATCTTCCAATACAAAATTTTCGATTTCACATATGAAATATCTCCAAGTTCTTGCAAATATAATTGAGTATATTGCTGATTAGTTATTTTCTTTTCTCTATACAGATTAAGTAATGATAAACTTGGAGCAAAATGCTCTTCTTTTTCAAAATGTGGTACTTTGTTTATAACCCATCCTGGAGTCAATCTTGCTATAGAAACAAACAACGCATCAGGATCTTGTTTATAGTACTGTCCAATTTTTGCAAAATAGCCTGTATAAATATTTCCCATAAAAACCTCATATATAAAGTATAACGAGTAGGTTAAAAATAATGTATTGTTTTCACGTTTTATAAGTAGTAGAACCAAGGATATCCTTGGTTCTACTCTTTGGTTTAATTGTTACAATTCAAAACGTTCAGATTTAGGAACATCATCACCAGTTGCAAGAAAACTTGTAAGATGAATGATGCTCTGGATAGTTGGAGACATCGTAGTGGAAACACTCAAATCATTTTCGGAAAGAATAGTTTCCATCGGATGGAAATTCATAAGGTACGGAACCATACTCATTTCCTTAATAAAGATGAGCCACATCTCGTCCATGTGGTGTTATCCTGTCAGTTTTTTATCTGACAGTTCTGCATCTTGCGCATTTTGTATTATACATGCAGATCGGCATATCTTTTCATCTCCCACTTGCTATCGTGGTACAAACGACGTTGAGGACTCGTGGTAGCATTATATTCTTACATTAATGTAAGGTTCAGCTACTATGCTCTGCGCCTGACTAGTACGTTACTACTAGCCTTCAGCTCTGATTAGGTATACCTACCTTTCCAGATTTTTTCCTCAATTTAACGACGGCAACGAGTGACACAAAAATTACGTGCCAGGTTTGGGAATTCTTTGAACCGTCAAAATCAGCATTAGGGGCTTTACAAACAATGGGACTTAATGCGATTGTTTGATCATCTACGTTTGTTTTAATTTTTGTTACAAAGAAAAGTTGAATAGCACCATGCTTAAGAGTCGATACTACCGATGAACACGCAACTGTTCATCCGCACCATTACGTGCAACCTACCTTTTCGATAGGGTCTAGACTATATCTCAAACTTCATTGCAAATGAGCTAACGAAGTCCATCACCACTTCGCTGGTCATAAGCTTACCAGCTACTCGCATTTCAGCGATAGTCGTTGAACCTTATCCTGTTCGGATCTTGGCTGCCGGGTTCATAGATGAATGAACCCTATTGGTTATCCAATCCATGACATTTTCAAGCGTATCACACTTGTGCCTATTTCATCACTATGTTGTAGCTGTCATGGCTCTAAGGATTTTCCAGCAATTCAATGATGTACGCATCACAGATGTCACCACCTGTGCGCCCGCAGGTATCGTGCTTGTCAAAAATGTTTATTTCTTGGTATGTTGTATTGTTTTGAAATACGATAATGACATCCGCTTTTAATACCTAGCACTGCATGTTTTGGAACATTCAATGCTCGCATAATGTCGGTTACAGTATGACCATTTTCTAACATACCACAAATCTGATGGATTTGTTCATCAGATAGCGATCGTTTCCGCAAATTGTTATTCAACGCATGTTCTATATTTTCAAATGGATACACCCATTCTAAATTAGAAACATGATTATTATCTTTATCTCCATCAATGTGATTGACTTCTGGTTTATTCTCAGGATTTGGAATAAACATCTTTGCTACAAGACGATGTACGATTTCTGTTTTAAATGTATTTTCTTTAGATGAAAACATAAGAACTCGACTATATCCATCGAATGATTTGTTTCCAACTAAATACTCACAACGTTTTAAACTATAAACTCGTCCATCACAAGTTACAAAATAGTTTTCAAATCCTAAAGATACCAGATGTCTAAACGGTACAACAATACGTCCCGTCCAAGGAGCTTCAAAATAATAACTTAACAAATGTTTTATTTTGGTTCTTATTCGTTCTCCTGTTATAGAAGACACTATTTCAACAGAACCATCTTTTTGCGGATAACGATAGCAATCTTGAATTTCATCGTACATAACTCCTGTTTCAAACAAGACTATGTACGGTAATCCTATTTCAGATAGATAAACATATTTCACTTAAAATTTCCTTGTCACCAAGAAAAATACAACAATTTCAAGCACTTAGCAGGATTTCTTCCAAGCAGTATAGGGAATCCGTGTCTGCCTGTTGGTGAGACAGCACTACACTCTTTCATGAGTGTCATCATAATGTCGTATATATCTTGATCATACACGACAAGTGATTTCATAAATTTGGATAATGCTCTATTGTAATCGTAACCTCTACGATTCATGAGCACATTCAAAATTTCATGACGCAATCCATTGACAGCCATCTTCCACGGAAGATGAACTTCATCAGCCATATGTCTTGTTGTTATCGGAACAATAACACTTCGTGCCGAGAAATGTACTCTAGCTCCGATAACATGTCGTCTAATGTGAGCGTATTTATCCCCTAATTTTTTGGTGATAATAATCTCTTGATATTGAATATATTTGTTATAAACTTTCCATAGTGCTCTATCTGCATATTTCGGAGAAGTAACACACCGTTCAACGGAAAATGATGATGTATGTAAATCTACGATAGCTGGAAGAATGAGTTGCGCCGACACATCAACGGCTTTCATTTTACCTTCTTTAGCCAAAGGATGCATCGACGGATGAAGAATGGGTAATTTGTCTACAAGAAAAATATCTTTATATTTTTCATACATCTTTCTTACGAAAGGTGTCGATTTATTGATTTTTGTTGCTTTATATTTGTTTAACAAGAAATCCATGATTTCATCAGCATGTGCTACGAAATATGAAAATCCTTGTCCTTTGATACCGCTTCGAACATCATACGGCAATTGTTCTGCTGGATTAAGAATCGCTTCAATGAGCGATATCTTTTTTCCTTTAAGTTTGGCTTCTTTGTCTTGTTTTTTATATTTTGCTTTACCTAGCCATTCTTTCATGACGGCGTAAAATACCGGATGAATGACTTTACCCATGCAAGAAGGAATACCAATCCAATTGACATTGTTAAGACTTGTAGCAAATTGTGTTGATACTACCGATCCACAATAAGGACATACGTGACCAGCAAAATACCTTCCACTAAAGTGACCACATGAACAAGAAGCAACAAATCCAATATCGGTATCTGTTTTATAAAACAGATTTGTTATGTAGTCTCCAATAACTTGATTCGATGTAAGTCTCGAATCGTTGATAATTCTTGCTCCAAGTGTATTTTGAAAAATTCTATCGTAATCAGCTAACCTGGTTATGATTACCTTGGACATGGTGTCACATCACCTCGCAGCAAAAATGAAAAGAACAATTTCAAAATATATGAGGGCAAGAACTCCTTTAAGGAGTTCCCACCCTCATGAATATTATTTACCAGTTATTGCCACGATAAATGTTACGATAGAAATCGCCAAAAGAATCCTTACGATCAAAGATATCTCTGGTGTACCCACCAGCAGCCTGGAAGACATCACGATGTCCGTCATACAGATTGGCAAATTCATCACCAAGAGCTGCGAAGTTCGAAACATCCCAATTGCTATCCTTAGCCGCATCAGACAGAGGCTTAAACGCAACTGCGATATAATCAGTGATATACTTCAGCGTGCTCGGTTCAAGGATGCAGATTCTGTTCGTATAAAGAGAACGAACATCGCCATAACCAATTCTTGCAAGAGTTGCAAGACGAGCTTCGGGACGCACACTGTACTGCAGGAACGTATCCCGAATGTCTCTATCCATGAGTTTGGTTTCCACCAACTTGAAGTAGTCGATGCTGCGGCTATCGTAATAATTGCCGCCAGTGTAAACATAACCGATATATTGTTCCATCACGTTACGTGTGATAGTCTTGATATCGCTTATCGGACGAGAGGAATTGACGAAATTGGCAAACAGTTCGATAAGTCGAGCATTGCCGACCTTATCCGAAAGCATGTTGATGCCGGTCGAATCCAAACGACCTTCGATAGTATCCACAACCAGAACAGGCTTGCCGCAAGCACGATCGATGAACTTGCGCTGTTCAGTATAATCCGTAATCGGAACAGGATTCTTGGTTTCAGGATCGATAACCAAAGAACCGATATTCGGATGTTGGTTAAGAGCAACCTTAAAGTGACTGCTCCACATTCCATTGGCAATAAAATTCTGATATGCCACGCAAAGCATAACCAGAATCAACACGGGGTTTTTGATAGTGATGTTGTTAGCCGACACGTGAACGATGGGAGTAAAGTTACGTCCCAAATCAGTATAACTTAAATTTTCAACAAAGTCAGTATAACCACCAACCGAGATAATCGGAATCCAGGATTGTTCATCTTCCTGTTTACGATTGTTCCACGACGTGAACCCAGACTTATTCATAAGTTGGGTTGTGCACATTTCAAGGCAAGTCCCAAACTGAATATGTTCGGGAATACCAGACGGGGACAGAACGTCAAGAGAATCCTTGACTCGTGCAAAGTTGTTGTTGTACCGAAATTCGTTTTCGCCCATGCTCTTCAAAGTGATGGGAGTACGTACGGTAGACACAATGGAGTTGATTGCATCAAACAACTTTTCAGGATACGGATACTCATGAGAGGTTACATAGAAGTATTCAATAATGGTAACCCCAGGAAGAATGCTCGATGCATCATCCGTTACCTTTTTGTTGAACCGAGTAATCGGAATAAATTCAGAGGAGATGTCGAACTGATCAACGAACAGGCACGCAATCCCGGCATCACCACTGTGGAAAATCACACCGTTGACGGTGTTTAAACGCGTGCACTTGATGTTGCACTTTTCCAGACGTTCCTGAACCATACGAAGATACTTTTCGCCATCAGCAGGCAAGCTGCGCTGAGGAGCGCTGCGCATGGCAAGCGTTTTGAAATCAACCGCATCGATAGTAGGAGAAGTGGTACCCATATCAACACGATCCTGATTCGGTCGCTGATTTGCATTATTCTGCTGAGAAGAAGACCAAGCAGCAGCTTGCTGAGCAGTGCCAGTAGCTGATGTGGTTTCTCCCACGACAATGAGTTCTTCGCCGTTAACAGTACTCATAAAGGTTTCCTCCAGGAGGTTTTAGAAGGTTAATGGGTAGCTACCTGTCTTTTGAAATATCGATCATAAAAAGTCAATGACCGACCTTTCGTAATGGTAATATATGTTTATTCTTTTAATGGAATAAACATAAGAACCGCAGATATTTTACTTCTCGTTCATATCACATGAGTCTTACGTTAGAAAAAACATATTAAACCGAAAAGAGAACTTTATGCTTTACGATTTACGTAGACATTTTTATTCGAATAATTCGAAAAGGATTCTTCCCGATTGGAATATGTTCCTTAATAGTTTAAACTATCAGCGAAATGAATTGCAACGAAGACACATGCTTAATTATGGTACCGACTCTCGTTGTGTCGGTATCTTGAAACACATGTGCGGTCTTATCGATATGGAATATCTCACATCGTTACGAAACGATTTTGATAGATATCTTAACTACATGCGTTTTATACGAAAAGTTATGGATGGTGTTTATAATCCTGCAAAAACAGGACGTGCTTATAGAAAAGCATTCTACACCAAAAAAATATATTCAACTAGTGAATATTTGTGTCCAGTTGATGATGTAGATCATCTTTCATTTCTTCCTTTGGATAAACCTTGGGAATATTGGAAACAAATCAAACCAGTCACTCTTTGGTATCACGATTCAAAAGAATACACGCTCAATCTTTTAAAAGACCAAATCGAATTTGCTTATGTGCAACCTACATACGCTATTGTTTTTATAGATGCTGTAACACTTGGATTCAAATATTTCAAATACATGATTTCTGATTTACCTGAAGAACCGGAAAAAACCTTGCATAATTTTGTACATCGTCATGTCATGAATCTTCTCTATACAGATTTGCAAGAAATTTGGTTGACTAACGAAATCATTAACTGTTCAGAACAAATGCTTCAATCTGACAATCTAACTATAGATGAACTCACATCGACTTTAACCGATGTCCAATATGGTTATAGAACTCAAAAATATAAAGAAGCCATTGAAGAACTTGTCAATGTACTTCATCTTGTCAAGGAAGGAAATGTTCGTGTTGCCAGTTTCTTATCTTCAGATGTCTATCCGAATAGTAAATCCATTGTTACCAGAATAAATGACAGTTTTAAATATCTTGATATAGAACATGTTTCTCAACTTAGATTTATGGAAATATTTAGAGATTTGCCTATGCTTCAACTTATCACCAACTTATACGCATTGTGTCCAAACGAATATTACAAATCGTATTGCCGAGATGTTCGTGTTCTTATCAATAGAGCAAAATCAAGTCAATTTTGGAATACTTTTGTTGACAGCAATACAACATACAAAGTCAAGAACATTTTTACAAATATCGAAAAAAGAATATAACCCTATCAACGATGACGTACATCAAGTACGTCATCTCTGTATAAGATATATAGTAAGTTATTTTTTACAACATACATCATGAAAATTCTTTATATGTCGTTCCATACGTCAAATCTTGATTTTCTGTTTGTTTAGCCGTTACTTTTTTATCATAATTAAGTTGATAAAGATCAGAAGTTGTCATACCTTCTTTTTCTTCTTCAGCCATAAGTCTTACATTAAGTCTCATAACACCAGCGTATGTATTGCCATATTTCATTCCAACACGAGCAATATTAAGTTGCGCAGCATTTAAGACACCTGGAACTGTTTTATATCCATTGGTATCTTCATAATGAAATACCACGGGCATACCGGCATATACATGATAAGGTAATGCCAAAGACCAATATGTTGATAATTTTACATATTTGTTTGCACACAAATCCGATGTGAATTTAAGAGCGTTATTTGATACCCCAACATATTTCATATTGTTGTTATTTTCCGTAGAAGCAGATTTGTATTTTTCAATTCCAATATTGATAAGTCTATTGTTATTGAAATTACCAGAAGAACCGGAAGTATCTCTACTAAAATCAACAAGCGTATCCGTTCTTAAAGCAACTATAGATGTGCCGGTATTTTCAACATCGGTTTCACTCATATTTTCTGTATATGTCGATTTATTGCAAATGACATGCAATTGATTGTCTTCATCAATGTAGTGATATGTGTGCGCTCCAAGATACGTGTCTTCAGGTAAATTGTAAAGATGCAATACCCTATCAAGTTCCGTTATCTCAGGATTTGTTTCGTATTTCGGATAAACGTATAAGGTAGATTCGGTAACATACATCACATAAAAACCCATACCTTTACCATAAACACCTAGCACTTCTTGCAAATAATCAAAAACATTATCAATGGATGCATTTGGCGGAAGATTGATATTTTTATATATTCTAGCATTATCGCAATCTTTCATATATACATTTTTAATGCCTAGAACATTGGCAACATAGTAAATAGCATCTTTAACGGAACACGATTTCAACATACCACTGATTTTCTTCTTCTTAAGCTCCAATATTTCTTTTGGAAAAAGTTGCAGCATAAGAGAAATACGTCTATCGACATGAGCATTTAAAGCACTATCGTTAGCATCTTCTTCAGTATCTCGAATAAGTTCATTTCGATTGTATTTCTTTAACAAATCCTGAACACCTTCAATAATAACCTTGAATTCAAAATGCATGGGATCGACATCATCGATGATATCAGAATGATTTTTATCAACTTGAGTAAACGTAAGACTGACATTAAGATTTTCGTAATTCGTAAGAATAAGCAATGCTTCTTCAACAAACAATTCTACAGAAAGTTTGATATCATCCGTAATACTTCCCTCGAAATCTTGCAATATAGCAAAATTTTCAATACGATAAGGTGTTACTTTAACTTCCTCTTTATCTTCAGAAAAAATAACGCAATCGCAAAACAAATAGCTATCTACACCGTACTGAAAACATTTGATAGCTTCGTTTTCCAATTGTTCATTAATACGAAAAAGAGATGCCATCAATTAACCTCACTTGTAGTGTTTTTATGTATTAGCATTTACAGTACGATTTTCCCACGAATAGGCAACTTGATTTGCAAATTTTGATATCTCAGGTGAAATCTTGTCAGCAGCCATCATTTTACGACGAACTTTTTCAGCGGCTCGAAGAATAACTTGTTGAAAATTTAAAAGCTTTTTTCTGTATTTCGACGCGTCGTCGTTTGCATAATCTTGATCCGGATTAATAAATTCTTCCATATAACGAACATATTGCATTGTGAACACAGCAATACAAAGTACATCGTTATCGTGCACGATTTCAAATGGTACACCATACGAATACATGGAAATCATATCGGCGATACTGTACATACCTCTTCCAGTTTCTCCCGGAAGTCCTACAAAAATAGGACCACATGTTTCAGCATCTCTAAAATAGTTACTTTCAGGACCATACGTTTCAGGAATACCAGCTAAAAGATATTTTGCTTTATTGATTTGATCAACTATATTTACATAAATTTTCATAGTTTAAACTCCTTAACGAATACTTTGTATGGCAATATCAACAAGTTCAATATACAAAGGAATAAAATAAAATCCATTATCAAGACCAACTGTTCTATATTTGTTTGCATATTCCAAAACTTTATGAACAGAAATTTGTTTTTCATGTAAATAGTCATACACAAACCTATCAAAATCAGGCATCAAATCCTTATTGTCTTGATAAAAAGCTTCAGTGAATATATAAGGATGCGTAGTAGCAGGTTCTTTAACTCGTCCGTCAATACCAAGTTTCACATAAAGACCATTCGCAAGACCATTAATATCCGTATCATAAGCACCGATTCTGTTTACTCGAACATGATACATTCCCACGACATCACTAAAATCATCACTTGCTTCAGAATCAATAAACTTATACCAAATACTTTTGTGGTAATCTCTTAATCTTGTATAAAGCTGTAGCGGACGAATTCTGTGTTCTAATAATGAAATTTTTTTTCTCATGAATTCAGCTACATACGGATCATAGATATTATCAGGACGCATAAACGATTCATATTCTTTCGAATAATACGTATTCACATAAAACTGCGTAAGACGTTTACGCAGTTTTCGTAACGATTGAAGAAGTTTGTACGAATCCGTTTCAAGAAATGTTAATTCACTCTCACCAAAATATTTTCGTTTGTCAAAATAAACAACGTCTCTGACGGCATCTTTAATAGCGTTATACGAATTTCTATCAGCAAAACAATTCAAATTAAAATTAACTTTAAAAAACGATCCTTGTCTATATGTCGTAGGTTCGATATGATTGATTGTAAAGATACCAATATTCCCATCGCCAATATCTAAGAAAAACATATCAGAGTATCTTGGCTCAAGGCCAGGATACATCAAAGCTTCACCATCAAGATTGTACGTATTGTCTTCATCAGATCGTGTATGATTAATAGATCCAAGAAGACGCATTTCAAGTCCACGAATCTCAGTAAAATCTTTATGCACCGTATGCATCGTATCCGAAATATCTGCCGGAATAGATCTGATATCGATGTCTGGTTCATTTCTATGAAAATAGGTAACAATAAGTGGAGATCCTTCTGGATACGCAAGAAGCATCTTGTATACTCTATTGTATCTATCAGGATTGACTGAACTTAACGTTGTAAACGTATCTTTGATGTGTAGAAGTTTATCAACGTTGTTGTCGTTACCAGCAAGATGATTTTCAGGAAGAATTCTATCCGTTTCAACAATACCTGTATTGTGTTCAAGCTTTGTCAACTGATCGTCTTGCAACGATTGTGTTGTGAATGATCCGGAGCGTCCAATAAGCGTCATATTCAGCCTCCGCGCCAAAATGATCGGCGATGTCGTTTTTTGTTATAGGTTCATTAAGAATACCTTTATCAATAGCATCCTTAATTTGATCTGTAATTTTATAAAAAGGCCAATCTTCCAAAATATCTGGCCACCATTTTGAATTAACATTTCTGATATCTGTAATTTCAGAAATAACAACACGTTTTGGTTTGTGAATATTGGATGTTTTTACACGTAAAACAAGATTCTCATCAATACTTAAACTTTCTTCTGTATAAAAATGAAAACCGGAATATACGGCAATATTGAAAGGAACATCTGCACGAAATGCTTCGTTCTTTTCTTTTTTAAGCATTTTAACAAGAATAGGATGTAATACATAACCATCCCCTAAATCACCACCTAATGGAATTTCCGTATATTCATTTTCTTCATCAATTAAAAACATAGCTTGATAAACAGGAACGTACGATCTGTTCGCAAACAAATTTTTAGGCAATCGAAAATCATCATAAAACGGTGCTACAACCGGATGATCAAAAAAGTATTGTGTATTTTGCGCTTTAATCCATCCGTCAAATACTTTAAGAGGATAGTCACCATCAGAACCTTGAATAGCATCAGCATCATTTCTTGTTGTCGTAATCATCTTTGGTGGGAGAAGTGTATTATCCACAACACAAGGATACTCTAAAAGCATATTGTCAGTATATTGAAATTGTATTGTCGCATTAAGACTGACAGAATAACCATAACTCAATTCATTCGATTTGATTTCTTGAGGTTTGTCTTCACTATATTCATACGTCACCAAAGCATTTAAAATATATTTTTTAATGACAAGTTCAAGTTCATCCGCACGCATGGTTCTGTGTGCGGAAAATTGCGTAGCATTTCTACTATTCTTTCGTAAATATTCACTAAATGAAGGTCTTTCACCATCAAATTTCCGTAATTTATAAAGCGAGAATAAAAGTGAGAGTAAATCATTTGGTAAAGGATAATCATACGTTACTGTTTGTCCAAATACAACTCCCGGAGTATATCTTCTGATGATTTGACCAGGAATTCTGTAAGCACGATTACGATCTTTTATTTGCAGTTGTATTTGGAAATTTAAAGTCATAGGCAAAATCATTTCCCGTAAAGAAATATCTGCCGTGTCATCACAAAATACCGTCGGATACATTATACCCAAATGCGATTGATAAATACCATGTCCTGAAAACTGAGCAACGGTATTAGCATCCCATTTAGGAGAACCCGGATAAGAGATACTCACTTCCACTTTAACGTTGTCTTTCCACAATGCTGCGGAATGATTATACCTCGATGTTTTGTTACCTGACCAACCTGTAGAAATATAAATTCTATCTTGAACTACTTCTCGAAGATTCAGATCAGTCAACAGTTTATGTATAAATTGTTTTGTTACAGGATAAACAACATGTATATCTGTTTCATCTACAGGAGAATACCAAACTGGCATGAAAACTCCTTTTGTTAAAAATTACTTTGATAAATGTTTATTCTATATCGTGCGTCATAAAATTTCTTAAACGTTACTTATTAGGAGATTTTGATATGTGGGATAAAACAATTGAACCAATGTCTTTATCAAACAACGATACATTTAAAGCAGCAAGCGAATCGCAAAAAACTGCTGCTGATATTGAACTTGAACAGCTAGACAAACCACAACCAGCATCTGAAGAAATCACTACACTAGAGGAATCCGCAATTGTAAAAGAAGAATATCAAGTTGTACCAGAAACACTCAATGACCAACAAATACATTTTGAAAAAAATTGTAATTATCTCGATAAATTTCGCTATTTTACAAATGTTTGCTATTGCGCAATAGCAACACACGAATTTGGAAATGCCAAATACGAAAAATATTCATGGCAAAACAATCCTGAAGAAAGCTACGCAACAACAAGCGTTAATCTCAATGCTCTTATCAGACATCTCATTCTTTACAAAACAAAATCACCTTACACAAGTCTTGATGAATCTGGTATGAGTCATATGGCTCACGTTGCTGGAAGATGCCATATGCTTGTTACCAATTTTTATCGTGAAATGTTGTTTGATAAAGAAGACAATCAACATCCAACGTATAGAGACATTCGTCCGACACTCAACACTTTTCGTTCTCTCTTGGACAACAATTACTCTACGTTGTTTTGCGGTAGTAGCGATCAACTTTCTCCAGAAATCCGTATGTCTATTTTAAAAGCACCGATGGAACTTTTCCGTTTCATAGAACAAAAAGATATTGAAGATGATGATAAACGTGAAGTTTTATTGACAACTATGCTCGAAATTTGCGATTCCCTTGCTTCAGACGATCCATCCGTCGTCAATGGATGTTCGCCACATGTTAGTCAATTAGGTAAAGTAATCACACCTATCGATCATCTCTTTTATTGCGCTGCAGCTTATTGTCATCTCACTCCTCAACTTCTCGATTCTGCACGTCTTTGGATGACGCATAAAGAACAGACAATATAAGTTGTATAAATAAGATATGGACGTATACACGTCCATATCTGCAAAAAATTTATGTTATGCTATAGCATCATCAGATACACAACCTATGAGGATTACTCATGAGTACCACTAAAATTATCACGCAACTTATAGTTCATACAAAAACACACGCAGAATGGGCTGCTAGTGATCCGATTATCCCAATTGGTGAAGCTGCAAGAGCATCTGATGTCAATTCACATCTTCTTCGTAAAGGAGATGGTAAAACAAAGTGGAGCCAACTTCAAGATTATGATCCAAACGTCACCACAGCACCACATGCTGCATCTCACATGCTTGGTGGTCGTGACCCGATTAAGCTTGGTGATCTTGGAGGTGCTCCTGGGTATCAAGTACAATATACAATACCAAATGTAGTTGGCTGGTACAGAATAGCTACATCTATTGGCAGCAATACAAAAGTTTTAAACAGTATTTTTTCCATCGTTGATACTGTTCTTGTTGGAGATTATCACACAGCTGTTAACATTTCAACAAGTCTAACGTATACGACATATCCTTCATTATCGCAATTATCGTGTTCTTTATGGAAAAGTCCTTCTTGTACCAAAATACGTATTGTTTATAACGATTCTTCTTATGATAATCCGTCATATCTTGAAATTTATCATACGGTAACAGCTGCAAACGGTACTTTAAGTATTGCTCAATTTGGTGCACTTGATTATAACTGGAAACTTCTAACTGAAGCTACCAAAGTCAACGATGCTGTTCCATCTGGATATACATCTAAAGAAATTACATTGCAACCAGGTGTTGGCGTAGCAAATATGGCTGAACTCTTGCGTACGCCAAGAGATATAAGTATTGCTGGTGAAGTCAATGCGGACGCTATTGAATTTAATGGTAGTACCGATATCACATTACAAGGTTATCTCAATCTTTTATACAGTGCAACAAGAGATTATGAAAAACCTACTATTGTTATTGGTTCCGATAGTAATGCTTATTTATGGATTAAAGCAAATGGTCCAGGTACTACAAATGGTGCAAAGAATCCAGTCACTGCCGGTAACACGGCTTATTGGAAAAAAATTGGTGGTTCTTTATCCATAACAAGAACACAGTCTGCAGCTAATGAAAGAACTGCTGTCATATCCAAAAATAAAAATTATACGGTTCCATCATACATTGTAGGGAAAAACAATCTTTCCGTATATATTGGTGGTCTTAAAGGTTTAGTTGGTACTGATGTCAACAAACATTTATACAAAGAAGTTGGATCTTCTGGAGCTACATCAACTACTATTCAATTCCTTGACGACATTCCAATCGAACACGATCTTATTTTTGAAGTTATCAATGTCAGTTAAATTTCATCTTGATGACTGAAAAGAAGTGATTGGATATCCAGTCACTTCACAAACTGTTGTTGTTTTCTACATAGTAAATCTACAATATGAATTTATCAAATAAGGAGAATGAACTATGGAAGAACAACGTCTTTATGTCGACTATATTAGAGTTATACCTAATGAGATAAATGGAAGACCTTTATACGACACTGTTACTCAAGGTACTAATAGCCATTTTATCTGCACCATAGAAGAAATCGACCAGCAAGCTATTTGTATTTCAGATATCGAACCTGTTGAAGAAGAGTTGTCTATTAAAGAATCAAATAACTACACAGATATTGAAAATATCACTGATACAGAACTTTATCAATTTTGTGATCCTTTTATCGATGAAATATATACGGAACATACAAAATTCGATATCTACGAAAATGGCTACAACGATATCTATTCTGGACGTGTCGTTATCACCGATATTTTTAAAGAAAACCACGAATATCACACTCTTCTAACTGCCGATACAGCAAATCCTAAAAATATACTCATTTATAAAGCTCTTATTGATTTTTACAAACATATCAAATTTGCTGTTATCTGGGCAAGCAAAGGAATAATGAAATTAAAAAATGAGGATCGTGCGTGAAAATTATAGAAATTCCACGATATATCTTAGAATCCAATACTTACAAAAAATGCAGTGAATACATCACACAACTTATCGTTGAAGATGTAACTTCTCCAAAAGATTATTCCATTTCCATTCCTAAAGGAAGTAAAGAAATCAAAATCACATTTGCTTATCAAGTTGTAAAAACACATCCTGCATACACACAAACTACATCCGTATTTGTTAAAGATTTGTCTGATAAGTCTTTGATTTCCGTTTGGGATGAACTTGACAATATGCTTACAAATCTCAGCAACAATGCTACAAAACTCAAAAATAAAGTATCGTAAATAAGAAGTAACCTAGGGATATCCCTAGGTTACTTCTCTAAATACAATTGCATGCTATAGAAAGTTCGAAGGAGTTCTTTTGTTATGAATATAGATCTACGACGTATTTCACCTGTTCTTATACCGATAGAATATCTGTTAAAACATTCAAGAGACTACATTGTACTTGATACGGATGTTACTGTAGAATGCAACAACAAAAAGATTATACTACCAAAACTTGATGCTCCAGATGGATACAAATATTGCGTTAAATCACCAATAGGTCTCATCAACAAAGATCTTATCACCGAAGCAAAAGATCTCCATACGGCATTACTTGATTTGGAGAAACGTATTTGTTCTGATAAAGAAGATATCGAAAACAAACGATCACAATTTATCACTGAAATAAAGAAATACCGAATAAACACCATCAACACAGATAATGTATATCACATTACACAATCTGGAAGATATCTCATTCTTAAAGTACAAAAACTCATCATCTGCAATACGTTTGAACCAGGAGAAACTCTTGAGCTTATTCATTTTTCTAGAATAAACAATACCGCAGCAAACATCGTTATCAAATCACAAAGAATGGACGATATTAAAATAGCAAATACGCCAACATTTCAAATAATTTATAAAGGGCAGGTTTATGATGTACCTGAATTTAACTTTCAAAAATTTGGAGAATCCATTCACATGACGTACACAACAAAAAATATTTGGTATGGATGGATAAAATAATCATTCAACAAAAGCACGAACCTGACTTATACAAAGACCATGATCGTGTCCTCTACGAATTTGACGAAGTGTAAAATTAAATGTTTTTTGTTCAAGTGGAACAGTACCCACTGGAAAACGAGGTACTGTTACACCACCACGCCAAGAACCTTTACCAGAATAACAATCAAAAGGATACCTATCGTCCCGGTATCCACCGCACGATTTTGAAAGATACCAATTTTCAGGATAGTCCATATTAGAATAAAAATTGACTTCAGTCTTTACCATTTCAGTAGTTACTTCGTTTTTTGTGTTATCATTAAGATTTATAAAAACAATGTTTCCATTTCCATCGTCACTTCTGGATTTATAAGCTACATGAAAAGACAAATAACAAGTTGTACCAGCACCTGGATTATCAATAGAAATAGCATAATTGCCACATGTTCGATCTTTCCATTCACCGCAGTCGTTGTGGCAATAAGGTGTTTTACAATCATCAAACTGATTAACTACTTCATAACACGTCTGTGTATTACAAGGTCTTGATAAGGTTGGTGTTGCTATGCCATCAGCGTTGCAAAAAGCATTGGTTTTGGTAACTCCGTCACTGCGTCTGCAGATAGCTCCTTGGTACTGGATGCCTCCGCCACACGATACACTACATGCTGTCCAATTTCCATCACCTATGAACTCATAGTTCCATACTTTTTGATTATTGATAAGGATCTGATAGGCTTCACGCCCCCCCCCCATACACGTTGCATAAGTTACCATTGTAATAAACTGACATGGATTTCTCCGTTATTTTTATTTATTTGTAAAAGACACATTCTTACCACTCATGTGTCTTTATTGTTACGCATGTGTTGTAACCTTAGCATTTGGTCCAGAATATTCTATTTCTATTGTATCGCAGTCTGTATGGTTTCTACCATATATCGATATATTAAAAGTTTCTCCAGGATCGAGAGTAGCTGTTCCTAACCAGCAAGAAAGAATCGATTCTGTCTCACCTTGAACCGAATTTGAATTTACTCCAGTACCATTTTGACCAAGAAAACACATTCCGTATCCTGTATTAGTGCAACAACGACTACTGCAAAGATCTCTACTTGTATGTCCATCCATTTGAAGAAAAAACTGTCCAGGATGTCTCCAGTCAGAACCATCACATCCTGTCCCACCAACAGCTTGTTTCCATCCAGTATATCGTAAGTGCGCTACAAAATAAAGATAATACGATGTTCTCCATTCCGAAGTATTATAAAAACCACTTGGAATAGTTATAAGGTGATACCAATCAAATCTAGGATTGTAATAAATTCCAGTCCATTGAACAACGCATGAATGTGTATTGCACGGCCTAGTCAGTGTCGGTGTAGGAATTCCATCAGCATTGCAGAATTTATGTTCCTTAACGACACCATCATCACGTTGGCAAATGGCCCCTTGTTGTTGCGTACCTCCACCACAAGACACGGAACAATTTGTCCATTTACCATCTCCAGCAAATGAATAATTCCAAACTTTTCGGTTATTTACTAAAATCTGGTATGCTTCGGTTGAACCCCCCCCCCATTGTAAAGAACGTTACACGGTTTGTTATTGTACATTACAGACATGATAAAACCTACCTTTTGATTATTGAAAAAAAAATCTAATTACATTACATATACACAAGTAGGGATTATCCCTACTTGTGTATCGTATTAAATTAAAGATTCTTTACGAAGAATCGCTTCAATATTTTTTCTGATCGTAAGAGTTTGTCTTTGATTAAATCCTACTTCCATAGGTGACAACACATCACCATTTTGGAAATAAAAAAGAAGTCGATCACTTTGATGTTTTGCCGATACCAGATATCGAATAACCAAATCCAGTTTTGGAATTTGTATGTGATAAGAATCAAGTTTTCCAACACTTGTTTTAACAGGAATACATTTTGTTTGCATATCCTGCAAATTACTTAATGCGTTATACAAAACATGAACATCGTTGTTGACTTCAACAGAAGATTTTTCTTTTCTCATTTTCTTCTCGTTGGTTAGAAATGAATGTATCACGATCCTGCATATTTTTATAGCAGCAAAACAAAAAAAAAATAGTGGGGAGACTCTTTTATAAGCTCCCCACTATTTATCTAAATAGTTACAGTTTAATCAAGCACGGGATTTGTTTTATACGTAGTGTGGTCAAGTCCGTATACAACATGTACAGGCATACGAATATGTTTCGCATATGAACGAAATTTCAATTTAGACAGTAATTCAAAATCAGCTAAATTATCATCTTCGTATTCGATACTACCATAATCAATATCGAAAATGGTATCATGAGCTTGTGCTTGAAACACGTCCAACGGATACGTTGTAACTATATCAAAATGTTCATAAATGTCAGCAAATTTCGACATGATAGGAACAAGACATAGAGAACCGTCGTTGTTCTGGCCTCGATAAATAAATCCTAACGGAATTGTTGTAGTTTTGTTTTTCGCTTGACAAGGTACAAAGATTATATCCAATATTTCGGGATCTTGTGTTACATTAAACATTTCTTCATCCGGAACTTCCAAATCCAAATCTCTCATAGACTCAAGCATTTGCACGTTGTATGCTGCAACAGCAATGCTAACATTTTCCGGTGTAAAAACAGCCCAATTTCTAAAATAACGATAACGTGGTTTACATGAAATATGTATCGTCGTTATGATATTCGGTCTGTCATTTTGCCAAATCAAATCAGGTATCCACAATTCTCGACCTCGATACGCTTTAAAAAACTCACTCATCCACATTGTGGAAAGCGCTGTTGTTGTATTAGCATTTGTACGAAAATAATAGTTAGTATTGTTAAAAACAAGTTCCTTCACTGGTTCATAATCATCACGGTAACGCATAACACACATCTCCTTAAGTATACGGTTATTCTATCTCCAATCAAAGTTCAAAAGAACTTTAATTCACAGGAGCAACAGGATGTGACAAAAGAGGACCAGCAAAAACATCATAACGGATACAAAGAGCACAATCAGATATAACACTAGCAGCAGCAATACTAAGCACGATCATAAGAGCAATCACAACAAACGACAAGTGAATAGCTTCCACGGGCGAAGAGCAAATACGGAAAAACGTAGCACAGAGCAAAAGTACACACGAGCTAAAGATTAACAAAATGATGGTTGCTGCTATGTCCATCTGGCCAAGTCCTTTGTTAGAGATTATGCTCAGCCAGAAAGTAATATATACGTAAAGAATGAATAAATAACACTATTAAATGCATTTTTCAATATGACCAAAATTTACTGAGGGAGATAACACATATGTCCATTTTTGAGAGTGCAGGATTCGTGAAAGCAAAATTTCAACCTTGTCTTAACACCGGAACAATTCTTGATATTGCTCTTGGTGATTACGTTATAGGTACCAATGGAGAATGGATATTAAACGGTGGTTTGGCACCTATGACCGGTATTACCGGATATGGTGGAACATACAAATCCACAGCGTTTGACAGTCTTATCGTTCGTGTACTGATGCGTTATCCGCTCATTGAAGTTTTAAAATATGATACAGAACAAAACGCATTCACAGTTACACGATTTGACAGAATGGCCAGAACTGAAGAAGTATCTCATCGCATTCTTCTTACCAACCAATCCACGATGGATGTCGACGAATTTCAAGACAATCTGAAAAAATTATTTGAAGCACGAGAAAGAGATAAATATAGCTACACGGTTGAAACACCTTTTCTTGATTTGGATACTGGAAAACCTGCACTTATGTGGGTTCCTCTTATCGTGTATATTGACAGTTTCACCATGCTTCGTCCTGCAGCAGAAGAACAATCGTCCAAAAAAACCAACGTTGAAGACCAAAGCAACAACACCAACGATATGAACGATGGTCGCATGAAAAAAGCTCTTATCAGTTTGTTCTCTAAATGGAGTCAACGATATGGAATTTATTTCATGATGACTGCGCAACTTGGTAACGTTATTAAAATGAATATGTACGAAACAGTCACCAAACAAAATCAATGGTTTAAACAAAACGATAACATGAAAAACGTGGGTCCGCTTTTCAAATATCTCACAAACACACTTCTTCAAGCTATCAATCCTACTCCTATTTTGGCATCCGATAAAAAATCCGCCGAATATCCAAACAATCATAACAACGAAAACAGCATCGACATTAACGAACTTAATATTCGCATCATTCGTTGCAAAACAAGTTTGTCTGGTGGTACCATTCCTTTCGTTATGTCACAAAACCTTGGTATCCTGAGTGATTTGACCAATTACCACTATCTTAAAAAGAATGGTGATTTTGGTTACAATGTTAAAGGATATAGTCGATATTGTGTACTCAAACCTGATGTCAAACTGACTAGAATGGACATCATCGATACACTTGAAAATGACTATGAATTGTGTCGTGCTCTTGAAATTTTAACACAACTTAAATGGATAACAACATACTGGAATATCGCTAATATGGATGTAAACATCCCTGAAACAGCTGAAAAATTTGTTGATATGGTGGCAGCACAGGACACTTTACTCATTTCAGACATTCTCAATTCACGTGGTTATTGGACGTACAATAAGGAAGATAAACGTCCTTATTTGAGTACGATGGATATCATCGAGAAAATTCAAAAACGATAAAAAAATACTGCAGATAGAGAGGGACTTCAAAGTCCCTCTCTATCTTGTACTTATTTATTTATCGTTCAACGAAGGTTTTTTATTGAATCTTGCCATCAAACATCAACAGTTTTGTAGACACAATTTCAAAATCATTCGCACAATCGACTTTACAGATAGTCACATTATGTTTTTTACTCAATTTCAAATCATCCAAAATCGCATCAAATGTCGACTGATCATATCCTTCTCTAAACATAATCAGAGAAGGATTCAATGACAAAATAAGTTTCAAACAATGAATACAAGGCATCGTTGTACAATACCATTTACACCCGGAAAGATTTGTTGATGTTGCTGCGGCATATGTAATAGCATTTTGTTCAGCATGAACCGCACGACACACTCCAAGATTCTCACCAGGTTTTACATTTTTTCTGGTACAAACATTTTCATCACAATGTTCAAATCCAGTCACTTGTCCGTTATATCCACAAGAAACAATACGATTGATATCGTTTACAACAACACAACCAACATGACGTTTGATACAAGAAGATCTTGTAGCAATGACATGAGCTTGCATCATGAAATACGAATCCCAATCCAAACGTTTGTTGAAATCGACAATAAAATCCACGAATAGTCTCCATATGTAAAAAATTATTCTGCAGGTTGCACCACTGTTATCAATCTGAACAATCCGGGAATTTCAAGAATACTACGTTCCAGAACAGATACTGTAGTAGTGTCTTCAAACGTACCCGATTCTTTATTGTATCGTTTGATAGTCAGTTTCACATAAGGCACGCCTCCATCGATTTGATTCAATTCAGTACTCGATTTCGGAGAAATGGCAAATACTTTAAAATTATCAGGAACTTCTTCTTGTTTTTGAACATTTCTTTTTTGAATGTCATCTCCAAGAGTTAAATACACATTTGGATAAGTCCCGATAGCTAAATCATAAAAATCACTTCTGGTGGGACTTGTCGAGGTATACGTTTCAACAGTAATAGCCATGTTGATATTCTCCTTTAATGAGATATATACGTAAATAAAATTTTGACAATAACGCATTCAATCAAAAAACATGCTATGCTTTAAGTCATTACACGCATCATAACGGAGGTGTACACGTGGCTATTTTACGTGGTTCTTTGACGGAATGGCATAACATTTCGACCGCTGCTGAACCGATACAATTGGATGGTGTCTTCTATGAAGACATGAAATCTATTTACCTGGCCATTTTAAAAATACCATGTTTAAACGAATGGCCAGACATCCAAAAGCAAATGTATGATCACTTGGTCGATTACAACAATCCACACAACGTCCAATACGATCAACTCAAAACAAAAGTCATCGAAATTCTTTACACGCAATGGCTAAACGAAGGTTATAAAGGTTCACTTGAAACATTTACAGATTTGCTTTTCAGGTATCTTGAATTTGCTACTTGGGAAGACATGATTGCTGGTCAATCAGAAGAAAAAATAACTTCCGTTAAACTTGTTGCCGATTTCATCAAATTACACAATGATGATTTGTACAACGTTCATGTTGAACTGATGAACGAAATGGTTTTTGGTGATCCTGAACACGTAACGGAACCTGTTTTTTCATATAACAAATTTATTGGCTTACCTTTGTGTACCAATATTGCTGCTGATGGCAGTAGTCACGAAGATGTTATTTATGATGCTAAAACCAACATGAATATCATCATAATTCCATCTACAGCAATGCCTGACAAATATTCGTTCGTGCTTAGATCGATATTTTACAATGCTTCGATTGGACGTGAAAATGCTAAATTTTTATTTGATTTAAATCATAAAGATTCTTCTGTTCAAAGTGCTTCTTTAAATATACTTCAAGATTCATACAACAATCAAATCAGATTTAGATTTTCAACAACCACACAAACAAAACAATTTGTCATTAACACAAAACCGTTAATGGATGAAATCGATCCGACAAGAAGTTCTGACATTTACCTTACAACAACATTAGTCATTGACGGTTTAGACATGCACGGTTACGTCCAATTAACTGGACAGTATCAAACTATGCCAGTTGCAAGTAATATTGTACACATTTCTGCTGATAACTCTGTTACGGTTCCTACCGAAAGAATACCTCCGTACGGTGGTAAATTGTATATTAAGATTCCTAGTTTTACGGAAACCGATTCATACGAACCTTTTCTTGAATCAGTCACGTATTACAAAGAAGCATTAAAAGACGAATCTCTTATGTTCGCATTCGGCATTTTTGAATAATAAAGGAGTATGTCTCATGGCTGAAAATAACGACGATTTCAAAGAATCTTTCGGACGAATTCTTGGTTCGTTATCCGGTTGGGATCTCATAACAACACGAACTGAAGAAGGAAAAATTCCTACTTCAGATCACGAATACACAGAACAAGATTTGTTTATTCTGTTGAAAAAACTGAAAAACAATCTTGATGTAGATCATATTTTCGAAATCGAAAAATTGATTTTGGAACACATTGCGGATGAAAATAACCCTCACAAAGACGACCTCTCTAAAATGGGTACTTCGTTCATCCAAGAGTTATATAAACTTTGGTTATCCGAAGGCCATGAAGGTACTCGTGAAGAATTTTTAAAACAACTTTTTCAATACATCACCATTGCGGATATTGAAACCACACTAGAAGGTGAAGCTCTTGATCAAGTCACATCCGTTAAAGGTGTAGCAACACTTGTTCAGGTGCACAACGAAGATCCTAATGCACATCTTGCTATGTTTTCAAAACTCTTCCCTGGTGAAGAGGTTCAATCGATACCAACTTTAGGTATTCATGGTTTTATCGGTATTCCGGAATATGTCAATATCGAAAGAACCGGAACATTGAACATCATAGACAAAACAGGATTTATCAAAACACTTCCTGCAAATACACTTGATTGCGATTTCACTTTTCAAGATGGTGCTTTTCCTATCTTCGATGCCAACAAAAACTATCTTACAGACTCCGTTAATTTCAACAACACTTCGAAATACACGGTAACAAATGCTACGGTATCGAAATCAACATCTGTACCTTCCATAAAAGACCCTGACGATACGGCATGGTTTTTACAAGAAAAAGCAGGAACAAATCCACTCATTCATTCCATCAAACCTGTTACAGGAGTATCTGTAACAGCTAAAAAAACATACAACATTTCCTTTTTCTGCTATCCTGTAGCAAGAACTTGTTGTGGAATCAAAATTCCTGATGCCGTTATCAATAACAAATACAGCTTTGTCCATTTTGATTTTGAAACAGGAAATATTTTCATAAACGATACTGTCGATACAACAAAATTATCTGGTAATTTTACAAGACTTCCAAATGGATGGTATCGTTGCTGGATGACCGTAACACCTACGGCGACAACCACACTCATTCCTGAAATATATCCTTTGGATATTTACGATGGCGACTTCACATATGCTGGCGTTGCTGGTGCAGGTATGTGCATCTTCGGTATTCAAGTATCTGATGGTATTCTTCCTCCTCCGTATATCGAATCCAATGGATCAGCTGGTGTACTTAATAAAACAACCATCACTATTCCATTAAACGGTGAAGTCAACAATTGGTACAGATATGATCAAGGTACTTTTGTGACAGAAGTAACCAATGTCCCTTACGGATTTTCTCCTAGTGTTAACCACCAAATTTATACGGTTGGTAACGGTAGTACTGCTATTGCTTTTGATTGCAGATTCCCTCCGAACAATGCAGGAAGAACCTACGTCGCTTCTTATAACGACAACAACCAAAGCCTTTATGGTGTATGGTCTACAAGATGTGATAAAACACATGTAACTATTGTTCAAAGCTATAGTGGTCATGATAAAAAACATCTTTTTGGATATTACGACGATACTACCTGGTACAAACAGCAAACCGTCAAATCTCATGTCAATAAAAATTGTTCTACGTTGTATCTTGGATGCAGCAGGTACAAGAACAATTGCTTGAATGGCTATTTAAAAAGTTTTTGCTATTATCCTGCGATGTGCACCATTAACAACATTAAATTCTTCTTGGGAGAATAGCTATGGCAAATACCACTGAAGAAACTTCTAAACGATATACATTCACAGACAGTAATTGGCATAATCTCACAAGTTTATTTGGTAAAGACACTTCAATTACTTTACGAAACGATGGTGGCGATAGCATTAGTGTCTACACTACTACGGATGCAGACGAAACACCGACTGATGCATCTCTTGCTGAAAAAGCCATTGATCCGTTGGAAATTGGTGGCTTGTCGTATGAGTTGAATGTTGTTGCTCCTAACTATACATGGTGCAAAGCTGTCGAGGGGAAAGGCGAACTTCTTGTTCGTATTTTAGGTACTGTAGATCCTAGTGAAGATATTACCTTTGTTTCCAAAACACTGAATGATTTAGTTGCTGAAGTTACTGCACACATTGAAAATAAAGATAACCCTCACGATGTTAACAAAAAAGATGTAGGTTTGGGAAACATTCCAAACAGTATTTCTTCAAATACCAGTTCGAACAGCGGCAGCGTGTTGGCTACTACAGCGCTTACAGCAGCTATTAAAAAACTTATCGAAGATCATAAAGCAGATAAAGACAATCCTCATGAAGTTACAAAAGAGCAACTTGAACTTGATAATGTTGCCAACTTTCCTTTGGCAAATGAAACTGAAGCTTTATCCACAACTATCAACAATCGTCTGATGTCTCCACATTTGACAAATCTCCATCACAAATATCACGAAACCATTCCTAAAAACATTCGTGCTCAAACCGTTTTAAAAACCAAAATCATTTCAAGACCAAGCGGTTGGAGTAAATTCGATTGTTCAGTTCCTGTCGCTACAGTTGAAAAACTTTCAGCACTGTCTGTTCGTATCAATTCTTCCTTGCAAGTTGCTTTTGCTGATGAAGGAACAACCAAAGTCAGTGAAGTTTTAAGCGCCAACAAAACAGTATCTATACCAGCAAGTCCTGCTAACGGATTCTGGTATGTTGCCGTTACACTTGACGGCAGAGGCAAATTTTTGGAATTTTCTGTAACGAATACCAAACCTGATGAAGGTATGAATAAAGACGGTTACAGTGGAGACTATTTTGATGTGGCAAACAACGTCATGTACGATTATGAAGGCAATGTTATTCGTAAAGTCTATATTGCCAAGTTGTTTGTTTCTGATGAACAAATCACTTCTGTAATCAACACTCCGATTGGTTATGAATATATTCAACCTGTAACAAGTGATCAAGTTCTTGGTGGAAGAGAACTTCACATATCTCCTTTTATGGGATATTGTTACACTCAAGCTGAAGTAGAATACAATAACAATTGGGGTCCTACTGAATGGAACGACCAAATCGGTGTTAAAGCAACTCCTTACTATGGTGATACCTTAAATTATGCCGTACTGCAAAATGGTCTTATGGGTTTTCTTGCTTGCGGTAAAGAATCCGGTTCTGGTTTTGGTGCAAGTTTTACAACCATTACCACACCTATGAGAACAAGAATCGTTTTCACTAGAAAATTTTAACGCAGGACGGTAATTTCTGTGAATATTCAAGAAGACATCCCCATTTTCACATTTGAAGAAATCAGCAACCAAGCTATCGATCTTCATAGAAAAATTTATTATAGTGATTTTGATCGTATCGGACAAGAAGGCATGTTCGATGCAATCAAACGGTTATTTATTGGTCTTTTAAATACTATTATTCATACGGTAAATACATTTAAAACCAATATATTTTCGTTTTATAAAAACCTCAAACGAACGGAACTTAAATATTTCCATGAAAGCAATCGTGTCAGCATCAATCGTATTTTAAATTTCGATTATACAACACTTACGGCATTGCAGATTCCTTACCCAAAAGGTATGGTTGTTGATTATTTCACGGCAACACAAAAAGCCAATATTTGTCTTGGTACGATGAATATGGAAGAACGTTCTCGTTCCTTTGTTGAACTTGTTCGTTCCACCAAAAACAATATTCTTGCCAACAAAAACGCCAACGCAATCGCTATTTCAAATAGTACTGATCTTCCGACAATCGTTCGTACATTCCAAGAATTTAATCGTTGTTTTACCAACAAGACAACGACGACGTTGCCATTTATCAATTTGTTTCCTACAGAAACTTCGCTTAAAGATACTGATAGTTTGCTTATGACGTGCACGGAATATGAATATTCTGTAAATGCCGTTTATAAGAATATGGAAACCTGCACGGAACTTATGAATGAAATATTGTCTTATCTTGAAAAAGAAATGGGCATGTTGACCAAACAAGAATTGTTGAATCTTTCTGACGCGTGCAATTTCCTTGCTAAAATTCTTGATATGTTTGGTATTGCCATACAAGACGTAACTCGTATCGAACACAACTTTGTTGAAGTATTGACACTTATCAAGAGACAATATAACTTATAACAAAAAGTATGTACCTGGAAATCCAGGTACATACTTCCATTTATTTTGCTACAACAGTATTGTAAATAGCCGTAAGCTCTTCCGTATCGCCATTTTTAAACACGGTCATAAGTTTTTCAAGTGTTGCTTTTAACTTTTCATCATCCGTCAACTCTGTCTCAGAAGGATTCAAAATCCAATTACCATCCAAATCAGCAATATATTTATCACTCGGAGGTACACCGTTCATTTCAATATGTGTTTTTAAAAGATCTGCAGGAAGCGTATCAGGATCAGCTCTAAACCAGTCATTTGTGTGCGGAACAGCATAAACCTTCATTGTTATGGACATAATCAAACTCCTTTATTCGTCCAACCATGTGAAACGATACAATACTTCCTGTTCTCCAGGAATAGTAAGCTTTTTGATTTTCATATATTGCTTATATATGGAAGAAGAATCCGTTTTCGCAGTAGGAATTGTGAATGTAGATGTTCCATCACCAGAACCAAAATATTCACAATATCCATTAGTTGTAACGGCAGTATCGTATTCCGTTTGCGACTTGATAAGATTATTCGTTTCTGCAAATGTAAACAATTCCGGATTGTTTTCTCTGCTTAGTTCAGAACCATCAAGCAATGAATAACCGGGAGCATATGCATCCAAAGGACGAGAAACGATAGTACCTACAGGAGTAGCATCAACCATAAGAGCCGGTTCTTCATTCCATTTGGCAATTTCAAAAATAGTGAAACTTGCTTTAGTACTTACTTGCGATGAATTGATTTCAAAAACAAGATATTCGGCATTTTCAGGTGTGGAATCTACGGTCAAACTGCTTGAATAAACCATCGGATAGTTTACACTGGTGATTTCCGTACCAGATTCATTTTGAACAATTCCACCAAGAATTCCTGACAGCAAATACGAGGATGTATCAAAGAAAAGTGTACCGGATGCTGATGTTACACCAGTATCAGGAGCAACGAATTCATACATTTCACTTGTGTAAGTATGACGAACCAATGTTTCAACCGAAGAAGAACCAACCGTCAATGTTTGAGTAAGAAAAATAGAATTTCTTACAGTTGTTGCGACATCTTCTCCAGAAAGAAACATGCTTACATTTTTTAAATTGGTGATATGCTTTGAACTAAATACAATCATGTATATCCTGTTGGGATATATCATGATTCGATCGGTAAGATTGCTTGTATTATCAAGGGTCAAAGTTGCTATATAGGTCGGAGTAACTCTATTTATCTCTGTTCCGACAGTAGCCAATTTGGAATCAATAAGGGCTGATCCAGCTTTAGGGTTAAGATACGTTGTCGTGTTCGTCGCATCAGCAGCTTCCGCTTGTGTCGCCATAGAACCATTATAAACTAGAGAAAGTCCTACTTGCGTTTTCGTAACTTCGTGAGGATTATCTTTATCAGCAATGTGTGCTGCAAGATTATCCTTATTTTCTTTCATCTGTTCACGAGCTTCTGTTCTAAACGCGTAAAAATCAGTAGATAATTGTGCGTTACCACCAGTTACTGAATCAATCAAATCGTAAATAGTCTGAATATCTTGAATGTCATCAAGAAAGTGCGTATGTTTAACATTAGCTGCACCAATACTTGCTGGAGTATGTGTGTGGTTCAGTTTAGAATAGACTGCATCGTGATCATGCGTAAGCTTAGAGTATACAGTATCATGATTATGGTTGGTAGCTGCAGCACCAAGTGATTCAAGCGTATGCGTGTGATCAGCTGTGGCTGCACCTATCTGAGCAGGTGTTACGCCATGCGGGTTATTTTTATTGTTAATATGTGCCGTAATTTTTGCTGTAATATCATCGTAATCAACAAGCAAATCTTCAAGATTATCGACAGCATCTATAAGGTCTTTAGCATCTGTAATATCTTGCAGTGTGTGAGTATGATCTCTATCGGCTGCACCGATAGATATGGGAGTATGAGTATGATTTTTAGTGGCAGCGCCGATCTTATCTGGAGTAGTACCATGTGGGTTATCTTGGTCTGCAATATGTAAAGCAAGATTATCATTAACAACTTTAATAACATCATTCACATACGTCTGATACGAATTGATGATTTCATCGATACGTTGATCAAGCTGATCATTCGTAACAAAACCAGAACCACCGGAAGATAATTTTTCAGTCAGATAATCAAGATATACCTGAAAAATATTTTTAACATGGTGAATAGAAATAAGTGAAATAATAACCGTATCATTCGTTTTCATTTTGTTAACGACGAAATCCCAATACGTAATATCAGGATTATCGACTTCAACTTCGAACGAATAATCACCGGGAAGTGTGAACGTTTTTAATGTAGCACCTGTATCGTCTAGTAAAACAATTTGACCAGATGGAAGTTGATCAATAATGACATGGAAAAAATATGTTCCTTTTTTTGTAATAGCTTCGGATTTAACTCGAAGCATGGCCTGATTTGTTGTAGCACTTGTCTTACAGATATATACAGCTTTGTTATAATCAATAAAAAATCCATTAAATACCCAATTAGGATCGACGAAATATGGATCAATAATCGGATCTGACAATACAGGAACGTAGTAAATATCTTCCACTTCCTGCATCAGATTATCGACAGCTGTTTGCAGTTTGTCCTGAGCATCGCCAAGAGCTTTAGCAGAAACAAGATGATCTTGTGATCTGTCTTCATGATCATGACTGATGCTATCTACCGTAGTTCCTGAAAGAGAAAAAAGATCAGCATGAACTTCTTTAGAAACTACCGATAGTGCCGTAACTGTAGTTGGAGTAAGAGTACTTCCAGGATATTTGTCATCATCGTCAAGCGGCGACATAGAGTTAACTCCTGACCTGTTTTTAAACGATTCGGAAACATCATACTATCCGATCTCGTATATGAGAGACATGGCAAATGCCATGTCTCTCATACCTATTTGGTCAAGATACTAAAAACATACAATCAAAAACAAACTACACTTTATTCGGTTTCAGAAGTTGTTACATTTTGGGTTTCCTGACGATTCCATTTGAACGTACACAGGATGAACTTCCCAAAGCAAAGAACATCTCCCTTTTGGGATTCTTCAATTTCCTGCAGTAGCTTTTCCAAAACGGTATGATTGAATAGAATCTTCTTGTAAGAAGGATCGTAATAACTCATGAAATTATCAACTTCACGAGTACGTCCTTCATCGATCCGATGACGATACAAAAACACCTTCTTGGCAAGGTGTAAATCTTCTACGACAGAATCATTGGCAATGACAAAACTTGTTTCCGTCATCAACGATCCATCGTCCTTGTCGATGTAGTGTCTAAACAAGGTATATACAAACTCGTTTGTCTGACTAAGCTTGGTAGCATAATCAACCAACTGTTTGTGATATTCAGCAAAGCTGTTGCTGTTCAAATCATTGGAAGCCGAGAAACTTACCGTTTCTGTTGTGGATGTGTTTACCAAAGAATCATCCAGGCACTGAACCATTCTAGGGATAATCACATCAAAAATATCCGGAGTAACTCTGCTGAACGGTTCGATATATGTCGGAGTTACACAACGATACGTGAAAAGCTTGTTAAAAAGCGCCATAACAAGTCCGGGAATACCAGGGTTTCTTGCGATATCCTGATACCAATCCGTATTGTTCCTGCTAACGTCATTAGCGCTGCAAACAAGACGCAATTTCACGTCATCAAAATTCATGCTCACTGTAGAACTGTATGCTTCTTCAGGAGACGACTTTTTGATGATTTCATCAACAATATAAATGGCAGCATTGACACGACCTTTTTCGTGAGCAGCTATAGCCACATAAGAACCGGGCCACACACGAATCGTTGCGTGCAATTCATTGTAGCGTCTTTTATGAAGTGCCGAACCAGCATTGGGGCATCCGGAAGGTTTTGCAATAAGCATAGCAAGACCACGATCATGCTCAGAACCACCAAATTCAAACATGCAGTTTCGTGTACTACAAGGAAGTGTGAGCATTTCAGGGAATTGAACATCGTGACGACGAAAAGCTTGAATGATTTTCATAGCCTTGGTGTAATAAGCCGTTCGCCATGTACCGGACTGAATAGTCATAACAATTTTCCTTTTGTAAGTAAAGAGTATGTATCTTGACCTATAATGTATCGAAATACACGTTATTTCTTACAAACAAAAAAAAAAACAATAGAGAGAGGTTGCCTATGCAACCTCTCTTATTTTCATTAAGGAAGTTGTTGTATCGGAGGAAATATACGCTGAATTTTCGATGTTGTCAAATACCAAAATTCTACAGCATGCGGATTATACAAAAATTGTCCCGGAACGAAATCATCCCAAATACTTGCGCTTACATCAATTACATATGTGTCATTCGTGTTTGAAAGCTTATGTACACTCCATGAACCTGATGAACTATCTCGAATATACAAATTTCTTGCGTAGTCAAAAAAGTCTGTAACATTAAAGGTACAACCACCGTGTTGCTTATAAACTCCATAACCCAAAGATCCTTGACCAATAAATATATCCAAATCAGGATCAGATCCTAAATCAACAACTATATCAGAATCCGTAATAAATTCAGGTCTTTCATAACCAGTATCAGTAACTGCTACAGGTATATTGCACTCAGTTGTACGAGCTGTAATGGACATTTCTGTTCTTATAATTTCTACAGCTGTGTAATTACTCGATGGTGCAAATCCACCGTCAGTAGAAGCTGGAACGTGTTCTGTACCATCAGCAATGATTTTTTCATCTTCTTGTCCAAAATTGTAAACACAATACCATGTCTTATCCGAATTGGTAAGATCAGCATATCGAACAAACGATAAGGTATAATCTTTCGCAGACTCTTCATCGCGATAATACGCAGCTACAATGACATACGCTCCTGTCTGATATTCTCCATGCTTATTACTAAACCAAAATATACCTTTGTAATTAATAAAACTATCAGGACACAACAAACAAAGAAATGTTTTTGTTGCAGGAGAGTCAGTTCCTAAAAAAACCTCTTTTGTATCATCACCTAAAGAAATATTCCAATACAACAATTCCGCAGGTGCTGCATTGTTTGTATTAGGATTTGGAATATTTGTAGAATCCGTATCATCTGTAGAGTATGAACGTCTTAACCAATCAAAATATTTCGAAATGATAACAGGACTATACTTTTTGATGAATTCCTCTTTATCTGTATCAAGCATAATCCAACAATTTTCCATGATAGGAGCGAACAGACCTTTTCGATTATCTCCTGTAGAAATGCATATTTCACCAGCATTTCCTGTAGGAACTTGACTAATCGAATGTGTATGTACATCAGGTGCAGCTCCTATAATCGCTGTCGTCACACCATGCGGGTTATTTTTATTGTTAATATGTGCTGATAAATCTGTTGAAGACGCAGCACCTAAAGAACTCAATGAATGTGTATGTGTTGTTAAAGAATAAATAGCATGAAGATGATCCGCATCGGCAGCGCCGATACTTGCTGGTGTATGCGTATGATCTGCTGTTGCTGCGCCTATGGATGCAGGCGTGTGTGTGTGATTAAGTTTAGAATAAACCGTATCATGGTTGTGCGTAAGCTTAGAATACACTGAATTGTGATTGTGATCAATTGGAGAATAAACAGTATCGTGATTGTGGTATAAAGAAGCATATACATTGTCATGATTATGATCTATTAAAGCATATCTATTGTCAAAATTGAAATCTCCTTCTCCAATATCCAGATCATTCATGCTGTGTCTATGTGTTCTATCGGCTGCGCCTATGGATGCAGGCGTGTGTGTGTGATCTTCAGCAGCTGCACCCACCTCTTCAGGAGTGTGCGTATGATTTTTAGTGGCAGCGCCAATACTTGCTGGAGTATGTGTGTGATTAGCAGTAGCTGCTCCTATTTTCTCTGGAGTAGTACCATGTGGGTTATTCATGTCGTTTTCGTGTATCTTGAGCTGCTCGACAACAACCTGATCCCCATCATCTATCGTTTCCAATAACTCTGTTCTTAATTCATTGATAGCAGCTTCAAGATCTGCCATTTCGACAGATCCTCCACCGCTCATGGCTAAAATAACATTACGAACATACTCTCTGATTCTATCTGTTACGAAATAAAAACCAGCAAAAGATACGATTATTTTTTCATTCGTAAAAACATCACTTGCTTCAAAACGAAGTGTCGCAACGTCACTATTCGTTATATAAATTTCATACGAATACTTTCCAGCTTCTGTTATCTCGGCAAGCTTTGTATCAGCATTATCATACAAAATAAGTTTACCTGAATCGACTCGATCAACTTCGACAACTAAAAAATAATACCCAGGTTTTGTAAATACTGTCGAAGGAATTTTTAAATAGTTTTTTAATGCTACATCTTGAACATAAACAACTTTACCATCAGATCGTTCCCAATTTTGAATATCCCATTTACTCGATTCTTCTTGTCCAAATTGCGTTTCAATAAGCGGAAGAGTGACAACGGTATTATCAGTAAAAAAATTATTGTTCGGATCAATTTGATCAATATTTTCTTTTAATTGATTCCAAGCTTCATACAGTGCTTTAGCTGTCGTTAACGATGTTGAAGAATTTTCATTGTGATCAAGTGAAACTTCAAAAACTTCACGATCACCAAGTATAAATGATTTTGTTGATACGGAAGGAGTCGTAACTGTAGTTGGAGTAAGAGTACTTCCAGGATCAAGTTCATCGTCGTATATGCCCATACAAGGTACCTCATATTTAAAGACATGGAAACATCATACCATAAATCGAACGGTATACCGACAAAAAAAAAATAAATGTGTAAAGATATGAATGAGAGAGAACCTTAAACGGTTCTCTCTCATTCATATAACAACTACCCAAGATGCACGAAGTGATGCGCATCAGGAATATTGTTCTTGCGTCCCTGATACTTTTCATTAAACAACGCATGAAGCGTCATGCCGTTAACAATAAAAGTCATGTGTTCTTCGGTAACACGAACGGCAAATTCCACATGGTCGTGTCCATAAGAAAGAGTCTTTGCAATTTGCATTGCAATTTGCGCAGGAATCCATGATGCTTCGAAGCATTCGGAGACATTCTGCAAACGCTGTTCAAGTTCACTGTAGGAAATCGGGGTAGCCTGAGAAGCATCAAACACCAACGCGAAATCAGAAAGGCTAAAAGACATGGTTAACTCCATTATTTAAAAGGTTATTTGAAAGATTCTTATAGCTTTCTACTGTAGGAATATATATCTGTTTTACTTTCATTTACACGAAATGTATCACAAAGAAGACGGAGGAATAATCCTCCGTCTTCTCATTACTTACCTAACCATAAATCTCATCAAGCATTGCATTCGTATCACTTTCGTCATCATCGTCGCCAACGGCGTAAATATCACGAACGAATTGAGCTGGACCGTTGATATCGTCTTCAATGCCAAAATCTGTAAAAGCGTATGCAACGTATTTGTGTTTTTCAGGAGTGTTATCAACATAACGATGTTTACCACGTTGCATGGTTAAAAATTTCTTACCGCTTGCGTTTTTCTCAAGATGAATAAAAATTTCGAGATCGACTTCTTGCGATATGTCGATAGATTTAGCCGCGACTCGTGCCGAGAAATATTTTACAGCATTGTTTTTTTGACCTACAAGTTCCATCGCTTCTCGGTTAAGCTGATGTGCTGTAATAAAAAGAATGTCTTTGGCTTTGTTATAGTTACAAAGATTGTTAAAAAGCTCACCAAGAACATAAGCTGCATTGCTTTTTGAAAAATCGGTACCTGCAGCTTTTCTCATTTTTTCAGCATAATCAAGAAGACAAGCAACTACCAAATAACCTTGAGCTTCATAACTTTCAATCATCATGGCGTATTCTTCAAATCCAAAGAATCTACCTATACGACGTTCCATAATAAATTCAAAACCACGTCGTGTATAAAAATCACGAACAAAATGGATAACTTCAGAATCAGTAAGTCCTTTACACGATTTTCTATAAGTACCTTCATATGCTGTCTTATAAAGCCAATCCATATTTCTATTTGCTTCATTCTCTAACGATACAAACAAAATAAGTGGTTTTTTATTTAAAGGATTTGGTAAAAGATTTGGATCGTTGTAACAAGCAAGACCACGAGCAATCGTCATCAAAAGACCAGATTTAAAGTTATGAAGCAAAGCAAATATACAAACTGATTCTCCAAGAACAAAACCACCACGTTCTCCAAGCATCATATTCAAACCTTGAAGACCCGTCTTCAGAATACCTTTAACTTCACGATCCTTAAATTTCTGACGACCAGTCATAAGCGAATCCTCATCAGAAAAAATGATTCTTTCAATAGCTCCAGAATCCAAACGATTCGCTGTTTGTGTAATTTCAATAATTTCACGAGCAATATTAATAGCATCATTTAAATACATATCTTGCTTATCTTCATCAACACTTCCTTCATACAGATTCAGTTTGTTCCACATTCGTTTGCATTTCTTTGAAAATTTATTATAAAGAACATTGTTGGACAATTTCTTTTGAAGTCTCGACACATTCAGTTTATCATCATCTTCAACTGTCGTGAACAATGAATTAAGTGCAGAACAAAAAACATCTTCCTGCTTAATTTCATCTTTTGTCAAAAATTTCGCAAGCAAACTCATACGTTCTGCTTTAGAATCAGGCCCTACAGGAAGACGTTTCAACTGTTCAAGCAATTGAATAAAACTTCTATTCAATGTCGTGTCTTGAGAAGCATTTGTTTTTAATTCTTCCGTATACAAATTGATAAGATCATTGACCAAATCAACTGATTTTTCATCTTGTGATTTCATTAAAAGAATTGTAGCATCAATAAATGTGTCTACACTGAAAGTACTCACGTTTGTTTCCTCCGAATAGCAGTTTTAGAACATAAAATTCGGATTGGGCTTTAAATATGACACCTGTCAAAAAGTAAGAAGAGGCTTGATATAAGCCTCTTCTTCATAAAGTCATTTGTTAAATAAAGTCGATAAATACGTATGAATACCACAAAGCATACGTCTTCTAACATCTTGTGTATTTCCTAATCTAACGTAATACACAAATATTTCCCACCATGTTGCTTTAAGGTATGTAAAACTAAAAGCATCGGCACTAGCTTCTCGTGCACTATAAGAATATTGTTTTGTTGTTTCGTGTGTTTCAATGTGTCCAAATTCATGCATAAGAACCAACCAAGCTTGTCGATTTCCTTTAAGGATATCTTCATAAAGTGCGTTATAAATAATCACTATCGATGATTTTACATCTCCTTCAACTATCCAACAAAACGGTACATTACAGATTTGTCCTACTTTATACGTTGCTTCATCATCTACAATAAAAGAAGTTACAAGCAGGCGAAGATCATTTTTACACAACAATGTTTCTAATGAATAAAACTTATTGTCTTCTTTTTTGTTTTGTTTATATTCTTTAAAAGTTACCCCTTCTGATTTAAGTTTATTTGCATCAACTACGTCGTATTCGTAAAATTTAAATATGTACAATCCTTTATGTTTACAACAATATACAAACCATTTTCCAATCAATCGTAATTTATATCCAACATCAGAACATAAACTTAAACACAATAAAAACACAAATAACAGCATTTGAAGATATCCGTACTTTATATGAAACCAAACATATCTCAACATATAAAAATCCTACCTTATAGTAATAAAGTCATTCAATAGAAGAAACGTAAAGAAATTCTATGATGTTTCTTAAATCGTTCATTCAAAGAAGGTTTGTTTATGATCAAATATCTGTTTGTTAAAAATAACGCTTCTGACAAAAAACCACTTCCTTTAAACATTTCGGACATCAAACACATTCCTCTGTACGATAACCAAGATGTTTCACAGCATGAAAAATTAACCATTCTTTTTGAGCAATTCATTTTAGCTCAAAGCGTTTGTGAAATGACGCATTACGACAATCAGTTCAAAGATTATATCGATTTACTTATTAAGCTTTTTCACCAGTGCAAATTCACTGGTGAAAATTTAAACATTGGTTCTCGTGGAGAATACCTTAAGAATACTATCTTTAAATTCATGCGTGGAGAAATCTCCAATTATCAAAATATTAGAGATATTTATGAAAATGAAAACTCCATGCTTGCAAACAAGGTACGAATTCTTCCTGACAATTTCGTCATTCCGTATTTAAGAACCATTACAAAAGCACCTGATTTTCTTTATAAGGAAAAATATTACAACGCATTACTTCTTGTACCTCATATAAAGAAGCTTGATCATTCTTCCGATGTAGCTGTTTATTTTACTCCCCATACATTTACTTCGTATGATTCTAAAGAACACGTTTCTTTCAACACAGCTATTTCCAAAGGATTGACGCATCTTTTCAAAATGAACTGGTGTGGAAAATCGTGGAAACAATATGTAGACATTATACAGTCTTATCAAGCTTTTGATAAGACTACCATCGATACGAGTTTTCCTAATGCTATGTATCGAGCACTTTTTGGTGGTGACACTACATTTATTAAAGATACCAAACACAAAACCTTTTTTGTTCAATCACTTTCATATCTCCATGATAAATATGGTATGAATTTAAGTGATGTTACATCGCTTAGAATGGTTCTTGAAGGTTTTGGCTACAAGAATCTTTCATACCTAACAACAAAAAATCCTACGGTTGGCGAGGTTGAAGCACTTAAAGATTTAAGTGAATTCAAATTCTTTGAATCTCTAAGATTACGGTATGGTATGGAAGCAGCTGGTGACGATAATCCTGATGATCCACAAACCGACACGACACCGGATGATGAGGATGATCCCGACACCGATCCTGATGCTTTACCAGAAGAAGGCACCGACGATACGGAATCCACTGATGACAATTTCGATGACATGGGTGACGATACTGGTGATGATTTCGGAACAGATTCGGACACGGATAATGACGAATCTGAAAATTCGGAGAGTTCGAAGACAGACACACCTGAGGTTCCCGAAGATCCGATGACCGTCACTTTACGTGTCGTTACAACAGAAACCGCCGATAACTATTTTGAAAAAATGCGTTTATCGGACAAAATCGAAAACATGATTTCCAACCCTTCCGGAAATTTGTCGAGCGAAATCATTTCGTTTTTAACTTTGTGGGTTACGCAATGGCTCGATCTTGTTTCTGTTGAAACAACAAAAGATGTGCTTTCTAAGCTCAACCTTGCTATGGACTAAATGAAAGTTTAGATATCAACAATCTCAATCTCCGTTCTGGAGTTTTCAGATGTCTGAATACATCAACTTGGTACATGCTTTTGAAGAGCATCTTACTGATTTTGCGAAATCGAAAAATCTTAACTATGTTCCTCACGAGCAGAACACAAAAACGCTGACTATCGGTCAGCGTACTCAGTGCGGCAGAATCTACAATGCTGTGACTTCTTTCCTGAACTCCGCCAACCTTTATCGGAACAGCATGTTCTCTTATGACATTTGTCCGACTATCGGTGCTGGTCGGGAAGGTTTTGAGTGCTCGAACATCCCGGATGGTCAGCTTGAAGCTTATACCAATCCTCTTTATGATCTTTGCGTTGAATGTGGTGTTCCTAAAGAATCGATCATGGGTACCATTTCCGGTCTTGCAAACAACCTTGCCAAGTATTGCAATACCGATGTGATGACCCAGCATTTCACAAGGACTACTGCGTCCGGTCTTGAAGGTTATCGTCCTAGCGGCAGTATCTACCCTGCCGCTGCTCTTTCCGATGTCAGCTTTGACAACACCATGCCTGGCACTGAAGCTTTTGGTGCTACGGTTGATACAGTCATTCCTGACCTTAAGATGGCTCTTACCATCACCCTTTTAAAACCGTTCCGTGGCATCATGTCTCGTTTCATGCATCGTACGACAACAGCGCAATCCGTTGTTACGTACATCGTGCATAACGATGAATACTACAACCTGGTTTCTTCTCAGGATAAGTCTGCTGAAGTTCGCTATGGTTATGAGCATCGCAAGAAGCTCATCAGTCTGTATACTGATCCTCGTCCTGTTGATATGACGCTGAATCCTGTGATTCCGCTGAGGACCAACGACCTCGACGGTGATAAGGTTTATGAAGATGGTATCCTGAAGTTTGGTGCTTCCGTCAATCTTTTTGAACTTGCTGGTATTGCCAACAAGATTGGTTACGATAAGTACAACTTCACTGACCTTCTTTCTGAACGCATCATTCTCGACAAGGTGTATGTGAAGATTACGAAGGATTCCACCAACGAAATCTATAAACTGGATACTTCCACTTATCCGCAGTCTCAGCTGAACATGATGCAAACCACTCAGAATGATTCTGGTGATAAGCACACGCTGTTCAATGCGAAATTCCCGTTCAGCAAGGATTCGACAACGACTGCCGGTGCTACCAGCACCATCTTCGCTGATGTTGATCCTGCTGTTGAATACATCATCCTGACTTGCCATCTTGGTGCTCAGGTGAACATCATGACTTCCTATGCTACTGGTATCGCTTCGTACACTCTCGGCGTTGCGACCACAAGCAAGGATACTGCTGCTTCTGGTACCATCAAAACCCTTGCTGGTTCCTTGACCATCGAATTCCTTGGTTACGAATTGGATGCCAAGTACAGCGAAGAAAACCTTCGTAAGGCGAGCATGGCTGCTCGTTCGCTGACCAACGTATTCACATACGAACTTCCTCAAGGTAAGACTTGCGTTGTCGACTTCTCGATGCAGCAGAGCTTGCCTGAACACGTTCTTAACGTGGCTCAGGAAATTCAGAGCATCGGTATCGACCATCGTAACATTCAGATCTTTGAAAAGACTCTTAAGTCTGTTCACGATCGTGTCCTTAAGGAAAACAGCGATCCTGAATACATCAAGAACTTTGAAAACTACACTGTCAACTCCGCGTATGTTTCCGGTCAAAAGGTCAATCCTAATGTCGTCCTTGCGACCATCGACCTGCGCAATGTCGTGAGCATTCGTTCTTCCGATATGCTCTCTGACATTAACTCCTACTTCCTTGCTTATCTGAACAAGTCGTTGTCCATGATGCACTACAGGTCTCTCTACCTGCAGAATCTTGGCAACGGTGAAGCTCCCACCTATAAGGGTCTGACTTCGAACCTCATCCTCGAAAACCTTTTCTCTCTGCCGTGCCTCCATGCTCACTACATGCCTGAAGGTATGAATGGTGTACAGCTCTTCAAGGAAAAGAATCCTGGTGAGAATGTCGAATTCACAGCCAAGCTGTACTCCGGTACTCGCATTGAACTTATCACGACCGCGTTCGACTACATGAAGAACAAAATTATCATTGTTCCTTATCGTCCGAACGATCCGTCTTCCGACCTGAACTTTGGTCAGAACCACGATGGTGGTCAGTTCGTTGCGAACTACATGCCCACTGACGGCAACAACGCCGTCAACCGCCGTGTGTTCGTGAACTCTCGCGAATTCCCGATTATTCTTTGCCCGGTTGGTGGTATCTACACCATCGAAGGTCTTGAAACGATTCTGCCTGATATCGTCAACGAATACAAGGCTCCCACCACGATTACCTACAACCGTATCGTGTAATGTATTGTTTCAAGTAATTATCATTTGTTGAATAACGAATAATCACATACAGAAGGTACCTTAATGGTACCTTCTGTATGTGTCTCTATATGTATATGTATTTTTAAACACGACATCCTGTATATTTATTCACATGCAAAACTCATCTTATACACGACATAAAAGTTCAACCAATCAAACAAATATGGTGAAAATATATGGGAACTCCAGTTACCAGTAAACAATGGGTATCTTCTTGTTATTGTCGAGGAAAATTTCGTGATGCTTGTCTTGTCAAAGAAAAACAAGTTACTATTGATTCCGATACAAAAAAAGTACTTCATGTAAAAAATATCATTCGACCTATCGTTGATCCTAAAAGACGTGTTTTTATTACCAAGAACGAATGTCGCACTTACAAATACAAAAAAGAAACGGAACTTTTAAGTAATGTTGATACATATACTGTCTGCAACAGAACCCTTGTTGACGATCTTAAAAAGATACTTGGTTATTCAAAATACCACAGAGCGAGTCTTCGAGAACTCTGCAATTCTCCATATATCTATGGAGCGGATGTTTCCATAGAGTCGCTTGTAAGAACAGCTTATATTAAAAAAATGAAGCACCCTATTGTTCCACTTACAGTAGGAACATTTGACATTGAAACTTCAGTTCTTGGTGATGACAGAATCAATGCGGTTACTTTTATTGCCGATAAAAAAGTATATACTGCCGTACTTGATGACTTCATGTGGAAATTCGATGAACACGGCAAAAAAACAAAAGCCACAATCAAAGATATTTATTCTTTAGCGCAAGAACTTCTTAAACCCTATATCGATGAACATCAGTTTACTTTTGAAATCAAATGTTTTACTGAAGAACTCGATCTTATTCGTTGGATATTTGATAAAATTCGTGAAAAAGAGCCTGATTATATCGGCATCTGGAACTTGGGATACGACGTACCTAAAATTATAGAACGTATCAAATTTTATGGTGAAGATCCCGCCGATTATTTTTGCGATCCATCCGTTCCTAAAGATATTCGTGTATGTGAATATCGAGAAGATTTAAAACCCGTACAACACATCGTAGACAAATGGAATTGGTTTCATTGCTCAAGCAAATCGCAATTTGTTGACTTAATGCTTTTATATGCTCGCATTAGAAAAGTAAAAGCAAAAGAACCAAGTTATTCTCTTGATGCCATTACGACAAAAGTACTTGGTGTTGGTAAATTAAAGTTCACCGGCATCGGCGGCCACTACGAAATGCAGACAAAACGATTCATCGAATATGTCGTTTACAACATTTTCGACTCTATGCTTTTAACGCTTATGGAATGGAAAAACAACGACTGCACATCTTTATACTACCTTAGTGGAAATTCTCCGTTATCAGATTATGCCAAACAATCTGTAATGCTTAAAAATGCATATTCCGATTATTGCTTAAGTAAAGGTAGAGTTTTTGCCACTACTGGAAAAAACATGAAAGGTCCATACGACCATCTGTTTGAAAAAATCGGTGGTGCTGTTCTTAAAGCAGACAACACAAAAGACATTGGTGTTCATTGCATTGTGGAAAAACCCTGGTACGAAGCATTGTTAATGCTTATGTGTTCTGATGAAGACTTTTCACAAATCTATCCCTCTTTCAAATCCGGATATGGTATCTCTAAGGAAACAAAACTTGCTACTGTACTTGAAATCATCGGTTATAAGAAGATGGATGTCGAACAGCTCATGGGTGGGATAGCTAATCCCGAAGAAAATGCTGTCTGGATAGGTCATAAGTTCTTCGGACTTCCCGATTACACTGAAATGAGACAACTAGCGGAGATGCATTTTCAACACTACTAACTAAACGCATTTCGAAGGAATCGTCATGGCCGGTAAAATACAACAAAACGATACTATTAAAATTCTTTCTTTTGATCCTGGAACCACAGCTTTTGGTTGGGCTTTTTCAGAACATTCTCCAGCTACGAATTCCTTCGAAGTACAGAAATTTGGCGATATTCGAGCAACAAAAATGGCTATGCGACAAAAAGAAAATGTTCTTCGCTATGGAAAACGACTTGTTGCTTTAAATATCATTTACGACGAAGTAAAAAAACTTCTTAAGGATTTGAAACCGGATTATGTTGTTTCCGAAGATACGTTTTATAGTCACTATACTCCACAAGCATACGGACCACTTCTTCTCTGTTGTCACACTGTTGAAAACTTATTATTTAATGCTTATCACTACCCATCAACAGATCCTAATGATGTCGTCATTACAGAATCAGCAAGTGTTCTCTACAAAATTCCTCCTAAATCCATCAAATTCGTCATGTCAGGAACAGGAAAAAGTTTCAAACTTGACATGTTGTATTCGTTAGAAGAACAGATGGCTAAAGGAAGAATCACTTTTAAGCACAATAAATCGTTTGATGCTATTCGTGGAGATATGAACGAACATAGAGTTGATGCTATATCCTGTGGTTATACTTTTACACAAACCATACTTCCACAACTACAATCATAAAAAAAAAATAACGACGAATAATAAAAGAAAGATAGGGAGGATTTGATTCCTCCCTATCTTTCTTATCTATTTATTTGCGACGCTTCTTATGCTTGTGTCGCTTTTTGGTTTTGGTCATTGCACATCGTCCTCCCCCACTATCGTAGGGGAATTGTCAGCAGCACCTCCTTGTACAAACACAGGCTGAATGTTATTGACAACAAGTTGTTCAAAATTTGTTCCAGCAGGCAAAGGCTTTTCATTACTGTTTTCATTATTGCATTTGTCAATTGCATTGTTGACTATTTCCTTAAGCACTTCAGGATTTGCATTAGGAAACATTTTGGAAAATGCACAACGTATCGCATCGGCATCGGTTGCGGTTTCATTTTCTGGTTTCATAATCTGATAAGTGTCAATAAGATCTCTCATCACATCACGAATATAGAATTTCTTTTTGTCATTCTCTTCATATACCGCGAGTTGCTTATTTAACCCAAGCAACTCCATCCACACATCACCAAGAGCCAACAGCGCTGGAAGGTGTTTATCTGTTTGATAATCATACGTGTAAACATAATCACATCCAAAATGAGCATCCTCAAGACCAATAAGTCTTTCGCCTATAACGATGAGTCGTTGTGCCAGTATATTGGCTTTCTTCAACGTTATTTGTTTTCCAACAATAATCAAAGTCCCACTAATACGAATATCTCGAATATCAAGATTCGCATCTCCAAAAAGAAACGTATCAAAATAGTACGATTCGACATTTACAAGGCATGATTTTTTCATCCATACGAAATTCGTATCATACATATTGATAAGATCATTAAGCTGCGTATCTTCTGTAATGCCAGCAGAAATCTTTTTCGAAATAGACGTATATTTAGGATTGACAAACTCCATAAACAATTCTCGCGCATCTTCAAACGAAGCATGTTTAACAAGAGAAACTTTCTCCATGAAAGTATGCGCGAAATAATCAGCAAACATCTCAGCATTACGGCAACCAAACAACGGTTTATAAATCGCGGACGAATTGGACATAATACATCTCCTTGGTTAAAAGATTAACTACACAAATCAGTAAAGTAATATAGGCGTATACAGCACACAAGTGCACTCTAATGAGTGCACTTGTGTATCCGTTATCTTCTTATCAACCAATGAAAATGTTACATTGTTTTAGTTGTCAAGTTCCTTAAGAGCATCAGACAACTTCTTCATATCCTCATCCAAAATATGCTTGCTGGTTCTGACAACCATACGACCAGAACCATAGCTTACGGTTTTAAGAGAAGTTCCATCCTTCTGAGGAACAGACTTAACAGACTTTCCAGTCATGGACATCGAACCAGCATTCTTGCCTTCGGAAAAGGTAGCAATCATCTTCGCATCAGCAAGAGGCGTTCCATTGCCCTTAATGGCCTTTACGAAACGATCGCCAGTGACATCATAGATTGCCCGATACAGAAGCGTTTGCGCTTCACGATACCGGTTCTGATCTTCTGTTGACACGCCAGCAAGTTTGAAGAACTCATTGGTGTGAGAAGCATCAAACTTCAGACTCGTAAGATTGCCTTTGTTTGTTTCTTCAATATGCGTATCAACAAAAGACACGGCTTCTTCAAGGTTAGAGATCTTCTTTTCAACAACAGCATCAGTGGAATTTGCAGTGACTTCAGACATGAACATTTCCTCTTCAAGTTACGTTATAAGTTATTTGTTTTCCCTAACCAATCACAACATACTGATTGACATGTACAAATTTACATGCACAATCAGCAAATGTGTAATATATACCTGATGATTTTACGAATTAAACAATTCTATTTCTTCCAGTTCTTCAACGATATCAACGTTTGTGTCGTATGTAAAATAATCATTTAGTGCTCTAAATGTATCTTCGGACATAAGCATATAAATTTCTTCACGTGCATGATAATGCATGACTTCATCCATCAAACAAGTACAAACTTGTTCTATCCAATCGATAAAATCTTGTATTCTATCAAACTTATTATCAATTGCTGTTTCGTTCAAATACCATGATTTGGAATGTGGTATATTAAGAGAATTCAAATAAGCGCCAATAGAAACGGTTCCTAATGTTCGTTTTAACTTAAGTAAGAATTCGTGTATAACTCGTTCATTATAAATATCCAATTGATCAATACTTTCAAAATCTAATCGATATAAATGAACAACTCTTGATACAAGTCCTTGGTCAACCAATGTTCCAACAATATGAAAATCCACAGGACCCCAATCTTCACGTGTTGCACAACACAAGAATTTTCGAATCGTGGCTATAAATTTTGCCGGACATTCAGCATTAACACAGCACACTTTATCACCCAAACTAAATAAGTCACTTCCACAAACAGGACATCTGATAGGTTGACATCGAATAGCTATGATACTGTCATTAGGAGGATCAATTCTTGATAACAATACCCAATATTCGGTTTTATTTGTTTCATCAAAATAGACTTGAAATTTGTCTCGAACTTGTAAGATATCTGTATTGACGACAATATCTTCAGTCCATCCGGATTTAAACAATGTTCGTTGTGCATATCTGAATTCCGCATAAACCGTGTTATTGATATCTACTGTTGATGATATTTCTCCTATCGGATCAACAAGATATCGAACATCCAAAAGTTCGACATCACAAATCCATTTCCAATGTTTTTCAACAGTAAATGTTGGTTTGTAAATCATACTTTCACCTCTATATAAAAAATATATTTTGTTCTGTTATTACTTTAGTAATATATTCTTATAGTCGAACAGAATCTTATCATGCAAAATATAGGAAATAAGCGTTGATTAATACATTCATGTACACCACTACAGGCTTTTAAGCCTGTAGTGGTTATACGTCAATTACAGAAGCGAAATAAGCGTGTGAGATGTAATATTGTCATCATATTCAAGATTATACCAATCAACAAACTTATCGTGCACATCGTAGCAATATTCAGTTGTAATGGCAGTTCCAGACAAAGAGGACATTGTTTCAATAGCATTCATCCAGAATGCTTTATAACCAGCAAACTTGGCCATTGCTTTCTGATATTCTTTATCTGTTTCGATAACAGACTGTGCTGTCTCAAGAGCTGTTGTTGTGGTGTGCTGCTGACCAAGAATATCGGTTTCAACTTTTATTTGACTATCAAGAACGTTTTGGAAATAATCGGCAATATAACTACCGGATTCATAAACAAGAGCACGAGCTGCTGCTGCTTTTAAATTCCAATCAAGAATAGCTTGATAATCAGTAAGTCCACTGGGAAACAAATCGGAAAGAATTTTGGTTTTTAACATATTGAATCGAGCTTCGATAGCATTTTCAACAAACAACTTGGCATTTTCAGGCGTTCGCATATCTTTGAATGTGTTCGATACAAAATCGTAACGCATGTCAAATCTGGAATCGTATTTTGCCGGAGGTTGCGGGAAAACATCCCATTCACCTTGCGTTAAAAAGATATAACAAAGATTACAATACGAAGCAGGATCAGCTACAAGCGATCCATCTTCACGAATAATGATTTTAACAGTTTTCCATTCGTACGTATCTGCAAAGAACTTGCCAACCGGCACAGGACACTTCTTAGCACAATAACCAAGATTCTGTTTCTTTGCTTCAGAAATTTTGATGATATCTTTATTTACGTATTTTGTAGGATCTTCTAAACTGTATGTTTGAACCAAAAAATCGTTTTCTGTAACAAAAAGAACAAACCACTGTTTTAACAACTCTTTTTCATCATCAGTCAAATCATCAGTGTAGATCTCGTTTTTATCAATATCCAAACGATTCAACCTACCGCTATCCGTTTCCCTATAATACTCCAAAAAACCATGACACTCGAAAGGAAGTTTGATTTTCGAAAAGTCATCAAACATGTATTGAGTATTTGTGCTTTCCACGTACACCGATACATTAAGAGGAGAAAAATATCTAAACGTTGTAACAAGTTCACCAATCCGAGGATCACTAAATTCTTCCGTGGCCATAAAAACTCCTTAAAAATCAATTTATAGCAGCATAAATATGTTTGTTCAATTAAATGGTATAAATTTGAATGGTACCACCAGATGTCGCATTATTTACTGTGATATTTGTTTGTCCCCAATGTACGGCATGAGGATTGTTCTTGTTTCTAATATGCGCTTCCAAATCACCACTCACATCCGGGGGAATCGGAGGAATAACAGGAATGCTTGCTTCAACTTCATCAATCTTGGTTGACAAATTCGTTACACGACCACTCAAATTGTCGATTTGTGTCTGCAGATTTTTATCAGCAGCTTTGTATGCTGTAATGGCGTTGTTGATTTTGCTGAGTAAGTCGTCATAGTTATCTTCAACGGTTGTTGTCAAATCATCAATACGTTTTCCAAGAGCAGTATCGGCTGCGTTCATATCAGAACGCAGTTTTGTGATAAGTCCTTCAACACGAGTAATTTCACTTTTTACATATGCTTGCAAATCATCAATTTTTTTGTCAAGTCTAGCAACTTCAGTATCCACTTTATCTTCAAGTGCATCCAACATATCACATAATTTTTTGTAATAAGCATTGAGCATGTCTCGAAGATTGATAATAAACGGATGTATGACGTTTCGTACGAAACGTTGCATATTCTTATATTTAAAGGATGACATATGGTTTACTCCTACAATCGTTTTCCGACAAAACTGTCATAAAATGATTTACAATGATATTCTTTTTCCGTATTGTATATAACTATTTGTTCATTTCACAAGGTGATCTATGAAAATACTTAAAGCAAAAATACACGGACTTAATCGTTTTAAAATGATTAAATTAAATACCATAACAATTGATGCCATCAATCCTGTACAGATACTTATTGGTGATAATGGATCTGGAAAAACATCTTTGCTTAACGAATTGAATCCACTTGCTGCTATAAAATCACAATACGGTAAAACCGGATTTAAAGAACTGCATATCGAACACGACGGTATCATCTACAAAATATCTTCCAATTTTGGAAATAAGGCAAAAACACACAGTTTTATTCGTAATGGTGTCGAATTAAATCCTGGTGTTGGCACAAGTTCTATCCAAAACGAACTTGCAGCCACGTATCTTGGTTATACACAGATGGCTCACCATCTTTTACATTACACGTACAAAATGTGCAGCATGAGCAAATCGGATAGAAAAACATTTCTTTTAAATATCAATCCTGCCAATTTATCGCTAGTACTCGAATTTCACAAAGCTGTTTGTTCAAGACTTCGTGAATGTACAGGCAACATTAAAATGCTGACGGCAAGAAAACTTGATATAGAAACAAAACTTATGGATCACGTTGTTCTTAATAAAATCAAAAAAGAAAAAGAAGAACTCGAAGTCAAACTTGCTGATCTTAACAACTATATCTTCTACATCAAACAACAACTTACTCTGATTAATCAAGACATTACAAACATGGAAACTACCGGTTATGCAACAAAACGATTCGATATCAACAAAATCAAATCTTTTGAAAAACGTGTTAATCGTTTTTTGGTTTTTAACAGTCAAGATATCAACAAACAAGATACTGCTAACGAAATCAAATTGCTTGAATATGAAATTTCACATATCAAAGAACGTATTGAACAATATATAAAACAATCAACCAATCTTGTCAAAGAACTCGAAACGTACGATAAAAACATTTTAGAAATGGATTCAAATAAAGGTATAGAAACATTCAAACAAGAACTTAATGAAAAAAGACGTATTCTTAAACAATATTCTTATCTTACTTCGGATCGTATCGAATATATCCCAGAACATCAATTTACGGATCATCGTTTTTTCGTTGACGAAATCATCAACATCATCAATACGCTTCTTGATTTAAAATACAAACACATCTATCCGGAATCTGTTATCGAGAAAGTACGATTTAAAGCACAAGCGTTTGAACATGGTTATCAAACGCTTGTTTCGGAATACAATAAATTAAACGATCAAATAACCAAATGCAAAGAAGAACTTATAAAACTTCCTAAAGGCCCACAAACTTTTACAGATATGTGTAATTTGTGTGAATATAAAAACATCTATTTAGAAACGAAAAAACAATATGAAACATATTTAGAAAAATGTACAACTGTTCTTCCTTCTGTAGACAAAAATATAAAGAAAAAAGAACAAGTTCTTAAACGTTTTACTTCATTTCTCACGGAACAAAAACAATATTGGTATTTTGTAAATCAAATAAAAACAATCATTTCCAAATGTTGTTTCAAGCAACAATTTACGCACATCGTTCAACAACTTAATGAAAATCCAAATAAACTCATAGCAGATCTTCAATTCATCATAACAAATCAACAATCTCTGATTGAAAAGAAAAAACTGGAAAAAGAAATAACGGATGTTGAATACCGTATAAACGCTCTTGAAAAAACACAAACACCTGTTGTTCACATTCTTCAGGAAATGTATCTTACCAAATCCAAAGAACTTGAACAACTTCGTAAAGAAATAAGCACAGAACAAATCAAAATAGATATTCTTACAAGAAAACAAGACAAACATCACGATTTTCTTAAAATAAAAGAATCTATACAACGGCTTAAACAAACACTTAAGGATTGTGAACAATACACCATCGCTACAGCAACAAAAAAATTCATTTGTCAAATTCTCGATGAACACGTACAAGAATCTATTGTACTGAACAATCAACTTCAAGAAAAAAATGCCATTCTTAAAGAACAAGAATATCTTCATGCACGTTACACTGAAGAAATTCTTAAAATGTTGGATACTGCTATTCTTGAGAAAAAGAAATACGAAATCATCGAATGGGGTGCTTCACCATCGACAGGATTTCCACACAAACAACTTGTCGATCATATCAACATCATCATTCGAAATGTCAACGTACTCATCAACCAAGTATGGACATATCCATTAAAAATCAAAGAACTTGATGTCAATAAACCTATCGATTACACATTCACTTATGAAGCTGATGGAGTTGATATCAACGATGATATTTCATCCATGAGCAAAGCCCAACAAGCTATCACTAATCTGGCTTTCATGTTTTCATTCATCATCACGATGCGGTTGTGTGATTATCCTGTATATCTTGATGAAATCGTAGATGGTCTTGATCCTACACACGACAGAAACATTCTTGAATGGCTTCGTATCATCGTTGAAAATAAATACACCTCTCAGATGTGGCTTATCAATCACGATGCTGCGTTGTATGAAGGATTCACATCAGCAGATATTTTGTGTCTTAGAGACAACAATGTCGTAAAACCAGCTTCAGCTAACCAACACGTACAATTCAATTAAAAAAAAAATAACAACGTATTGTTTTGTATGAGAGAACCCAGTTAAGGGTTCTCTCATACATTACATTTTCATTTAAAAGACAGGATGTTCCTCATAAAATTCCAACATATTACGATAGTTACCACTATCAACATACGTAATCAGATTTTCAGCCAGCTTATCATTAGACTTGTAAAATTCATACAACGCATCTTTCCTTTCACGAATGTATTTTTTATATTCGGCTTTATCACGAAAACGAATATACACGCTGGAACAATTTGTTCTTGTCCACAAAGCATCAGCATTCGATGTGTTGGCAATCCGAATACGTATATGTCTTGACAAGTCATCAAGTGTAAACGGCAAAAGAAACGATTTCGTCAATCGACACACATATTTGCACAAATGTTCTGCTATTTCGTCATCCAAATCAGTAGTATCATAAAAACCTGATTGTATCTTCTCCTTAAGATCATCGATATCGTAACCTAAAGAACGAAGCTTTCTGCATAAGAAAGCATCCTCTTCAGTTTTCTCTTCGAGTACCGATTTAATCGATATTTTTACTTTTTGAGGAAAACCTGAACACATAAAAATGCAAGGTATACGAAGCATGAGAAAAGTGGATACTATTTGATACGCTGTAGTTTGATTATCCTCATTGTTGTCTATAGTGGACAAATCTTTGAAATTGACATCAAGAAGTTCTTTTCCTGATACCACTCCACCAATCTGCTTATATAAATCACCATCTACCAAAAGATTAAGCATATCACAAAGATAATCAACTGGTAATCTGATACAAGTATAATGCTTATCTGTTAAGAAAACCGTATCAAAACAACGACGTAAATCTTTTACAAGATATCTTTTTCTATTACGTTGTTGTTTTTTATTGTAATGAGTTTCGTCATAATCATGCAGCAATCGAGAAAGAAAATCACCAAGTTCGTTCATTAAAATTCTCCTAAAAGTTACATAACAGATAGGTTGTTCAATATGAACAACCTATCTTATTTAACACATTACTTATTTCCAAAAAGACCATACACTGTCATGAACATCATGAAATGTCGGCAAACCCAATGTTTTAAAAACACCAAATCAGGATTAAATGATTTGTGCGATGGTGATGTAATGACAGGAAGTTTGCCAAGATATTTATAAAAATCAGATTCAGAACCTCCATAATAAACAGACAGATTTTTCGTATCCAAATCAAATTTGCTGCTAACAAATCCAGTATACAATTCATCATCTCGTGTATATTTGAATTTCACAGCAAATGATTTTTCATAGAAATAACATTCGTATGCAAAAAGAGCTTCAAGGATTTTGTTTTGCGCCGCAAAACAAATGCTCAATGACGTTGATTCTTCAGTGCTATATTTTTGAATGCATTTTTGTATGTTAATGGGATAGATATTGCCAAGCTTCAACTTTTGGATATATCGTTCCAGTTCTTCTGATAAAAAATACAGTTGTCTATACTGCAAAAACCAATCTATCGGTTTTTCATATGGAATAAGTTTTTGTCTGGAGCATGCTCTTTCCACTCCAGTAAGACATTCACTTGCAAATACAGAAAGAGAAGAAGCAGACACTGTATCAAGACCTACAAAACGATACACAGAATCACGATTCATCAAAATACCTCGTATAACAATATAAATGATTTACTAACGTTACCACTGGATTATCCAGTGGTAACTTACTTCATTAATCTTTAATTGCAGCAAAGATACTGTTAAAAACAGACCAATGTGCGTGATATACCGGACGAATACCGTTTGAATATGTCATGTTCTTTGAACAATTCACTTCAAACTTGTCAGCACCAAATTTTGAGTTGACGCATACTTTCATAAGCTTCTTATCAACGGATACTTTAAACCAACCATCAGAACCTTTATATTGCGCAAATGCCGTATCCTTTGTCGGATTGTTACTTACTTGACATTTGATGTCTCCATTTGCTCCATGATTCTTTACATATTTTCCATATTCGTTGATTGCTTCAAGCGTATCTTGAATCAACTTCTCCAACTTTTCTTGCTGCATTTTAAACCCTTTTAAAATTGTTAATGTTGTCAAGTTTATCATGTTCTACATAGTTATCTACCAAAGGTTTGACATACTGAATATACAAAGGATCAGTAACATCCAAAGGATTGATATAATCAGAACGCACTCTCCGCAGTTTCTGATTATAATAGATTTCATCATTAAATCTGTTGTTAAACCTATCGTGCATCGTATTGTCGATATGAGGCGATGTACGTATCCACAACATATTGTTTTTGATGACATAATTATACCACCAACCACGAATGGTATCCACAAGACAAATACTTAAGTAATTCCATTCTGATAATTCCATTGCAACAAGTCTTTGTGTATTAACCACTCCACGAACAGTTACACGATGATATATTTGCAGACATCTGCTGTGTACCTGATTATCTATTTTTGGTAAAAAACCTTTACCACATGTATACATATACGGTAGTTCTTTCTCATGAAGATCTTTTGTCACTGATTTAAAAAATTCCGTATACCGATAATCATGATCGTTAAGTAAATCTTTCAAACCACATCTTTGTAAAATTTCAGGAAAATAACACAAATGAACAATGTTTTCAAAATCAAGCATACAAAAACTCCTTAGTCATTTAAAGGTTAAAAGAACATGTCCACAATCTAGTAATATATTCGTACATTATTTTTGAATCTTTGATAATTTTGTCAATGGCACAATCATAGGAATAAACGTATCTATCACTGTTCCAAAAATAGTAACTCTTGTTGATTTATAACAAAGATAAAATGGACTGATATAAAAAAGTCCAGGTCGATAATCAGCATAATCCACACGCTTTTTCTGGAAATATACTTTAAGAGAAGCAGCATCCTGTGAACGATATTCCGCATAAAACGCAGAATACGACTTGGTTCTCCATTCACATTCTTCAGGGATATACAAATTTTTCATAAACAATTGTTCTTTAGAACATTCGACATAAGGACCACGTTTTCCGATAACTATACGAAGATATCCGTTTATTATTTCCGTTCCTTCTGAAGAATAAAATATACGATTGCAAGAACTGTCTACGGGCCATGCTTTTAAACGAGCACGATAATCTGTAGCCATAACCATAACCCTTCCACAAAGGAGTTAAATATGTATAGTCCAGTAGAAACGGCTCTACGTACTATTTATCACAATATCCCTGTAGAAATATTAAATTTATGTTTTCAACCTGAAGAAAACCGTGTCAGTCTTGACGATCTTATTCACGAACGTGTTATCGTTGATAGAGTTATGCACGATTTAAACGTAGTAGCTGGCAAAATCACACAGATTCTTTTAACTCCACAGATGATCAAACCAGCTGATATGCCAAATCCTGGCATTTACGGTATGAGTACGGCACATGCCATTTATACCATTCCTCCGGAATTACGTGAATATAAAAACATTGCCAGTGTCATCAGTATCAGATATCCTTATGTACAATACGATGGCGTAACTGTTCCCTCCATGTATACAGGTTCTTATAGCAGTCAAAATAACGTTGGTTCTCTTGCTTGTCAGGTTATGGACAGTTACACGTTCGCAAGTGCAACGCCTATGCCTACACCAATCAACCTTATGGGTCATCAGATTAAACTGACACCTATAAGTTTTGCTACAGCTCAAAACAGTCAATGGATTTTAAATTGCAGATTAGCTTACGATGAGGAATTCTCCAACTTAAACAATCAAGCCTTTATGTCATTTGCTGAATTGTGTCTTTGTGCAACAAAAGCTTACATCTGGACAAAGTTACGAATCCAAATCGAATCTGAAGTAACCATGTCTGGTCAAGCATTTGGTGTTATTAAAGAAATAGTTGATTCGTATGCTGATCAACAAGACAAATACGTCGAATTAAGAAATCAGGTTCAAGGTGCTGCTACAAGTCTTGATCCTGAAGAACTTCAACGCACGCTTATCGAATACGTTTAAAAAAAAAAATAACATCGAACATACATAAGGTACTCCTGGAATTTCCAGGAGTACCTATATATTCATACGTTATTTCTTTTTCTTGGTATCTTTTTCTTCCCACTGACGATAACAAATAGCTTCTATTTGTCCTTCATGAGGAAATCTGTCTTTTTCATTTTCTTTTAATGTTTTAATGCATCTTGAAATGAAATCATTTTTCTCTTCATCTTTTCTAGGCTTTGGCAACGGCATCAATTTCTTCCTTCTTTGTTTTCATTAAAAGTGCAGCACCTTCCGTAAGTACAGGCCCTAGAACTTCTTCTGTAAAAAATTGTTGTTCGCTTACAATATCAGGATGTATTTTCATCACCTTAGGTTTTTCTTCACAATGTTCTTCAGTAAAACCTAATTTACAAATGAGCAATGGAATTTCATTTCCATATTCAGGCGATACTTTTTTAGCGTATGCTGTAATACTGTTATTAAGTGATCGCTCGTTTCGAGTATGACCTCCAGAATATGTTCTATCAACACAAAACACACCATACAATTGGTATTCTTCAAGTTGTATTCGTTGTGTCTCTTCATTAAAATTATCAGGTGTACTGTTAAGATACGGCATAGTGAATATGTCGTACATCGTAGAACCGTTTTTAAGTTTTAAAAGTTTGTCCATTCGACTGCACATGTTAAGCAAACAATGAAAATCGTACGATATTTTTTCATGCTTAGCTCCTGTAATCATTTCTTTCGTCAGGTTCCAAGGATTGTATACGACCACGGTTCCTTGAGCCAGAAGCCTTTCTGTGAAATTCTGCATCAGTTTCTACCTCTATCTCAGGATTTTTTCCATCGTACAGTTGGCGATAAAGAGCACCTGTGCGTTTTTCTGAAATGATATTTTCCAATAAAGTTTGAATGTAAGGAACATAATACGACCATTCATTGTCCAACTTGATATGGATACACACATTAGGTTCACTCGAATCTATCGTCGTGATATCCATGTCTGTGATATGGGTACCTGCTGGTTTGTACGGAATATTTTGTGCTAAACAATTCCAGTACGTTTGAAATTTGTCTTGTATATCCATAAGTGAAAAATGTTGAGCACTAAACTCTGTAGCACACTGCAAAAGACTTGAAAGAAAAAGTCCTTCAGATCGAAAATCTTCGTCTGAACCATCAAACGCACTACCAAATTCTACATCGATTATGTATTCACTATCCGGATGTGTAAAAGCCACAATATCAACATTATCCCAATCAGGCTGGTTGTTCTCACCAGTCACATCAAAAACACAAAACAGTGCTTTATTTCCACCTGACAATAAAGCCAATTCATTTTCTTTCAAGAATAAACGAAACAACTTCGTTCTGTATTTTTTATCAATCGCCTCATCACAAAAAACAACATGATGTACGTGACTATCTTTTTCTTCAGTATAAACAGCCATCCATACATATTGATTACCATCTTTTTCAAAAATCATAACGAACTCTCTTTGTGAACACCAGTGTCCTATATAGGACACTGGTGTTATGTTACATTTTACAGATTTCTAGCAAGGAAAGCAAAACCATAAGCACTCGGAAGCCAGATATTCTTACCAGCTTTGGTATTTAAAATGTGAGAAACCTGATACACTTCTCGGTCATAAATGTTACCGATACTGGAAATGGTTTCAGTCACACTGATGGTGTTGCCAGTAAGAGCATCATCAATGATGTCATAAAGAACTTGAATATCTGCGGTAGAGTCCGCAATGATACTCCAGTATTTCTCCATAATAGAGAAATCTTTTTGTTCGTTTAAAGTGAGTGCGATACCAAGACCAATCGTATTCATTTCCTTAATGTACACGTGCTTCTTGTATGTATGAATATTCCACACATCAGGACTATCCTGAAGTGTGTATCTTCTTATGCAAGAAATCGGAACAATCTCTTTTGTATCCGATACGGTGCACATATACGTTTCACTGAAAATGCACGGTTTGTCAAGATTTAATTCGCAACAATCCCATTTTCTATCTACGGTATCCATAAACTGTTTTACCTGATCTTCCGTAAGTACAGAAGAATCGTAATACATATTCACAGATACGTCAAAATTGTTTGTTTTAAAACCTTTGTTCTCATAGCGATAAGTAATCGCAGTAACGGAACAAGGACCATACTCAGTACTGTCAATGACTTTATGCATGTGTCATATCCTTTTTAAAAGGTTGATATCAGCATAAAATCTGACCGTTCATATCGAATCAATCAACTTACTATGCTCCTTTTTTAAAATCGTGAAAGGCGATCGAATACAAAATGAAAAATAGGTTCTATTATTTTTCTATTAAAATAGACCGTATGAAAATCTGCGGAAATCTCCATGAGATCAGGATAATCAGACAATGAAATTGTGTATCGTATATCTTCATTATCTTGCGAGTCATCATCTTCTAACGTATATGTTTTATCATAACCAGTGTAATTAGAAAACAATGCAAGATCCTGATACTCAGAACATCTTCCAGTATGAATATCCCAATACGCTATGCAAAAACCCTGTCCTTTATAGCAAGATAAAATATTGATAGTCATAGCCTGTATCAAAGTACGAACAAACACATTAAGCTGGTGTTGTTTTTGATCAATGTCGAAGTCGTGACATAATCCGCTGTTCCTGAAACAATCGATATTCTGATTTCTTACATAAGCAGCGTAGCCTACATAATTGATGACATTGTACCGTTCCTTTTCTTTATCCCATCTTAAGACAAATCCATAAGCAACTGCTTCGTCTTTCAAAATAATCGGCACATTGATGCAATGCTCACGAATTGTTGGTAAAATAACATTGATGGCTTCATCCTCATTTTTAAATATCCTGTGGTCATAATACACCATGAAAGAATCGGCATGTGTGTGAATGTTGTTAAGACCATAACAACAAATAACATACGTATACATCTTGTCATCCATCTGATAATCAAACATCGTTCGTTCTCCATAGTAAGGGTTAAAATTTTTAAGTAAGGAGAGGAACATTCCTCTCCTTACTTTACATCAAATATTACTTAACCGTTACGATTTGTTTATAGTTGTCACCAACATACTGGAATTCAAATTCTTTGACTTCACTAGTTGCTTTATCCGGAAGGAGTTTGACCGTTATCGTATCAAGTTCATGATCATGTCTTGACAGGAACTGTTTGAATTCAAGAGGAGATACTGTATCTCCAGTTTCAAGACATCCTTCCCACATGCGAAGACATTTCAAGAAATCCGTTTTGATGAAATGAAGATCCCAACCATCAAAAGAACCAGCAATCGTTTTATTTTTAACGATTCTGATAAGCCCTATACGTTCTTCAGTACTGCTTGGCGAATAGATAAACGTTTCGTCACAACCATACGTCAGAATTTCACGAGTGCACATGGCATCAGATCCATTTTCGTAAAAGCGATATATGACGGTAATTCTATTCGCGTTTTTAGCACCCTTCCAACGAGGTCTCTGCAAGATAGGCCCCATATGCCATTTGGAACGATTGACAATAGTCTTCGTATATTCAGCAACAAAGCACTCTTGCAATCGTTTATAAGCTTCATCATTTGCTTTTTGACTTTGCTCCAAGAGGTTCCGCAAATTGTAACCATACGGGAATTGGTTTATATGACATTCGTGTCCTTTAAAGCATCCAGTTTCTTTAGGTTCTTCACCAGAACAAATCACCAATTCATCATCAATACCTAATTTAATCTCTCCAGAAGTCACATCAGTACGTTCTTTCTTGACAGTCTTTTTCTCTTCTTTCATAACAATGCTCCATAAATAAGTACAAGGTTACATGACACCAATGAAGTAATATAGTTCTATTTTACGATTGATTCACAACACATTCTCCACTGTTAAAGATATTGCATAGATCGTATAATGACGTACAAAATAAAGGCGATACTCATACTTGCTATGGTTGCCGGTCTTACGGATTCACCAGTGTTTGTAATAAAGTACACAACACTTCTTTTAATCGTTAAAATGTCTTCATCACTTACACGAGAAGAAGAATAAAGATTAATTGTTTTTGTTAAAATATCACCTTTCGATTTCATGTTTGTTTTCATCAAAATACAAAACCGATACGTTTTCTGAATAAGTTCCGTAATAAGAAGTTCTGCACCAACATAAATAAGTGCATTTTCATCCTTACGATTTCGTATAGTTTTTTTACTATCGCCAGAATCAAACTGCAACTGAGCGTTTTCTGTAAATGCATAAAGAACACGTCTGAACATATCCTGATTAATAGCTGTAAATTTGTTGCTAAGTGCTGTAATAAGTTCATCATCAACAAATCGTGAGGGTGTCTGAATTTGTTGAAGCATTTGTGCTATCATGTTGTCAAGCGTATTTGTTGTTGCTGTGATGACTTTTTCACCATCGACTTCATCAACCAAGTTATAACTACGAATCTCATTATTCCAATCTTTATTTTTGTAATATTCTTGCGTTACCAATTTTACTTTTTGACGAATACGAGATTGAATATCAGAAAGAACATAAATGATGGCTTGATCATCTTTAAATGTTTCAAGTGTTTTTCTATGAATCGATTCAGGACTATAAATATCTCTGGATCGTACTTCAATAACTTCTTTCCATGTTCCATATTTGACGATATCGTAACGAGCAGTTAAATCCTTAATCGTGGCATCCATAACTTCTTTATCAGCACCAAATTTATAATAGTGCTGTACAAGAGAAGTGAAGAATTTATATTGTAACATTTTAAAAAGAGAAAGCAATGCTCTTTCTTTCAATTCTTCTTTTAACGAAGATGTAATGACTCTATATGCTGTAAAAACAATCATGTAGTTATACGGATCATTCACCACAGTCCAATTAGGATCAATCAAAGGATGATCTTTAAGTATACTTTTAATCTTTTCACAATCAAGTTCCAATAAAGAAAAAAACAAACTGTTCTCAACATTTGTAAAATAAATGGGATACACGCCAAGAAGATATGAATTCAAAGCAAGACTGTGTTCGTTTTTCGTTTCAAACATAACACAATATTCGACCAATCGATTAACAAATTCTGCTGTTATAGGCGTGTTGATTTCAGGAATATTTGAAAAGCTGGTAAACAGTATATGCGTACTCATGAAGTTTATCTCCTTAATATGAAGTTCATACCATTCGTTTCAAAATACAAAGAAAGAGGTGTAGGAATTTCCTACACCTCTTCGTATAAAAAAGAATCTATTGCAATTTCGTCAAAGTAAGACGAGTTATCACAGAAATATCAAAAAGATTCAGATCATAAGAACTCTGTCGAAATACACCATTTTTGTCAACGTGTATCAAACCAAGAACACCATCGATGATACCAGAATACGCATCGAATTTCAATTCGTTGATGGAAAGATAATGAGTCTCTCCAGCAAACGAAATCAAACTTCCATACGTATCACGATACTTCACACCTTCCAAAACCCGCATTTTCATATCGTCAGATGTTATTCTGATATCAGGTTTTTTCAACGTATAGTGATGTATATACGATCTTGTTTCATTGGAAAATTCATCAAACACCAAATCATAACGATTTACAGGACGAGAAATGCTTGCACTAAACACCTTGCCATCTTTACCATCATCTTCTTTAAAATACATGTAATTAAGTACAAACCACAAAAGTTCCTTTTCACGATTATACGCAACATATCTATCAGAAAGAATTACTTCAATACCTTCAAAATCGACACTCATTTTGCACGGAACATATCGGACACGAGACAATTTGTCTTTAAGTTCCGGTAAAGATATTATTTTATCAAGTCCCTCTAAACCCTTGATTTTGTAATTGATAGATCCGCATTTTTCAAATGTATCATAAACATTTCCAACAATATCGCTACCATCAGACGGTGAAGAAGAAACAGACAAAGGAATATTTTTAACAAGTGTAACATGTAAAGCATCTACAGGTATGTACGCAAAACACACATCAGCATTCATAACCAAACAAACTCCATTAATTCGTTGTATACCGATTAATCACAAATGCAAGATCGCAAAAAGCTTCGATCTTTCCAGTAACAACCTGAAAAACAGTGTTTTTCTCAGAAAGCATATCTACATACAAATCCCCACTTAAATAATTAAAACTTACTTTACCAAAATACATGTCGATACCGTTATGTCCATCATAGTTAAACAATTTATGATGGATGTATTCACCAGCATTACAAATGACATCGAGCGTCACTTTCTTAAAATCATCATACGTTGATGAGATCTTGGTGGATGCACTTGGAACAAAAACATCGCAACCAGGCAACACTCTGCTTGTAAAAGAAGGATCGTCAGTACGATGAAAATAGATGGTTTCCTCATACGGTTTATACGACACGGTATCCACAGATTCAGCCATATCCACACAATTTTGTGCTATCGTTTCATTGCAAAAAATACCATCAGTACTGTAGATGCCAAATTCATGAGGATAACCCCAATACGTGATGGCAAGTTTATCAAGTGTCAGCGTACACGGAACATATTCCGTAGGTGCTTTAAGATCATCTCGTTCATATCGAAACGTTTCGATATTTCTATCAACAAATCCTGTATTTCTTAAAATGGAATACAGGTTCAGTTCATAACCATACGAATTTTGATACATCCGTGCGTTATAACTGCAAAATAAACGAGAATCCTTATCTTTTGGTAAATAAGCCATAAAAATCTTACGTTTCATACTACAAATCCTTGTTAAGCGATTTGAAATCGACTCGTTCAATACGTATTTTTTGATGCATAGTCAAATCTTTAATTACTGCATTTTTGTGTACATAAAGTTCAATATGAAAACAACAATCAAGATAAGAAAACCACAATTTCTTGACAAATAGATCTTGTTGATGTACCAACGAATTCGTTCCAGGTTCTATAGTTACTATCAACGCATCATCAACCTGTTTCACTTTATCACTCAAACAAAGTGAAAATCGTGATACCGGATGTTCAAAATGCTGCTCATTACGTTCCCCATATACATCTGATAAATACGTTTTTCTTAAACAATGCAAAGCTTGTTTTCTTGACTGTAAAGTAAAGAGAAGCACATTCTTGTGTTTCCCAAGAAAAGACGGCATTTCTTCAAATAGCAAAGTAAGCGTACAAGGAACCAAATCAACATACTTCTGAGACTCTGTTTGAACAGCTTCATAAAGTTCTTTACGTTTCATTTCATCCAAATCAAAAACATCCGTATACTCATCCACCACTTCAGCAAACGTCTTATCAGCCAAAAGATATTTTTTCAGATAATCAACAGGACTGAATGTAAAATGCTTAAAAACATACCCTGAAGGACTTACATCGTCATCTTCTTTGTAAGATTTATCAAGCGGCACGCCAGTAAGATATAAAAGAACATCGTTCTGTTTTTTAGGCATCGGAAAAAGAAAACGATGCGAACACACTTCGTTTCCTTCACATGAAACATATTCATTCATGATTTTCATGCTCCCATTCTTTAAAATACGTATACACGCAATCATCTAAAGGCACACGAAGAAGTTTAAGATGTACCATCGCTGTGATTTCGATATTCTCAGGATTGATATCAGGATGCGGTTTTACACCTAAAAAGAGATGACCAGCTTCATTCACTGTAAGAGCACTTACTTCATACGTAATAAATCCAGGAAGAATGTATCTCTCTTTTCTTTTCGTAGCTTTAAATCCATATGTTTCCATACGTGTGGAAGCAGTTGTATATTCGCGATATGAAGAAAGATCAGTCTCACATCCAACTACTTTATTAACATCAGGAAATTTGTGAAGTTCGTTAACGATGCGAGGATGATTCAAAAACATGCTTTCTTTTTCCCAATAATTCAAAACACCACGAGATTTAAAAAGATTCCTTGTCTCGATACGTATAGATTCAACAGAAAAATCAGCGATGGAACATTCAGCAAGTTCACTTCTTTTATGCTCAACAAGCATCTTCTTAAAGTCAGATTCACCAATATATTTGGGATAAAATTCTTTCAAATACTCATCAGGACAAAAAGGTTCTGTAACATGGAATCTGTACTCAGTAAGACGCATCAATGTTCTTCCTATGAACCTATACATGTCATCATCACCCCCGATAGTGGGATGTTCAAACAAGACAGGGAAAGAAACATTCTTGCATGTCTGTCTGGGGTATCTTGTATCTTTGCCACTTGAAAAATACGACACCAGATGAACCTTTCTGTAATCATGTTCGTTGAACATACTCATCTCTCCTTATTAATAAGTTATACTCTCTGGAAAAATAACGACACATCAACAAAAACTTCACAACGATTGATGAAGTTATTAAGATCCAAAAACTTTGTAAAGAACGTCAAACCATCTTTATCAACACAAATAGGTGGAATAGTAACAGAAACATTCCCACAAGCAAATGCAGGTATCTTTGGTTCTATCATAAACCAACAACATGGACTATAGTTTTCACACGCATCTCTCCTCATCCACGCATCCCAAACAACAATATTCTTGTTTTTGTAGTGCGAATATGTATCATCAATCGAATACTTGGCCTTTTTGGTACACAATCTCAGTACATTATTTAATTTATCAATGAAAGATACATCGAATACAAATCTGATTTTCCTAACTGTAACACCAACGATACGAACTTCTTTATAATACTTTCCATGACATTCATAAATTTCATTTAAAAAAGCTTGTTTGTCTTTGATACGACGAACAGTCATGATGTTATCAAGAACATTTCTATCACATACGTTCGTATCAAGAACACCTTTATCACGAAGATAATCTACAATACGAATTTCATTTCGTTGTATGATTTTATCAGTACGATACGTGTATGTTTCTTTTACAGGTATACAAACTTTATGTAAATGAATAAAATCATGACAACCAAGAGCATTTGAATAAACAAAATGTGTTTCATTCATCTTACAAAAAATACCTCATATTTCTCCTTAAAGTTAAAATAATTTTTTATTTATAAAAGTTTACAATCAAAATAAAGTCTCATATCAAGAAAAATATCACACGCTTTTATATATTCACAAGGTAATGACAAATCACAAGTTAAACTTCCATCAAGATAACCACTAATGGAAGGTATTTCAACTTTGATTTTACCACGTAAAAATACTTCTTTTTGAGGATGATAAATGAACCAAAAATCTTTATCACAATAAGGTACGACATCCCTTTTAAACTGTTCATCATCACAAACAAGACTTGTACTACTATCATCATCACAATGCGTAAACGTATCGTTGACACTACATTGAACTTGTCTTGTGCATAAACGATGAATGGTATTTAAGCGTTTAAACTCATCCATATGAAAATCAAATCGACTACAATGAATCCATAACTTGGTAAACTTGATTTCACGATAATAATCAAGATGACATTTTTCTATATATTCACGAAAATGAGAAGCATCATCATCTTTTAATTGATGAATCAAAACAAGTTTATCAAGATTGTCATCATCACAAATAGAAGTATCGATACCTCCACAATGACGAAGATAATCGATGATATTAACACGATAAGAACAATGTTTTACATTATTAGCAGTATCATACTCTTTAACAGTTACAGATAAAGGAACATGATTTAAATCAATGTAATCATCATAAACACACATTCGTTTATAAATGGTATCATGAGTATCATGCGAATTATCAAGATAACGAAGTCTACTATTCAATCTTTCAGAATTTAAATACATGAAGTGTGTCTTATTCATCTTACAAGATACTCCATCGTTTTTTTTTAACAACGTTATGAAATAGTCAGCATTTGTAAGGAATAAAAACAATGTTTGCACAAAATTCGCGGCCCCAGCCAGGGAGTCGCTTCGCTATCGTTTTTCATGAGTGTAACGTTGATATGATGCAATGTATGATTCATCTCTTTATGTTAGTGTTTTTCACACTACACAGGGCATAGCCATAATAAATTGTTGTTATGTTTTAAGTTACAACACAATGTGTTCTTATCATTCATCTTCATGCACTTGCAAATAACCTCACGGATACCATGTTCACTGCGAAAGTAGCGTCAAGCGAATTGTATGCAGTGAACATGTGTATTCCAAGGTATTCACGTAAGTATTAAGATGCTTGTCTTTGAAAACGAAGTTATAGAGCCACACCGAACCGTCAGAGTTCGGTTATGGCTTATGATGAAATAAAATAATCCTGTTTTTGTATTTATTATTTTTTATGAAAAAATGATCTCTTGTAAAAAGATCTTTATAGAAAATGAAAAATAATTTATTTGTAATTTTTAACATGAAAGTTTATAATTATATAGATCAGTCCAATCTCCTTGCCGAGCGAGTCTTACGAGCGAAGGTGAGCGGAGGGGCGAGCATAGCGAGAACCCAAGCGCATCCTCTGCCGGGATGCTAGGGGTATGGGATGGGGGTTTTAGGGGGAAGGGTTTTAACAAATATTATATTCAAAACATGTTAAAAAATAATTTAATAAGAAAAATAAAAAGAATTGTATATTTTCAGAATATTCTGAAAATATATCAGTTATAGTTTTGTGATATCAATATACATGAATTTTGTTTATATTTGCTTTCTTATGAATGAAATATATAGTTAGGTATATTTCTTCATCTAGAAAAAGATCTTGTCTTAAAACGAATATATATGCTGATTATTATATACAGATAAAACAAACATCTTGCTTCATGCATAGAGACACATCTAAAGAAATGTTCTCATTTGTTTTATTTGTGATCCTCCGAAGGGTAGAGAGTGGAAGTTGTGGGGCATGCGAGAGGGGAGAAGACTCTCCCCTCTCCGATGATGTTTATTTTTTTTTTATTATTGTTTATTGTGTATTTTAAAACACAACATGCTGTATTGTATACAGGAACAACGAATGAAAGATAACTTTAGTTCGGTGTTGATTGTGTGAGCCACTGGCAATAAGGATACCTCCCCCCGCTGATTGACTCCTCCATTCCTTATTCCCAATGATGGTTTACAAAAACAATTATCATCGAATGAATATATTCGTAAAGCAAACAACTTTCTTTTGTATTGCTGCTTATTGTTGCTGCCATTGCCCTGTGCAAAAGAAAGAACGAGTTATCGTTGATGTTTGGGTACGTCTATAGAAAAAAGTTTCTTCTTCGTTGTTCCTGTGTTTTAATTCCTCCGGTGATGCAGTGGTGCAAGAAGTTACTCTCTAGTGGGATATCCCACTAGAGAGTGCTTTATTCTCTTAATAACTCATTCCAAAATTGGCTTTAAATATAGCTTCAAGATAGTTCTTGTTTTTAACGATATTGTTTTCAGGAACACTTTTGGTATTCAATTGTTCAACTGAAATAGGTGTGGAATCAAAAACATCAGGATCTATTTTTTCTTTAAGATTGCCAAGTTCTATTTCAAGAAGTCTACGCATTCGAGGATTAAAAGTATTGTCAAGTGTACGTTCAAGATCTTGAATTTGATTATAGAGTTGTTGTTGAGATTCTTTATGCATCGGATCGATATTTGTTCCTTTTTCAGTTACATCGCATAAAAAAGCACTGTTGTCACAATCATAAAGATGGAGATTCTTTCCAAAATAAACAAAATAGCAGGCGAGCAGATAGGCAATTACGGTATCATCATGACCAGAAGATGTATGGTCAACTCTACCGTTTTTCATGGTAAGACTTGACAGTTCTGAAATGAGTGAAATATCTCGTATTCTTGTGAAGTTGGTTTTTGCTGTACGTAAAAGAGTTGATTTGTAAAGAATATCACGAGCGTTGTTGCCTGCTCCTGAAGTTGTAAATCCTAAATATTTTTTAACAATGCCATCAAGAATAGTTGGATCGTACGTATCTATGGAAGCAAAGTTTTTTTGTTCCCTGTTTTGAAATACTTCATTGTAGATTCTGGTAAAAGGATTGATTCCTTTTTTACGAAGTTCCATGCAGATGATTTGAATAAGCATGGAAGCTGTCGATCGTCGTTCTGGAACGAGGATACTTTTTGGATGATCGATCATAAATCGAGCAAGGTTCAATGCAAGTTTCACTAAGTCGGCATCGTTACAACGAGCAGTACAAACAACACCCATATCCGTAGAATCTATCATAACAACAGATGTAAAGTCTTTACCGATGTTTTCTGATGTATCGAGTCCGATAATAATGTTTCTGCTTTTATAGGAATTCTTAAATAAAGCATCGGGATGAATATACCATTTGAAGATATAACCATCAAGAATTTCATCATAGACAGAATCCATTTCACTGGCTTTTATTTTCTTTAAAAGATCAGCGGAAATGATGGCGTTTTCATTACCACTTGTCCAAATATTAAGATAGTCACGATCGATAAGTGTTGGATCTGAAGAAGCGTTGACTTTGGTTAAGACTTCTTCTTTGAACCATTCGTGTGTTTTTCCAAGTTGAAGATAAGAAAAAACGCCATAAATCATGTTGTTTGAAGAGTTCTTTTTAACAAGATTCCAAAGTTCATCACGGTTTTTGCAATCGTATAAAATTTCTTTAAATACCAAACAAGAATCGACGATGTTTTTAACAAACCGACCATCTTCAGAATCAAGTCTTCCTGCTGTAGTTGTTAAGATATTGGTATAGGGAAGACCTTTCTTTTTAGCTTGTTCTGCAGCTTTAAGCGTTGAACCCATAAGAACAGGATAGGTTATTCTGAAGTTGGCAACATAAGGACATTCGTCGAGATTGTTGACAGGTGTTGTATCACCACGACCCAAGTTTTCAGCACCAGCGTAATCCATACGTCCTACTTTGGCTCTGTAAGCTGTATTTCTTGCGCTATAGGTGATCATCGTATCGTTGTCTTTATCACGAATTTTATCAAGATTTAAGAGATATTGAGGTATTCCATCACGAATACGTTTCATAGCAGTCAAGTTATCGAGTCTGTTGGTATGTCCTTTTGTAAGTAATGTGATGGAGAAATTTTTACACATGAAGTATATGAGATGCGAAAGGATGGCCACAGTGGACATTGTTTTGCCGCACTGACGAGGCATGGTTAAGAATACATCAATATTGTTATAAAAACACCATGCAAGCATCAGATTGGCACGATTCAATATAAAAGGAACCGGATCACCTTGACCAGGTATCGTGATGATTTCTCTAAAATAATACCAAGGATTCATAGCGCATTCAGCTGCTATAAGCGAAGCAAGTTCAACACTAGGGTCATTAAGTTTTTTCACATTGATGTTCTTTAGTTCTTTGTGATACAATCCTAAGAAAAAAAGATTGTTTTGTATTCCCATTTTTTTCAGAACAAAGTGCATGTGTTTAAACGAACTATTTGTCGTTGTCGTGTGTATATAGGCACCTTGCTCGTAAATATCATCTTTATACAAAAGCATACACGATATTCTCCTTTCGTCAATAAGCACTAGGGAACATTGTGTTCCCTAGTGTGAATATTTTTTTAGTTAGTGTTGATTTTTCTGTGAATATCTTTCAAATCATTAAACGTGATGTTGACATAACGGTTTGTCAAAAGAAGATCGTCGTATTGTTTTTCAGTGAGAATATTTTTCTCGATACCTGTTTTGAAAATGTATTCGAAATAATGTCTCCACATTTCAGCGGATTTTAACGAGTGTTCAACACCAATAAAGGTAAGTGTCCCATAAGGAGAAATCCACATTTCATCACCAAAAAGCCAAAGTTCAGATTCAAGCATACCGCATCTGCCAGTAGCATACGTAATGACTTTAGCTTCACACTTTTGAATAGCATCGATGATTCCGTGCAGATAGAATCCAGGATACAAATCATTGATGAGACTGCCAAGATGAATGATAACTTCACTGGTACTTGGCAGACAAGAAAGGAACATGGCAAGTTTGTTTTGATAAACAGGATGTTCGATTTGTGTTTCAGCAGTAATGTAAATTCGGAATCTGTTGTTGTCGTTTGTATATACGATAAGTTGCAGACCACGTTGTTGCTGTTGTGGTGTTCCCATAACAGTATTACCCAACGTGTTGTAACGAATAGGAGGATTGAATGGTTTTGTTTGAAGTTGAAGACCATTTAAAGCTTCCACAGCAGTAGCTGTTTCACTATTAACGGTACTTTCGTATACTTCATCAGGTGTTGTTGCATTTTCTACAAAATCGTTACGAGTTTCATTGGGATTTTCTTCAGTATCTGGATTTTCTTGTTGCCTGGCATGATCTTCCAATCGTTTGATCATTTCAGGAGCAGTAATCCAGACAGCTTCTGTCACGTCGGTACAAATCTTATCGATTTCTTGTTGTGTGATGTGACCTTTATCAAGAGAGTGCTTGAGTAAAACATCACGCACGTAACTGATTTGAATATCAGCATTTTTCCAAATAGCGACACTGTTGCCGCCATCCATGTGACTGGACATATGCCACATGAATGTTGCGAGAGGAGAAACTTTGCATATCTTGCCGGAAGACCAGATAAGAGAACCAGCCGAAGCACAAAGACCGATAGCATCGGTTATCGTTGTACCAACACAATCTCTGATGTATGTCGAAAGAATAACGCCAGTGTGAATATATCCACCAGGACTATCGATTTCAATTATAATGGAATCTTTTTCAGTCATAGTGGAGAGACATTCAAGAAGATCGAGATATTTGTCGATATCTTCAATAGTGTCTTTTATAATGGTTTTAAAATGTTTTCCACCTTCAGTATCTTCACCAAGAAATTCAATAGGACAATAAGGAACATTGTTGAATTTGGCAAGATAGTTTACATTGGCACCACTTTCACCGGTTTGTTCTTCAACAAGAGGACCATTGACAGGATGATAGAATTGTTCAGTTGCTGTAAAAAGTTGTTCGTGTTTTTCACGAATAAACAGCGGTTCGTGTGTCGTACCGATTTTTTGATATTTTTGATTAAGTTTGTTTAAATTCATAAGAAATTTCCTTTTATTATCGGCTTAAAAGCGCATGTGTGAGAGATTTCTTATTCCCATCGTTATCGAAGAAAGTTCCAGAACCTCTAACGTAACTTCCACGTTTCAAATCATTGAATGTGACATCTTGAATACCGAAGATATTCAAAATCTCATCATCAGAGAACGATTCGAGTGCTACGCGTTGTCCATCTTTAAACAACATATCAGGTGTGATTTCTCTGACATATTCGTTGTAGGATTCTTTAGCAGGAGAGAACCATTTACTTGCTTGCAAGTATCCGGGCATTCCTACAAAATCAAAAGTTACCAGACGAATAACTGTACGATACGGGCATTTTAATTTGTTGTCGTATTTTTGTGTGATAAGACTGCGTAAGGAGAAAGCAGTATTTTCATATTTGCTAAGTAAAGATTTTTCAAGAAGCGAACCGTACTTGCCACTTGGTTTGATTTCAGCGAAGATAGGAATACCACCAGTGGGAAGAGGATCGCCTGTAAATAAACGTCTGATGTGATGACTAATCCTATCTTCCAAGATGATGTCGATTCGTTCAATAGGTGCGTCATACGGAGGATGACCCCATTCACCATAAAGATTTCCTTCCACAAGAGCTTTATGGAAAATAGTATCATTGTTGATTTGTTTTACGATGGAATCGACATCGTACATCGGCCCGTTACGGGATTTTTCACCAAGTACGGCGACACATACCGTGTAATAACCATCATCATCAGGACGTAAAGCTTTCAAGGTATTTCCATCAATGTTGTCAAGAACGGATACGCTGAAGAAAACTTTATTAGTGTTCATCAAACTATTATTTCTGTTAGGAATATTCATATATAAATCCTTATAAAGATTTAAATTTTTTAACTACGTAAAATATCTTCCATCTCATGGTGTTCGTGAGATGTATTAACTATAGCTGAGTTAATGCCGTCAGGAAGATAAGAACCAATAAGTTTGGTTGTTGTTGAGTCAGTACCATAACCAATATTTCTAAATCCAATCCATGCCGGAGGTGTTTTCATATCCGTATAACGATAACGGATATTGAGATCTTTACGATTTCTTGCATTATGAGCATTGATAAGTTCAATAGATGCGTGTTTTACACCAACGTCAAAATTGCATACATCTTGAGATTTGTCAAAGATAAAAGCTGAATCGTTGTACGATATGAAATTAGGAATGTTGCCATTCATGTAAAATTCAACAAAAAGAACATACGCAATAAAAGCTTGTCGTAAAATACTTTTTGAGGTAATAAAAATGTCACCAGTTTGATATTCGCATACCAGATAATCGATTTCGTTTTCGGTTAACTTGTATGTTTTACTTGGTTGTGTATTGATGATGGCAGGAAGAAAATAACCATACTCTTCTTCACTATCATCAAATTTCATAGAAAAAATAGCCAAGGTAGTCACAGTATCACTGACTACTAAACAATTGTGAACTTCATAACGTCTTGGAATTTTGATAGTAAGTTTTTTTCCAATAAAAAAATACGATTGATCTACAAGTTTAAAATATTTTTTAATAGATTTTTCCATCGTTATCCGCCTATCATAGTTACAACGTAAATGTCATTATCGTTATAATTCACAAATCTATTCTTTGTATGAAGACAACGATGCGTTTCTATCGCATATTGTCTTCCATACAATCCAGCGGTCGAATCGTCGAGTCGCATGATTGATGGGATAGGTTGAAGATAGAAATCAGTTGTTGATGTGTACGGTACTCTGGTGCTATCAAGAAAAGATTGTGTTGTTTGATCGAAGATAAGACCGTTTACATTGGCTGTTGTTGTGTATAAAGTATCTGTGTAATTTTGGGCATGTACTTTTTTAATGAAGATATTTGGGTTTTTCACAATCAAGAAAAAAGCACCATAATGAGAATCTTCAAACATCGTTGTTGTGATATAATCTTTTAATTGATAATCGGTAACAATGATAGAGGTTCCATCGACAAAGTGATTCGTACGGAAATCTTGCTTGAGCATTGCTATGTGTAAAGGTAATTTTTGTGGAGATATTGTAACGGTGCGTTTTGATGTTATCCAGGTATCGTTCGGCCAGAATAAAGTATTAAGTACAACAGGAAAAACTGTTGCGTTGGTAAGATCGATATCTTCCGGTAAATAAAATTCAATATCAGCATCCCAAGTTGGAATAGTTTTGTTTGTTTTGACTTTGTAAGAACATTTTGAAAAAGGAACAATATCGATACCGCCAAGTTCTCCAAAATCAAGTAATGTGATATTGGGTTCCTTATTTTCAGTGGTGTCGTGCATGAATTTAGTACCATCTTTAATGTACAGTTCATCTTTATAGATGATAGGTCTTGAAATAAGACCATTGATGGTGACAAGACAATTTTTAAAATCTACAGACAAGTCTTCATTAAGTTTGGTAACAACAAGATCCGTAAGTCGCCAACGAAATCGTGAGATATTTCTTTCTTCAGGAGATTGAATTGATGTAAAGGCCACATCGAAATCTTCACTTGGAAGCAATTGGTATGAGATAAGAGCTTTTTGAGGATTTTCAAAATCTGGAACACTAGCTGCGTAAGAATCAACAAGAACATTTGTTAACGATTGTTTCACTTCATCCCAGGTAGAACATTTTCCAATAGGTGTTTCCACCAAAAGCATGGAATAATGAACAGTTAAGATAGTATCAGGATCGTCATCTTTGGCTACAGCCAAGTAATACGTTGTAGCCAGATCATGATCTTCCTTGACTTTATCTGGTGTTGTGTCTTGTAAATCTATATATTCGATATCTTTGCAGTGTTGTTTATATAAATGTTTTATCAGCATGATTGGATACTCCTTGTTGTAAAAAGAACTTGCTCGGTTGAGTGAACCGTAAAATCATACCATTTAAAAGGAAAACAGATGGCCATTTACGAAGCATATTACGGCGATATTTTCGCTATAAATGTCGATGTCTTAGTTAATCCAGTCAATACCGTAGGTGTCATGGGTAAAGGTTTAGCAAAACAATTTAAAGAAAGATATCCTGATATGTTTGAAGATTATGTCAGGATCTGTAGAAAAGGATTTGACATTGGTCAATTACATGTCTATCATGTTTCTATGGATAAAACAATTATTAATTTTCCAACGAAGAAACATTGGAAAGATCCTTCAAGTTATGACTATATTGAGGCAGGTCTAAAACAATTAACAAGGTATCTTAATAAAAATCCTGTTGAAACTATTGTTATTCCTCCCCTTGGTTGTGGTCTCGGTGGACTTGATTTTAATATAGTCAATAAAATGATATCGAATATATTGATTCCTGCAACACCACGAAAACTTATTGTGTATGTCGTACAACAATAAACGATATAGGAACTATCTGACTGGGTTTTTCCCAGTCAGATAGTTTTATTGTTAGTTAAAGAACCAATGTGTTTTTTTTTGTATGAAGTTTTGATATTGTTTATAAACATACATGTACCATTACTATCCTTGAACAAATGCTTTGGCTGTGATTGTTCCGGGAAATATCGCGTTACCTTCGCTATCCATAAGGTAGAGAGTTTTGACTTTATTTCCCGAATGATTGTATTGTTTAAATACGATAGGCTCTGTTCCATTATCGTGAGTTGCTATTTCTAAATATCCCGAATCAGGTACAGCATCGTTTGTTGTTCCTTCTTCAACTAAATAATACAGTCCTATGGTTGCCCAATCTGATAATGTAGTTGAATCTCCTGATGGATTGCCGTAACTATTGTTTCTAAGATGAAAAACACCATCAAATTGACTATAAATTCCACTGGTTTTTGCAATCGGTACCGTAATGTTTTTTGTACCGTCAAAGGCAACTCCGTTGATATTTCTTGCTGTGGCAAGTTTGGTTGTTGTTCCTGAATTGCCAGGAATATCGATAACTTCTTTTGGAAATGCACTGGGAAACATAAGGCATACCTCTTTTTAGTTAAACATGAATAAAATAATGTGCTTAACATTATATCTATTAGGAGAAGAACATGTCTGTAATGTACAACAACAAATCATGCAATGTCTACTATGTAAATGGGGGGGGGGGTAATTCACGCGAGGCGTATCAAATTCTGATAAACAACCAGAAGGTCTGGAATTACTCATTTGTAGGAGATGGCAATTGGTCTCAATGCTCAGCTGATTGTGGCGGAGGCATCCAGTACCAAGGAGCTATCTGCAGACGC